GAAACTCTGTTTAAGATTGCTGCTGCAACTCCATACTCATCATCAGTTTTACGTTGTGCTTCACCACTCACACCATATGCTAGGTCTCTAAACTGTTTTGCAGTCAGATTTAGAGATTCAACTTCTCCACCCTGAGAATATCCCATTCTTGCTGCTTCTGCTTGTCTCATAGCAGTCAACCCAGGATTCTTACGGGTTGCAGGAGTATCATACGGGGTAACAAATGCACCACCACTTGACTTCTGTGACACATACTCTGTGCCATGACCAATAAATGATACGCTTTTACCACCATTAAGTGATACAGGATAACCAGACTGAGGTCCAGATATCCATCCGCCCTGTGCCATCTGTGGCAATGCTAAAGCAGCAGCGGTAACTAAACCACCTGCTGCTCTTCCTTTTCTTCTACCTGGAATACGCAATGGATTTCCTCTTTTCGTTACGAATTTAACTAATGCTTTGACTGCTGCTGTAATACCTTTAGCAACTTTGACAGGATTTAGTAACCATTTTAGACCCTTTAAACCGATGAAGATGGATCCAACGCCTAAAAGTGCTTGACCAAACCCAACAAGTCGATCCATCCAAGATGAATCGTCGCTAAGTAACTTATATAGTCCATCAATTGTATTGGTAACTCCAAAACTTGCCCAGTCCCATATGAACTTACCAAACTTTGCCAATACTTCTAGAGCACCTGCAACCTTCTGTTGATTTTCTTCTTTACTCAACCATGTCAAAACAGGAAGAACTACAAATGCTTTGAATAGGTTACCGAGTAGTCCTAATAGACCTGATAAGAATCCACCACCAGTTTTTACAAATCCTTTTGCAAGTGATCCTAGTATACCACCACCTTTCTTACTTTTCCCATACTTGGGATCCATCTTGGGTTTATTTTTATTCGCAGTTTCAAGACGATCTAATTCTATTTGCTTGAGGTCACCAACAATCTTGTTGATACCATTGAGAGTGGAACCTAAATTATTAACTGCTTTAGTAGTTGCATTCAGACCTCTTGCAGTCTCATACCCAGTAGGATCTTTCTTCTTTTCTCTTGCATCAGGTTCTTTAACGGTTACTAATTTGTAAACGTTAATCTTGATTCCTTTTTGTACTGCTGCTTTTGCCATTATAAGCGTCTAGAAGTTACTGAAGAGATTGATGCAGTGTCACCATCGCCACTATTTATTGGTACTAGCATAGGCATAGGTGCTAACTGTTGAATTACCATTGGTACCACGATTGCTTCTGCCATTTCTTTAGCAATTGATATTTCCTCTGATAGTTTAGAGGAAGCAATACGTTTTACTGCACTAATAGAACCTACTAAACCACCTGCTGCTTTACTATACTTCGCTAACTTCTCTGACATACTCATGTTTGCAAATGCTTCATACTCTTCCATAGGAACTTCACGATCATTAATATATCCTTTGCCAGTTTCTATATCAAAACGACCTGAAACTTTACCTTTTGGATCGGTCATTGAACCTTGACCTGCATAGTTACTCTGGTCCTTATACATTTCTGTTGCACCTTTCATATCACCTGTCACTCCCTTCATAATCGCGCCAAACCCAGGCAATACCTGAGAGAATGCTTGATCAATAAACTTCTTAATTCCACCTAGACCCATTTTGTTAACTACTTTTTCTTCAGTCTGTTGAAATTCAGGAATAAAGTCACGAAGGAACATATAAGCATCGCCTGCATAGGATGCTGCAATCGCAGCAAGACCTGGTGCTGCACCTACACCTGTTACTGTTGCTAATTCTCCCGTAAACTGGATTGCACCCGAACCGCCTTCAATCAAAGCACCAAGAGTATCACCCTGTGACAGACGTTGATAAGCAAATAAGAAGTTTGCAATACTACCAACCAAGGGTAAGAAACTCGTTGCTCTTGCTCCTATCTTAGAACCCCCCTTAGCAATGTCACCGATACCATTGATGCCTAACTTCTTCAAGACCCCAGGTGCCTTATCCATTCCAGGCATTGACATCAACGTCTTTTTAAAATTACCTATTATAGGGGTGACTGCAGCAGAAATACCATCAAAGAATGGTTTGAACTTGTTATAAAGTCTACCAAGAACCTGCTCTTGTGCAAACTTACCAAGTTTATTGAATCCCTTACCAACATTCTCCGTGAGTGAGTTGATCATGCCTTTGGCACCATCCAGTGCTGCTGCACTAGCACGCCTCGCTCTACCATATTGGTTACCAATCTGCTCACCCAGAACTTCTAGAGCATCTCCGATCTGTTTATCAAGACCTTTTATTCCTGAATAAAGTCTTTTCCCTTGTGATAGACCAAAATCTAACCCTTGCTTTCCGAGGTTTTTACCTCGTGTCATCATCCTACTAAAGAACCCAGGTTTTTTTGGTACTAGTTTTGCAGCATCCGCTGCTGCTCCTGCTGTTTGCGTAAATGCTTTTACTGCCTTATTTGCCTGTTTAATATCACCAGTCTCTCGCAGTGTTTTCGCAAAGAGTTCTGCTGCATCATCAGCACCATCAGCCATGAGCATTGCATATCTTTTTCCTGCTGCCTTACCGAACTGTTCTCCTAACTCTTTGACTGTTTTCTGCGTCCGCATTGCACGCTTAACATCCTTAGCAGTGTCTACAGTATCAGCAACATCTTCTGCAGTGTTGAAAAAATCCCTAACCATCCCAACACCTTCAAGCAATAATGTCATGCCAGTGATGGCACCGATTATCTTACCAAGTCCAATGAGTCTCTCTGAAATAGTAGATTCCTTCCCAACAACTTGCCCAACAGTGTCCATGACACTGCCAACAATCATCGACCCAAACTGATAGAGTTTCTTGAAGACAAACGATGTCTTTTCAAGAAAAACTTTTATCTCTTTACTTTTCTTTGGGTCTGATAGGTAGAGAAGAATGTTGGCGAAGATTGCCTTAGCAGCAATTTTCATCAACAGACCACCAATAGGACTTAAGAATCCCGCTAAGAATCCAAAGAAACCATTCTTTAAACCAAATGCTTTTTTTAAAAGACCACCTTTAGGTTTCTTTTTAATTTCCTTTTTAAACTCTCCATCGACCTTTCCCTTTTCAATACTCTTACCTTCTTGCAACTCCTCTGCTTGATTATCCCTTTCTCTTTGTAACTTTCTACGCTGCGCTTTCTCTATCTCAGTTTCAGTTCTTTTAAATGCAGTATTGATTTTTGCAATGTCACTTAATGTAGTCGCTAGACTTTGAGTACTAGCACCAACACGATTAACAGCAAGCAGTTGTTTTCTCGCAGCAATTCCTCCAGAGGATCTTACAGATCTTCCACCTGGATTTACAAACTTGTATGCTACGATTTTTGCCACTGCTATTGTTTCTCCTTCATTCTACGTTCCTCTGCTTTGAGGTGGTTGATAAGCATGTCGCAATAGATTTCCTTTTCCCATGGCAAAAGGTTGTCTATATGTTCGATGTTCCACTTGTGGTGGTGCATCAGTGCAAAGTTACCCTCATAGTATGATTGTAGATTAGTATGAAGTAGGGCTAACCGAAAAAACTTGCTAGTCCTTCCAGTACTACGTCACTTTCTACTTCAGTTTTGGGATTAACAACCTTCACTGTGTGAGTTAACTTAGGCATAGTGTCAAAGAAATCTTGAATCTTTGCAAACTGCCCACTATTCATATCATCAAAGAATGCAAGGATCTCTTCCTGAGGAACGTCTTTACATTCATAAACCTGATTAGGATCTTGAATAGTTTTCACACATGCTGCTGCCATCTGAAAAACTTCTTCCACACCAATGTTTTGATCGGTGAAGTTTAATTTCACAAACATATCCAGACTTGGATATCCCATTTCAACAGCGCACTCATCAGTCAGTTGAACAGTAGATTTATGTCCCCTAGTTTTCTTGACTTTGATCTGATCAAGAGGAATCTTGACCTTGACCTGAGTCTCTTCGTCGTCAGGGCAGTTGACTAATACTTCAACTTCTTCACCAACAGACTTAGTTCTAATCTGTAAGAATAAAAACTCGATGTCAAAGGTTGCTAAATCATCTACAGAATCTAGATCTGTACATGAAGAAATAATATCTTTGATTGCATCGATGATCTCTGACTGATTGCCAGTCTCAGTTGCGACTAATAATAACTTTTCTTCTTTAACAAGGAAAGGTCTATAGTTCACAGTCCTACCGTCAGACGGTAGTTTCAATTTGTACTTAGGTACATTTAGCTTAGGTAATGCCATAAGGTGTAGTTCACTTCATGTTTTTATTTAGTCAGGTTAGCGAGGACCTGTATATGAACCATCAAATGAAATGGGTTGACCAGTGTCACTTCTGTATGTAACACCTGATACTGTATATGTTTGTCCGCTGTATTGTGGTCTCGTATTAACTGTAGTATTGCCACTGGTTTCACCAGCAACAAAAGTATCACCAATCGAACCAGGAACAGTGATTTGATTTCTCAATCCAGGATCAGAGAATGCATCTGCAGAGTAGAATCTATATCTCTCGTAATAGAATCCCATGGTCAATGACATGATTTGATTCTGTTCATTGTTCAACTGAATAGATCCAATGTTATATGGGAATACATTTTGCATCTCCCAACAACCAGTAAGAACGTTTCGTGCTGTTTGTGTCTCCCACTTATAAACTCTTACCCTAGGAGAACAATACTCTTGATAGAAATCTACCATCTGATTGGAATCTCTAGAGATTCTATTAACCCATGTTTCAAATATAGATCTTGTGTATTGAGATGCAGGAACTAGAAACTCCATCTGCATCTGACTAAATGCTTGGTTGGTTGCGTATCTTACTGACGCACCTGGAGGTTGAAACTGACCAGTAGTAATCTGTCTGCTAGGTAAACTTACACTTTTTGCATAGTAATCTAGTAAGTTTGCAGGAAGTTTTGTTTCGAGTTGTAAATTATCTGACTGAGATTTACCACCGACACTCTTTGATAAAAGAATAGGAGGTGATGCGAAGTTGACTGAATACTTATTAAGAGTAGACGGACGCATCGTCTCGTCTTTAAGCATCGTCTCCATGAACGCACCAACACCACCACCAACACTGGCGACGGGTCTTGCATTTTCTTTGTTGGGGATTGCCATTAGACTTTAAGTTCTTTTTCGGTGATTAACATAAACTCCCAAGAGTTATCTTTACAAAATTCAGTTGCTGCTTTCCATTTTGCTCTGTTAACAGCATAGGTAACAACTTCATTTATATATCGTTTGGTATGTCGTTTTTGTGTTTTGGGTTCAAGTGTCTGTCTGAATGGTTTAACTTCAACTAGATACTTCTTACCCTTAACCTTTACATAAAAATCAGGAAAGTACCTGTGTTTTCTACCATCGACAGGGGAAACATAGGGGATAATAATCTCTTCACTACCCCATTCAGTTACAGATGATGTGACGTCACACCATTTCATGAATTTGTACTCCCACGATGACCTATAAATAATATTGTTAGGGTCACCCTTGTACTTTCGAGGGAAACTAGGACGATATTTTCCTTGATACCTCATAAATATAATATATGTACTCTTTTATTTAGGTCGAATGGCGAACACAAGCACATTAAGATATCCAATTTCCCCTGTCGTTGATAGAGCAAACGATGAACCGTTCCCTACTGAAGCAGTAGATTATATTCACATTCAAAGATCAAGAATTAAGTATAATGATACTGGTGGCGGTTATAAAGGCATGAATATGCCAGGGAGTGAATCAAATTTAAAGAGAGATCCTACTTCAGTGTATCTTGCGATGCCTAAAAACATCTCAACTGCATACCAAGCATCATATGCTAAAGTTAATATGGGTGTTGCAGGTGCCATGGCAAGTACTATGATCAACCCAGGTGGAATAACTTTTGATGGCGCAGCAAAATCAATCTCAGATGCTGCAACGACTGCAACACCAGAACTAGCAGCATCAACAATCGCAGGTTCAGTAAGTAGTTTAAACCAACTTATTGGTGGTGAAGGAAATGTTTCTGCAAGTGATCTTCTTGCTGTTGGTCAAGGTAGAGTATTCAACCCCTTTGCTGAACAAATTTTTAAAGAAATGCAGTTTAGAACTCATTCGTTCTCCTTTAAATTATTCTCTCGTTCACTGAATGAAGCAAAAGAAATACACAATATTATTACTTACCTTAAAACAGGTGCTGCACCTAGACTTAAAGGTATAGACGAGAAGGAAATGTTTGGATTCTTAAAGGGTGGTAAGACATTTACATCAACTGCAACCACTGGTGCTCTTGCTGCTAATAGATTTTTTGAGATTCCTGATAAGTATGAACTTAGATTTGTCAGATACGATCCAGAAGCAGATACTATCTCAGAAGCAGGTGGATTACACTTTAAAATAAAACCATCAGTTTGCACTAGTATTAACGTCAATTATACTCCTGATGGGCAGTATTCTTCTTTCCAAACCGTTGATCAAGGTGCAGTATCAGTTCCTGCCATTCAACTTGATATGCAGTTTACCGAAACTTCTGTTATCAATCAAGGTTCTATCGCACAAGGTTTCTAATGTCTTATTTTTCTTATTTTCCAAATGTATATGTAGGAGAAGGCATCTCCGATAGTGAGAACTATAAGTATCGTTTGGTCAAAAATATCTTTAGAAGAGTAAAGGTAAGAGAGGATCTTGACCAGTATGTTACTCAGTTTGAGGCATATGAACTCAGAGTTAATGACACACCTGAGAGTCTTGCAAGAAATTTTCTAGGTGATGGACATTTGGATTGGGTCATCCTAATGGTAAATAATATCACAGACTTCTACGACCACTGGCCAAAGACTGATTATGATTTGCAGAAATACATCAGTTCAGTGTATTCAGATTCTAATGGCATTCACCACTACGAAACGAATGAAGTATTAGATGGTGATATTGTAGTAACAAAGAAAGGTATTGAAGTATTAGAAAATTATAGAACTACCATGTTAGATGGAACTTCACTTACTGCAGAACAATCTAGATACCCTGTGACTAACTATGAACATGAAGTTTTTCTTAATGAGTTAAAGAGACAAATTATAATCCCAACCTCAGGTCTTGCAGACATGATGGTTGAAGAGATTACAGAACAAGTATCATACGATCCTCATCCAGAACTAGATGATGTAAACAATAAGAAAACCCCACTGTCTATTGCAGCGAGGTTCATTGATATTGCAGGTTTTGTTACTGCTAGTGTGTCTAGACAGTCGGCAGCAACGAGTGCAACTACATTTGATTACGGTCCTTCTTCTACTGCGAGCACAGCAGGCAGTGTTGGAGTTGCTACATCTACCACCGCTACAACTACAACGACTACAGATACTACAACAACTGATACAACTAGCACTAGTTCGAGTTCTTCAAGCAGCAGTTCTAGTTCCTCTAGTTCCTCTGGTTCGTCTGGTTCCTCTGGCGGTTACTAATCATCCATATAGATGTTGATTGTGATCTTTACGAGGTGGACTATACTTCACCTTTCGTTTTACTTTTACAACCTTATAGATTGCTAGAAGTTTTTCAGTGCTAATCATTCTCCTAACCTATGGATAACTGGTTTTTCATGAAGCAAAACCTTATAAAGTTTTGGTTTCTCTGCTGCTGATACAGGTATAAATTCTACATCTGGTTTGAATAAATCATCACGTTGTGCTTGATTAATTACTATAGATCCACCCTCTCCAGACACAGATCTATGGTATGTGTTAGTAGGAATGATCAGTGCACCAGAGTGAACGTCTAGATGTACAATGTGATATGGATATTTCCACTCAAAGTTTACAAGTTCAAAAGTTCTCTGTCCAGATAGAACACGGTTGTAATCTACCTGATGATAATGTATATAAAACTGTTTTGCACCTACCATGTCATCGGGAGGTGATACTGCAGCACCTGTGTGTACTACAAGATCACTAGCATTTGATTCCTCTACAGATATATCGTAGAAGATAACATCTTCTGTCTCACGAAACACTCTGTGCTTTTTATACTGTACGTCACTCATGAAAAAACTAAAGGGGTCAAATTTTTGGCGGGATTTTTTTGGGCGATATTTTGAAACTAAAAGTCATTTTCGGATTACGACTACATCACCTTCGTCATCGTCATCCTCTTCATCATCTTCTTCGTATCCTCTGAAGACTAGCAACTCCTCTCCATTCTGTACGTCTGACATCTCAGGGTGTACATTTGTTTTCTGTACTGGTTTGTTAAACTCTTCTAGTGTAGTAGTCATCATCTTAAACATAAAAGCAAACGATGCACCTGCTATCAAAGCAAAGCAAATAAAATAGATACCGACTTGAAGATCACTCATCGTTGGAAAATTTTTTGTATTGGAACTTGTCTAATTAAGTCTAGTTTATCTATGATGCCATCCTCAATCTTGTCAACAACATTAACATCGATACCCATGAATGGTGGGATGATTCCTAAAATGCGAAGGAGTCCATCCAGAAACAATGCTAAGGTTGTGAACCCTAGAATCATAGAGATGACTGTAGCATCTCTATTGTGTTTCCGCATGGACTCTTCATCTATTCTCCGTGCCTCATCTACCGCTTCCTTAATGAGTTTGTCAACTTCATCTTTAGTATAGCAGTGCTCTGGTTTAATCTCAGAGAATCGATGTGACATTTTTTAACCTCCGTCTATTTGGCAACCAGTCATTGCCCCTCCGACAACACCAAGGGGAATGGACCAGATTAAAGCATCGTTTTCGGAGATTGCTGCTGCTCCTAGACCACCTAGTAATCCTCCAATCACTGTACCGTCTGAACAATCGTTCGTATCAGGTGTAGGTTGACGTCTGGGATGTGAGTCGTAGTATCTACGTCTCTTACATGGAACCTCTACATCATAAGACTCAGAAAAGATCTGACCCCTAGGACTTGGGTTACCAAGTGACCTTGGAGGACGATATACTTCTTCGTAGATCGTCTTAGTGCAAACCTCATCACGATAGACGTGACTATGACGACGGTGCCCTGCCTCAGCAGGGACCGACATCGAGGTTGCCACTACGATAGCAGCAAGGATGGTTTTCATTCTTCTTCAGCGAGTTTAGAGAAGTAAGACAAAGCATCTTCTTCTGTATCTACAGGAGTGGAAGCAACTGCTTTCTCACGAAAGTCATTCACCTCTGTACCCCAAGATGGAGTTGTGTTGCGTGCTCCAAGTCCTTCAGACTCATCCTCAAGGGACTCATCAACAGGTTTTGGTGCTGCAGTTAACTGTAGGACAAGACTGAGACGCTCTTTAAGTTTTTCATATGACTTAAAGTTCTTAGGTGATTCAAAGTCAGCAAGAGAATATGCTTGCTTCCAAAGAGACTCAAGTTTAGCATCGTCATCAAGAAGGGCACCAGGTGCTGCGAACTCTGACTTATCATAGTTCCAGTAACCATCGACCTTACGAATCTTCAACTTGAAGTTCGCTCCTTCCCAGAAGTTGAAAGGATCAAGAGGTTGCTCGTCTGCAAATGCAGGTTGCATTGCTTCAACAAGTTTGTCAAAAATCTTCTTACCATACTTATACAAGAAGACCCTACCCTCGTTCTCAGGGTGTGTAGGATCAGACACAACATAGATGTTACTGTAGTAAGATAACTTACGTTTCTGTGCCCTTGCTTGTGCACGTTGTGGAGATCCTTCTCCACCTGCGTTCCAAAGTTCTGTATTATACTCAGAGACAGGATCTTGCTTACCAAGAGTAGTCAAAGAGTTTTCGATGTACCATTGCCCACCAGGTCCTTTGAATGCATGACTCCACACTTTTGCAAATGGAATCTCTTCACTGTCAGGTGCAGGTAGGAATCGGATAACAGCATAACCGTTACCTGATTTGTCGAGTTCTGGTTTCCAAAGACGGTCATCTACATTGGATGAACTCTGTTGAGGTTGATTGAGTTTCTCAATCTCCTGTGTTAGTTTTGCAAGTGTGTTACCAGTTGCAGATGCTTTCTTTAATGATGCGAAAGACATAGTGTATTCTCCGTATTGTTTGGATTTGGTTTTTGTACTACTGAGTTATCGTAGCATACTATTTAGGGTCTGTCAAGTTCTTGTTGTGCTGCTTGTTCGAGTGTCACAACCATTGCATCCATGCAGTCCATCAGGTCCTCGTACCCGAATGCTTTAGTTAACTGATGAATCCTGTCTCTCATATCCTTTGCCTCTTCGTCCTCTTTAGCAGCAAGGGAGAGACGGAAGTAGAAATTCTTCTGCTTCTCAATGAGTTGCCTACACCCATCGATGTGTTCCAGTTTTTCTTCCTTAGTCATCTCTGCAAGTTGTGATGTCACCATAGCAACTGCTTGATAAGTGTTGAAGATATCGTTAAGATTTTCTTGGACTTGTTCAGATTCAAAAAAACTCATAGCTTTGTGTGTATTACGTCTAGTATAACACCCTTGTATTTCTTACAGTCTACCTGTAGAAAGGGTTTGTATTTGGTTACTTTCATTTTAGTATCTTCCCAGATAGGGTCAACTAATATCTTAGAAAGGTTATCGATATAACCCAAACAGTTTTCAAAGATGACTAATGTATCTAATGAAACTTCATTAGCATAGTATCTCTTCAACAGTGGAGGATGATTACCTTTGCTTGCTTTAAAGATGTCTTCAAACGATTGATCATAAGGTGATTCGAGATCATCTAATAAAACGTTCACGTCTTCTTTAAATTTATAAGTCAAAGACTCTCGTGCAATCTTCCATTTGGTATAGTTTTCCACACTAAATGATTTGATATACCCTCTAGGATTTGACAAAAAGTTAGCGATGAAGTAATCAAAGATTTCATGGTCCTTGAACTTCACCGCTAGTTTTTTGAAAAAGTATCGATCAAGTCTCTGCTCAAAGGATTGTTCGGAAGCACGAACTTTACCTCGATACTTTTCGTAATCATAGTCTGTCTTTGTGAAATGTTGTTTGAGTGCTAGGTAAGTTTTGTAAACTTCAAACCCTGTCACAGTGGTAACACTCCCTTAGAAGTCTGTTTCATATAGTTGAGGCGTTGTGCCTCATGTCTCAAGCGTTCCTTGAGAGGTTTAGATAATAACTTTGGAACCGTCTCCAATTCGATTTCATTTTCTTGACAGTATGTAACTACTGCTTCGATGTATGAAATTAGTCCTCCACTAGTCTTTACAAGTCTCTCAATCTCTTGAGAAAATTTTGTAGGTGTGAGGAACTTGTCCTCAGTAGACTTCTTGGTAGACTTTTTCTTACCATCGTTTGATAATACTTTATCAACCATTATGGAAAGCGACGAATTCAGAGATGTAGGTTTTGAGTAACTGTAAATAGTCATCAAGATTGTACTTCTCAAATATTTGAATAGTGCCCTCTTCAGTGGCAATGAGTGTGACAATTTTCTTTACCTCGATTCCAGATCTTTCAAGGAACATTGCTGCGTATGCAGTCTCCTGAACAAAATAGTTCTGGATCCAATCTTCCTTCTTTTCTTTAGTTGAAGTTTTAAAATCGATCACTGCCAACTCGCCATCGAACTCAGCAATGCAGTCAACACGACCTGCTAGTCCGAGATAGTGAGAGTATAGGAAAGTTTCTAAGCAATGTATGTTTGAAATACGATTGAGATCTTTCTTTGCGGATTGAAACATACGAACTGCCAATGGATTATTCTCCAGGTATTGTTCGATGTCTAGATTGCCTCGGATATAATCTTCGGTAATACTGTGAAAGGTTGTGCCTCGTTGTGTTGCTCTAGCAGTGATACGATTTGCCTCTTGTTCACCAATTTTGGTCCTCCATTCTTTGAAGAACTGTGCGTTCTGAAACGATGTGATTGAGGTAACACTTGGAAAGTATTTATCAGTATCAGGTATTTTATAGAAACGAACACCATCTTTATTCACAGGTTGAACTTCAGTTTCTTTGAAGTCTACTTTAACGAAGTCAAACATTATAATCCTAGGTTGTATTTGCTGATGAGATAAGACTTTACAAGACCAGAGCGAACGATATCATTGATATCAAACTCAATACATGCAAACTCTTTCATCTGTTCTAAGATTCTGATGAAGTCTGAGATACCAGACTTATCATTCTCTCGTGTTAGATCAGACTGGGTGATGTCACCACAGAACATGATCTTACTTTCTTCACCAATTCTGGTGATCATTGAATCTAACTCATGAAAGTTTAAGTTAGAAAATTCATCGACAACAACGATAGCATTGTCAAGAGTAACACCACGAATGAAACTAGTGGACCAGAAACTAATAGTCTCTTGTGCACGAAGGTTGTCGTAAAGCATCTCGAATGAATTATCATCAGGCATACTGAACATGTATCGAACCATGTTCTTGTATGGAATCTGATAGAGAGCACTCTTATCCTCATGGTCACCTGGAAGGAAACCAATCTCTCTGGTAGGAACCAAAGACCTTACAATGTATATTTTATCATAAGGTGTGTTTTCGTCAAGTACTTGTTGTAAAGCAAGATACAATGTAATGAAAGTCTTACCTGTACCTGCAGCACCATGGAGTAAAAGATTCTTACCCTCATTGTACTGAGCAAAAGCAGTCTTCTGATTATCAGTCAATGGTTTGATAGGAACCAGATAGGATGCATCAATAGGTTTTTTGCGTTTCATATGCTTCTTAGACATACCATTTGGAAATGTTTTAGGATTGTTAGTTCCTTTTCGTGCTCTTGCCATAATTTAGGTGAATCGACTCAAGTTTGAACGAGGATGTGCTGCTTGAACTTTAGACATAACCTCTTTGAACCCATCGTCCATCTTAGGTTTGCCATAAGTTTTACCTGCAACACCCGCAGACCAGTCTTTATCCCAGTCTGGGTTGTCCTTACGCCATTGATCATAATCTTTCATAGACATGGAGAGTTCTTTCTTCTCTTCAGTTTTTGTGTTAATTACAGGGTAAGTAGGCATTAGTTCCACTCCATTGCTTCAGAAATTGTAGGAAATTGTTCGACAAAGATATGCTTACAAGCGTCAGCGATATCCATGTGCTCCTGTTGTGTACCATGTCCAGAACGCAATGAGATATAATGCATCCAAGACCGAACACTACCAGACATGTAAAGTTTGGTGGGTGTACATAAAGGTAGAATCATTCTAGCACACTCTTTGGCAATACCGTGATTAAGCATTTCCTCATAAAGTGCAAAGGAGTCATCAATAATTTTACGCATCTTTATATCATACTCCTGAATTAAGAATTCGTCAACATCATCGATGCTATTCTGACGATTCTTTGTGTCTTGACGTCTGAGTTTCGGTAAATCAATCGTACCTAGTAGAGAACTATCAGCGTAGCGTTGTGAAAATTCTTGGTATGTAAAACTACGATGTCTTAGGATCTGTGCAGCAATTGCTCTTGTAGTTGATATTTCTAGAGTCATGAACGCCTGTTCAAAGATACTCCAGTGTTGATGTTTAATACAATACTTTAGCAACCCTGATACCTTAGGGTTGTTTTGATTGTTAGGGTTACTAACCCTCGCTACATAACCAATAGTCTTCTCCGCATCGGGAGTGACCGAAATCAAACTTACATTCATCTGGTTTTTTTCTTCTTGGTAGGTTTCTTTGCCTCTGATGGATCTTGCCACAGTCTAGGATTGATGTTTCCTCTACTCTGGACAAAAGTTACAAAGTCTTTTTTATAGAGATCATAATAATAGTCAAACAATTCCACTCCCTTCTGGGAGATAGTGATGTCGTAACGTTCTTTACCGTCCACCTTATAGGTTACAAGGTAGGCAGTGTAAGGCAACGAAGTGTCGTTTGCCTTTTCTTTATCGCAGTTCTCGTATAGAACTTTCAACTTCTTTTACCCCAATCGATATTTGGAAATGCTTCTGCAACTGTAGAACGAGTAATCCTTTTGTATTTACTGGTGAGTTTCTTATCCTTTACAAGAACAAGAAGTTCTGCTTCTTCAGCGGATAACCCTTCTAACAGTTGCACAAACATAGACTCCCTCTTAAGACTAGGTAGTTTATCAGCACCACCTTTAACGAACCTGTACAAACCTCGGTACTCTTGTTCTAATCGAGTGTGATCAGTTCCTACTGGTGCATCATTAGGGGTGTAAGGTACGTCGCCTTCGGGGAGCATAGAAATTACACTGTCGTCAAAGTTCCAGATCAAAAGTGACCTGAGTGCTTGACTATTATGTTTGTTGAGAAGTTTTGCCTTCTCTTCTTTTGTTTTTGCGTTTGAGACTTTTCGTAAAACCTCACTGATTAGCAACCTAGGGTTGCTATTGTCCATGTTTCTTGTTGCCATAATGATTTTAAAATAATGAAGTCAGTCGTCCTCGTCGTCGTCTAAGTCTTGGATATCCCAAGGGGATGTAGGTCTGACGTAGATAAGTTCATCATGTAAAATGTTACCGTCCTCGTCAAGCATCTCTGGATGTGTAACTGATTTTGCGTAGGCAGCGTTTTCGATGTAGTCTTCAACGTAACCCTTTGCTAACCATGAAACAGTGATTCCTAAGATGAATGCACCGATGGTAACTAAAGTTGCTAGTGCTATTAGCATGGTTTCCTCCTTAGATGAAAGTTATAATAAATGGAAACCAACCTCCTATGTTTGATGTTAATATTATTTAGAAGGTTTCCTGCGCCCTGGTCTACGATCTATTTCATATTGCCAAGCATCTTGTAGGATCTTGTACAGATAGTCTTTGATCTTTCTTGCCCTTGGTTTTCCAAGGTGACCATACGCTTCACGGATGAATCGATGTTCTGAATCAGACCCACCCTTAATGTATGCATCCAAATCATAACAGAGTTGTGATAAGGTATCGGCAGATGAGGATTGGATAAACTCAGTTATCTCTCTCCTCTTCACCTTGCGAGACTTTAGATAGTCATATGCTTTGAAATAAAATTTGTTTTGTTCAAAAGCACAATCAATCGATCGTTCCACAAGTTCATAAAATTCATCCATTATCAGATAAGATTGTTTTCACGGAGGTATTGTACAGTCTCGGTGCAACCACCAAGATTAGTACCATTAAGAACTACCTGAGGAAAGGTAGATCCATTACCGAATTGATTATAGAACGCATCGCGCTCAAAGTCAACCCCCAATCTGTATTCTCTAAAATTATATCCCTTTCCCTCAAGCACCTGCTTAATTTTTGTGCAGTAAGGGCAACCAGTACGAGTGTAAACAGCGAAGTTCATAAACATAAAAAGGAGAATAAAAAAGGGGACCCTTAGATCCCCTAGGTTTAATTTATATAGTGTATCTTAGAAGGTATATTTTGCACCCACTTTTCCAGACATATCAAAGTCAGAATCGTTAGTTACACCGTAGACTTCACCGTAAAGGGAAACCTTCTCGCTGATTCCCTTAGATGCTCCAAGGTATCCTGCAAGTTCAGTGTCACCGAACTCGTCAGTAGACTCAGTATGTCCTACAGTAGGTCCTACAGAAGCGTACCAAGCAAGACCGCCTTCAGTCGCGCCTTCGTATCCAACCTGAAGTTCAAGAGCACCACTAGTATATGTTCCATCAGGATAAGAACCGTTTGCTTCTACATTAACGTAAGGACCTGCAAACGCAGCACCAGAGAAAAGAAGAGGAGTTGCAGCGAGTGCTGCGATTGTTGATTTGATCATTTTGTTTAAAAGAATTTACTTGCTGATTAAAATTTTGGTCAGCAGATGATAGATGTCTCGACATGACATCGTGTTAGGTGATTGAAGAAGGACCTAGCGCGAGTAATTGAGGCATTCGGAAATACTTAATCGAAGGGTGGCGTCCCACCTTCACCGATTATTTATAGTAACATGATCCCGAAGTTTTGTCAAGTGTCTTCTGATGACCGTACATTGTGTTTGATCTCTAACAATCTTTCAGCACGTTTTTTCAGAAGTTTTGCATATAAAACATCCTCTTTATTATAATACTCTGGGCAACATTTGCGTGCTTTAATAATTTTCTTTGCTGCCTTTATCGTGTCTTTTAATCTCATTTCGGATTTCCTCTAATTTTTTTCTTGATTCTACTAGCATCTCAGCGACTTTAGATCTTCCTTCATACCATTCATCAGGGTTGTATTGAATATCAATGTAGTCCATTGGATCCATGATCGCTTCAAACTCTGCGTCTCCATCACCTAGGATCTCTTTGAGTTCCTTGGGTAGATCTTCATTTTTTATCTTTGGTAAGTCCATTAATACCCTCCTTCGGATGCACTTGTTGTGATTTCATAACCTATAGAATCTCTGGTATTCCAAATAAGATTACCTAAATTGGAAGCAGATCTTGTAGTTAGGTCTAATGATGTTGATGCAAAGAAGTCTACATTAGCACCTGGGGTAATGTCAAGTTCTGCGTTACAATCATCACCATCGCGATCCATGAAACACAACTGACTATTATTGTTTTTCAATCTGAACCCACCTGAGTTAGCAACGATGGTTGCATTGTAAGTACGTCCCCCTTCAAGAATAACTACTTGACTAGTGTTACCTGAAGTCTGACCTGGAGTTTGTCTGAAGTTTACACCCGCTATCCTGTATGTTCCTAGAGCAGTTCCTGCATCGCTTGGGTTATCATCCCATTCAAAGTCGAGAGTAAACTCTCTACTGCCTGTACCTGTAGTTGTTATACCACCACTAGAATTAAAACTTGCACTGACTGTAGAAGACCCTGCCAGTTTCATTGTGTATGCAACTCCACCTGGATTTTTAGACCAGACATCTTCGTTGCCTGCAGCAGGTGCTGCGTTTGTTACTGTGACCCCAATAATATGAGGTCCGATGCTTACGTTATTAATATTTATAGTACTACTACTTGCAAAACCAGACTGGGATCCGATACTGACTCCATCGAAAGTATAATCAGCACTGTTATCAGCAGAAACTTCCATCACATAGTTACCTGCCTGCGTGATATTAACCTGCACACTTGCGCTGTGAGGCACTCCAGTGAGCGTCTCTACGTTAGATGGGTATACAGCATACTTATTCATCAGAGCGTTCCATGCTTGATGAGGACCAGACTTGACCCAAGGTGATGTAGCACCACCGTAACAAGATGATCCTCTACAGATTTTTAGATACCATCCACCTGGATTTCTATTCCAGTTGTATGCATTACCAATCGGATTACCATCACCGTCTAGAAAACCTGCAGCAGAGTTTGTACATCTTACTACCAAAGTTAGTGTACCACCATTGATAGTAAGAGTCTCTGAATAAGGAGTAGTATACGAACCACCTGCGAAGATACCACCAGGTGCATTGTTGAAGTTTGAAAGTGGAGTGGAAGAGTTATTCAAGAAAACTGACATTGTATCATCACTACCACCAGTGATTGTGTATGTGTCAGTAGCAGGAATAGGAATCAGATAAGTTACTGTCTGCTGTTGTAATGGTAACGTACATTGTTCTGGGTTAACCCATACAGCATACCTGTTTCCTTCATCACTCCAGTATCCTTGAGTGACAACCGTAGTGGCATCATCACCATCTGCTGCTACAGAGAAAGTAGCATTCGTATCGTTACCACCACTGTCTTTAAATTTAAGTTTGGTAAATGTATTATCACGAGTAGGTGCTTGTGCCCTATCTGTGTATGTGATTGGATATGTACCTGTCTGCATCACCTTAGACCTTCTAACGGTTGCTTCTTCGACATCACCTCCACTACCACCTGCACGATATCCAATCCTTGCAATAGCAATACTATCAAAACAGTTTGGATCATTAGTTGAAATAGCATCCATGGTGATATTACCAACTCTAAGATTTCCATTACAATCATCGTCATCACCGTCCATCAAACAAACAACTCTACCATTATCAACTAAACGATATCCTCCAGTATTGTCGTTGTAAGTTACGTTAATAGTTTGTCCTGCAGAGATTGATATATTTTTTGATTGACTCCCTTTCTCACCACTCTGTGTAAAAGTTTGTCCTCCAACTTCGATTGTTGATACCGCAGTTCCTGCATTGTTTGGATCATCATTCCAATCAAAGTCCAGTTGAAGTGTACCAGATCCTTGTCCAGTAATCTCAAGGTCACCTAATTGGTTAAAAAATGCAGAAAGAGATACGTTATTACTTGTCTGTAATTCACCGCTAGAGTTTTGAATAGTTTGTTTGAACTGTACTGTTGTATTGGAATTTCTAAATGCAACAGGAACACGAACCTCACAATATCTAAACTTAGAGTTACGTTGTTTAAATGTTTTAACACTCTGTCCACTATCTTGCTGTGCTTCTAGATCAACAACGTCGTTTTGAGTTCCATCTGGCCAGACTATTTTCAGTCCTTCACCAGAATTGTTAACTGTTTCTCCACCATTTGTATCATTACCTAAGGTCGCATACACAAAAATATGATTTGCGTTATCTAAATCTAGAGTTACAGCAGCAGTTCTTGTAGTTTGTAGAGAACTGAAGGGAGAAGTTCCTGAAGTTCCAAAAGCAATATATTGATTTCCGATATTGTCATGCTCATTTGGTTTTCTAAACCCTCCACGCTCTCCTCTACCATTTCCCCAACTCACTAGAGAAGTACCAGACAACGTAAGAGATAGATCTTCAACGTTATTGCAAATGTGTTGTACAAATTTAAGACCATTGACCTCAATCTTTCCTAGAGCAGTGTCTTTAGTCTTTGGATCGTCATCCCAATTAAGTTCCAATGCAACTCTACCACTAGTAGCACTGCCTGAGACTATAAGATTATCACCTGTAGAATCAAACTGCACAACCATATCATTAGTAACAATGGTTTCTTGAGTCGCACTGGTGACAGGATAAGTTAGAGGTGTAGATTTCTGCTTCCTGTACTTTGTTATTGTTGTGCCTGATGGTGTGAAATACTTAATAGGTTTAATATTAATTTCTGGATCCCAAGCAATACATGAGTCAACATCTAATCTTGGTACAAAGAAAGTGGGATCAAAGTTAAAGTTTGGATTTGGAAAGACACCTGCACAACCTTCCTTAGGAGGATTTTGTCCAGTACAATCCCAAGTGACTGGTAAATCATAAACATACTCACAGTCATGGAAAGTTCCATCTGGTCTTACTTTACATCTCTGTGATATAAACCTTGGTAATCCTGGGAAGAGGTTACGAGTAGGAGGACCTTCAGGCGGGTCGTCTCTAGGGTCACCAATAACTATGATCGAAGGATCCTCTGGTGGTAACAATCCCCCTGGTCGTTGATATACTGTTTCTGTTGGTGGAAGAATTACATCACAAATCGGACCAAAACTTCCTTCTGGATAATAGAATGCCATAAAAAAAGAGGGGGTTGTGTCCCCCTCTATTTAGTTCCATCTCGAACGAAACTATTTATTAACCAATTGACGGTGCAGTTAGAGCAACCTGAGTTGTCTCAGCAGCAGCAAGGTCAAGTGGGAAGTTGTGAGCATTACGCTCGTGCATAACTTCCATACCAAGTCCTGCTCTGTTCAATACGTCTGCCCATGTTGGGATGATCTTACCAGAAGCATCTACAACCGACTGGTTGAAGTTGAATCCGTTAAGGTTGAATGCCATAGTTGACACACCCATTGCAGTAAACCAGATGCAAACAACTGGGAATGCTGCTAGGAAGAAGTGAAGTGAACGTGAGTTGTTGAAAGATGCGTATTGGAAGATAAGTCTACCAAAGTATCCATGAGCAGCAACGATGTTGTATGTTTCTTCTTCTTGTCCGAACTTGTAACCATAGTTCTGAGACTCTTGCTCAGTTGTTTCCCTGATTAGAGAAGAGGTAACTAGTGAACCGTGCATAGCACTAAACAATGAACCACCGAATACACCTGCGACTCCAATCATATGGAAAGGGTGCATTAGGATATTGTGTTCTGCTTGGAACACGAACATGTAGTTAAAAGTACCAGAGATACCAAGAGGCATCGCATCAGAGAAAGAACCTTGACCGAAAGGATACACCAAGAACACAGCGAATGCTGCAGATACTGGAGCAGAGTATGCTACACAGATCCATGGACGCATACCTAAACGGTATGAAAGTTCCCACTGACGACCACAGTATGCTGTGATTCCGATAAGGAAGTGGAAGACTACAAGTTGAAAAGGACCACCGTTATACAACCACTCGTCGAGTGATGCTGCTTCCCAGATAGGGTAGAAGTGAAGTCCGATAGCATTTGAACTAGGAACAACTGCACCAGAGATGATGTTGTTACCGTACATTAAAGAACCTGCTACTGGTTCTCTAATTCCGTCGATGTCGACTGGAGGTGCTGCGATGAATGCAATGATGAAGCATGTTGTTGCTGCCAACAAGCATGGGATCATTAGTACACCGAACCAACCAACATAAATGCGGTTGTCAACTGAGGTGACCCAGTTGCACAGTTCGTCCCATCCTGAGAGGAGACCACCGCGTTGTTTTGAACGTGAAAGAGTTGTCATTTGAAAAGGGTTAGATAATAGTGCAGGGAAACACTGATAAGATATTCCTTCGCCACCCTCAGGCGGAGGTATGAGAGACTCGTTTAGGCACCCTATAGGTCTCGGTTTGCGGAGTGCACATTGAAAAGGTGAGGAAATCCTCACCCAGTTGATTTATTTAGTATAGCAGAGATGCTAAGTTTTGTAAAGTACTTAAAGATGAGTATTTATACTCAAACTCCAGTCATTACTGTTTGGGGTAGGAACCCAGTGACCGTAGACAGCACCAAAGATGCAAAGAAAACGTATGGTACTACCTTAAGGGGGATTGGTTTCATTATACCCACCCCATGTTCCCTGCAGTAATCCCCACTGCTACAAAGAATGCGAACTCTAGAATACCATGCACTGATGGGGGGATAGAGTTAAAAGATGTTTTGAAATTGGTCATTTTACCTTGTGCTCCTCAGGTGTTGTTAAGATTGTTGTGCGTAGGCAGGTGTCATTACCCCACCTTCTGGATCGTCGTCATCGTCATCTCCATCCAGTGCTCTAAGAAAGAGTTCTAACCCTATCAAGACACCGAATGGATATAGACACCACAATATTGCTTGCCCATAACTAATTGAACTGACAGTACTTAGACTGTCCACTTAAACAAAACCAGGAATGATTTGTCCTGTTGTTAAGTAAGCACCTAATCCTGCGATGATGCCGAGCATTGCTAATCTACCGTTAAGTTTCTCAGCGATTGCTTTTGATTGCTTATCGTTCATTAAAAGATACCTGGAATTACTTGTCCTGTAGTTGCGTATGCACCGACTGCTGCTACGAAACCTAGCATGGCGCACCAACCGTTAAATCTTTCTGCTTCTGGAGTCATTGTTTTTTCCTGTGTGAGTTTGTTTACATTTGGTGTGACAGTTATGTCACAGTGTCTTTAGAATCCTGCGAGTCCAAAGAAAAAGAAGTTTCCAGTGGTAACATACGAAATAACCCCTGCTACTAATCCAAGCATTGCTAGACGTCCATTGAGTTTTTCAGCATTTCTACCGTATCCTTCATAGGACTCGTCATAAGTCATCTTTGGTTCGATGCCGTAAACGTTTTGTCTACCACCTTGTTCAGTTACCGTTGTCATTTTTGCTTTGTTAAGAAACGTTACATTATTATATAGCAAAGATTAAGTTTTGTCAACATCTATTATTAGGTTACCTGATATGGAAATCCTGACGTCTTCGGTCTGCTTAGGGTACACTGTATGGATGAGGTTAGCAGGGAAAATCAAGGCGTGGCCTATAGAGTCCTCGTTTATGTACACTGGATTTCCTGTTTCATTCCAAATAAAATAGAAAGGAGCGTCATCATTAGTAGTTCTTATATAACAGGTAAAGGAATATAATGAGTACTGGTGCATATGGGGTTGGTGCTGATCACCCTTGTGCATCTCGTTTGCCCACATCTTTACGATACGCATCTTATCCTTAGTGTTTCCAAAGATACCACCGACGTCCTTGTGTAAATCGAACATCTCATCGACAGTATCAATCATCCACTTCTCAAAGAGAGGTGGTATTGCCATAGCATATTCTCTCTTGATAGATACGTTATCTTCATCCCCAAGAGGAACCTTTTCTTCTAGTGCTTTCATAGCATATGCTTCCAACTCCTCGAAGGGTTGAACGTATGCCACCATGAGTTTGTTAGGTACTAACCATTCCATAATATTAAAAAAAAGAAGGGGTGTCGCCACCCCCCTGTAGTCTGGACGTCAGGTAATCAAAGATATGTGATTCCTGTCGCGCTTATATGCCATCGAGTTTATGAGATCTATTGGCGGAAGATCAGGAGAAGGTGACGACATCCTTCGTATCAGACGTGAAAACAGGTGCTGCTGCCACGTTTGATCCAGACGAGATATTTATATTGTAATCTGGATCGTAAGATTCAGATACAGTAGGGAAAGTACTTGGGGTTGTGTAGAATTCACCCCCAAGTGGACGGTATGCTTGGGAAGACTTTGCAGACTCAGGTTGGAGTTGTGAAGCAATAGACTTCATACCCTGATAGTGCCTCCAAAGTTCTCCCTGTAGATTGCTATCTACTTCATCATCGAGTGCTTGCTTGACAGCATCCCTCAACGCTTGTGTTGCCAAATTGTACATGTTCATGATTCAATCCGTAAAGTAACTTGTCCAGTGTTGTCACCAAGTATTCCTTCTAAGAAATAATTAAATGCAACTGAGTATCGTGTTTCATCAGAGTTGTTTGGGGGAACAGAATGTGTGAGGTGGGAGGGGAAAATAATTAAGTCCCCAGACCTTACAGGAAACTCCCACTCTGATGAATTCCAAATGTTACCTTCTGTTGGATGAGCAAATATTTGCTCTTGAGCAGAAGGATTTTTTGAAAATCTGATGCCCCCGCTGCCAGTGGGAACATGCAAATAGTAAACACCACTATAACATGAGTTAACGTGGTGATGTTTAGGTGCATAATCACCTGGACTATGCTTATTGATCCATGACTGCACATGTGCTAGTTGTCCTTGACCAATCTTCAACGTATCGAAAACGTATAGACCAAGATACCTCTCTATCTCAAGACGTAATTCATTAAAAGGTTTTAATAGTAGGATCTTAGTATCTACGGTTTGTTGACCAGTTCCATCAGAGTAAATTCTGTACTCTAGAGATTCTAGAATGTCAGGAGTGATACTATGAGATTCAATCCTCGATTTAAAAAGAGGAGTTGAAAACAGAGGGACTAGTTCCGCTGTAGGTTGAGTCAATTGTGAGGATCGTAATAACGTAAAAGAAATGCAGTTGCTGCGATGAGCACTGCAACAACAATAAAAGTAATCATGTGTACTTGCGGTATGCTTGCACCTCAGGATCAGGATCTAACCATTTTGTGTATTCAAAATCTTCAATCGCATAATCCAGTTGCACAGAGTTGTCTAGGAGATACATGTCCCTGTACCTTTGGGTCCACTCATGAAACTTTTGAATACGATAGTCGGGAAACCCGTTGTCGAGTGTCCCAACTTCAACATAGCGATAAGGATATCGCTCCAAAATGATGTTAGTCTTGGTCATAATAATAAAGGTCGGATTCAAGTTTAGCAAGTAGGATGTCATAATCCTCGTCTACATTACCATAGAAGTCGACTCCTCTGTCCTCATAGTGTTTCATTAATTGATTATGAATGATAGGATAATCAGAGTCGAGCATGATCTGCCTGTCAACCGCATCCTCAAGGATAGGGAGACACGACGAGAACCGTTGTGCTGTAGTCATATGAAGTACCTTTCTAATGGACCGTTAATGCCCCTGTGAAGGGCAACGGGTCAGGCAGGATTTGAACCTGCGACCGACTGCTTAGAAGGCAGTTGCACTATCCGCTGTGCTACTGACCCAAAAGAATTTTGGAGGCAGTTTTGATATTCAGATTCAACTTTTCAGCATCCTCTTCGTAACCTAAGTCAACGAGAGTATGCAACTTATCGATCTGGACGTCGAGGTAATCCTCTTCAACGTCAGCGTCTAGGAAATCAATCCAACTCATGTAAGTTGTCTCTGAACTACCTCAGTAGTATAACCGATTCGCTAGTGTCTGTCAAGTATTAAAATAGTCTTTACGCATGTACCGTCCGAGGATGTTTGAGTTGTAGTATGCAGGGGTTCCATCGTCCATTGCCTCCGTGAGTACATTGTTGAGAAATAACTGTTTGGTCTCAGTAAAGTTTACCAGACCTTTCGTATTATGTATGCTGATTATAACACGATTAAATGCTTCTTCACCATACTTCTTTTTATCTTCTATGAGTTCCTTTGAACTTCCATAATATTTTTTCCAATCTGATTCTGATTTTACTTTTCTTTTTTTACCCTTGGGGGTTCGGAATTGATAGAAGTATTTTCTACCGATATAGCGTTTACCATTAACTGTATTGTGTATAGAGTAAACAAACCCGAAAGACTCACCAATGTCGTTAGAAGTAAAGATACTCCCATTGTAAACCCAAGGATTTTTGTAATCATCAGTCGCAGAGTCCGTCGTCGTCGTTAACGTCAATGTATGTAGTGTGCTTATCGCTATCATTACTTATACGATAAGCAGCAGCGTCAGAATAAACTTCTGATTTCAACTCTGCTAGTGCGATTTCAATATCGTGAATGAGTGTTTTTAAGTTTTTCTTTTTCATTAATCCCCATACTCCTGTGCTAGTTCTAACATTTTGTTGAGCATATGATGTGCTCCTTCAGACCATTCTTCTGTCTGTTCTTCATAGTGACCATTGTAAAGATTCTTTTTGTGATTATAAATTCTTGCGAGTAGATCTCGTTTAGTCATAATTGTTCCTCCACTTGATTGGGGTAAGCGTCTAAAATCTGCATCAGTTTTTTTACAAGTCAACTCTTCTTTCCCAATTCGTCGTGTAGATTCTTCCAGTCTCTATCAAAAGTCTCCAGACCTTTGTCTGTTAATATATGAGAGTACATCCCTGCAAATACTTTACCTGGGATAGTACAGATATCAGCACCCACTTTGAATGATTGGGCGACCTGATACACCTCTCTAATAGATGCTGCTAGAACTTGAGTAGTTGAGTTATGAGTTGCGAATACATCTGCAATCTCTTCGATGACTCCAATGCCATCAAACGACTGGTCATAGACTCTACCTACAAAAGGAGACACATATGTTGCTCCTGCTTTACTTGCTAAGATTGCTTGACAAGTATCAAATACCAAAGTAACGTTTACTGGTACTTCATCATCAGACAAATCTTTACATGCTTTTAAACCCTGAGGGGTGCATGGAACCTTGATAGTAATATTTGGTCCAATGTCAATCAAGGGTTCTGCTTGATCTAACATTTCTTGTGCTGTGTCACCTACTACCTCTGCAGAGATTGATGCATGGAATGGAAAGATATCTGAGATCTTTTTGTATACTTCCATGGGATCTTCACCTGCCTTCAGCATGAGTGATGGGTTCGTTGTGACACCATCAATCAATCCTGTTTCGTAATAGGTTTTGATTAACTCAGCATCAGAACAGTCCAGAAAAAGTTTCATGACTCTCCTTACTTACGTTTCACAATATTTATTGTACAACAAAAGACCCCAGGTGTCAATACCCAGGGTCTGTGTGTCGATCTCCAGATCAACTATTTAATCTTCCAGTTTGGTGATACGAGAAATGGATTTAAAGTAACCCACTTAGCGTAGTGTATTCCACGGTAACATAACAGGGCAAAGACCTGTTCAGGGTCATGTATGTCTTCATCATATTCTGGAAGATTGTAATCCCAGTTACGGGAATCAAACTCCAGACTGATTTTCATTGCTTCAGTGTCCTGTTCTAAACAGTAACTGAACCTCACCATAGATAAGTGCTAAGAAAACCACCATGGCGATACTAATTTGAAGTACTTCCATAGTTCTAACCTCACTTATAGTTTTTTACAAGTTTGATACCACGATACATAAGTTCGTGATTTCTTTCTTGTGCTGCTTCTGCGAGTACTTTTGCCTTGTACTCCTCTGGGTTGTATTGAACCCCACGGTAAACGACTTTTGCCATTTGTTTTTTTCTCCTAAAGTAGTTGGATAGTTAACCTTCTCACCTTGCGGTGGATCCGTTTACCCGTTCCTTCAGTCGTTTGCGTCCCAGTCGCACTGTAGTCCTAATACTTCCACCAAATGTATCCTATAGACCTCAATAATTTCCTGCTTTGCAACAGGAGTTAGTGATGGATCTTTATGGTTCCTGACTCGATCCATCTTTGCAGATATATCGGCACAGGTCATGCCACTTGCTAGTAGTAGTCCGACTAAGTGTATCATGAGATGAACGCTCCGTTCCGCGACCTACTTGCGTCACCCGAAGGTGATGAACGTAGACGGTAGCAGCGGATACATAATGTATTCTTTGCTACTGTTATATTTATAACACAGTTTCCTGACATTTGTAGTTCACCTCGTTACATTTTAGAACAATTTATTCTATTCTTTAATATTTCTTAATGCTTCCTTCTTAGCAGCAGTCCAGAGCATGTCTGTCACGTCTGGACCAATCTCATTTCCCTTATCTAAAAGGTCATCATAAACTGAATCCTGCAAAGGCATCTGCTTTGAGGTCTTGTTTGATTCCTCCGACGACATAACTTTCAATCTCCGTTTCTTGTGGTGCGTTTTGTAATCCTCTAGAACTCAACCAGTGTTGTGTCCATGGAAGAGGGTTATTCCTAGCAGGAATATCATAGATAGGATCTAAACCGATTGCTTTCATTCTTTTGTTAGCAATCCATTCAACATACTGATGAAGTAGTTTTTCATTTAGACCGATCATACTACCTTCTTTAAAGAGGTAGTTTGCCCATGCCTTCTCTTCATCAACAGTCTTCATAAACATATGTTGTACTTGATCCTTCTCCTCAGTAGCAATCTCTTGCATCTCAGGATCATCTCCTTCTGCCCACTTCTTCAAGATATTCTGCGTGATAACCAAGTGTTGACTTTCATCTCTAGCAATAAGAGAGAGTATCTTTGCCGAACCCTCCATAAGTTTATTTTCGCCAAAAGCAAACGAGCACGCAAACGACACATAGAAACGGATTCCTTCGAGGATATTGACGTTGGCGATTGCTCTGTAGAGTTTTCTCTTAAGTTCTTTTCTGTCATAGAGTCCTGTTGTGTGACCATCTCTTGCTAGATCCCACATTGAACCAGTGTCATAATCATGTGCATGTTCAATGAAGTCATCGTAGGATGCTGTAACACTACTAGCACGAGACATAACATTCTCATCATCCAAGATAGTATCGAATACATCTCCAGGATTGGAATATACATTCTTAATGATGTAAGTATAGGAACGACTATGAATCATTTCCATAAATTCCCATACAGTCATACATGCTTCCAACTCAGGTAAGGAGCAGTAAGGAATGAATGCCATTCCAGGTCCTCTACCCTGTACAGAATCAAGCATGATCTGATACTTCAAGTTAGAAGTAAAGATGTGCTTCTGCTCAGGTGTCAAAGTTTGATAGTCGGAACGATCCTTCTGTAAAGATACTTCTTCTGGTCTCCAGAAGTATCCAAGTTGTTGCTGAGTAAGTTTGTCAAAGACAGGATACTTATACTCATCATATCTTTGGACTCCTAATGGTTGTCCAAAGAACATTGGTTGTTTCTTTGTGTCTACTTGATTCTTGTTAAATACGGTCATTCCTTTAGTGTCAAACTTTGCAACTGTCACAATCTTCCTCCTCGGTAGTTAGTATTTCATTGATTAACTGATCTACATTATTAGAAGGTTCTTCACCATCTTTTTTAATGTCGTAGGTGTTTTGATAATACGACGTCTTCCAACCATACTTGTAAGTTGTTAGAAGATCATTTGCCATCACTGAGACAGGGACCTCGTTGTCAGGATAGTTCTCTGGATTATAACTCCAGTTACCTGAGATTGCTTGATCAAAGAATTTCTGCATAAGGGCAGTTACTTTGATGTAACCGTCATTGTTATGCATATCCCATAGAAGGGTATAGTTATTCTTTAATGTAGTATATGATGGAACAATCTGCTTAAGGGGTCCTTTCTTTGATTTTTTAACGGACAAGTAGTCTCTAGGTGGTTCGATTCCATTGGTTGCATTTGACACAACGGAACTGCTCTCCGAAGGCATCTGTGCGGACAACGTGCTGTGCCGTAATCCGTACTCAACAATCCTACCCCTGAGATACTCCCAATCACATGAAAGGTCATTTGGTACAATTTCATCCACGTCCTGTTTATATGTATCGATGGGAAGAATTCCATCAGCGTACTTTGTTTTACCAAAATAACCGCAAGGACCCTTCTCCATGGCGAGACGATTTGACGTCGTTAGAAGGGCATACTGGAACCTCTCAGACAGTTTATGAACGAGGTCGAATGCCTTCTGTGAATCATACTTCGCACCATTCTTTGCAAGGTAATGTGCTAGACCAATATAACCGATTCCTAATGATCTTCGGTTAAGCGTACTTTGCTTTGCAGCAAGTACAGGATAGTTCTGATAATCAATCAGAGCATCTAATCCTCTGACTGCTAGATCACATAACTCATCGAGTTCATCTAACTTGTTGATCTTACCAACGTTGATAGCAGATAGAATGCACAAAGCAATCTCACCATTACCATCAATATGTTGGATAGGATCTGTAGGTAGAGTGATCTCCTGACAAAGGTTAGACATGTTCACCTTGTCTTTAAAGGAAGAGTGAGTGTTACAGTGGTCGATGTTCATCAGATAGATACGACCAGTCTCTGCTCTCTCCTTTAGAATATCCATAAAGAGTTTTTGTGCCCCGATAGTCTTTCTCGGAACAGCATCATTGAGTTCATGCATCCGATATAAAGTGTCAAAGTCATCAGTACCAAAAGCATCATACAGACCTGGTACGTCATGCGGTGAGAATAAGCTAATTTCTGCATTCTGACAGAATCTCTCATAAAATAATTTTGATAATTGAATACTATAATCTAGTTTCCTTACTCGGTTGTCTTCTGTCCCTTTGTTATTCTTGAGAACAATAATGTCCTCTATTTCTTGGTGCCAGATTGGGAAGTGGACAGTCGCGCTTCCACCTCGAATGCCATTTTGAGTGCAGCATCTGACAGTCGCCTCAAATTTTTTGAGGAATGGTACAACACCTGTGTGTTGAACTTCTCCACTCCTGATTTTACTGTTGATCCCACGGATTCTGCCTGCGTTGATGCCGATACCCGCACGTTGTGCAACATATTTACCAATCGCCATGTCACTGCTAAAGATACTATCGAGGGTGTCATCAACATCAACAAGAACACAACTAGCAAATTGTCTAATAGGGGTTCGGACCCCTGCCATGATTGGCGTTGGGATGTTGAGTTTGTGTTTTGAGATTGCATCATAATACTTTTTAACGTACTCCAATCGATAGAACTTGTCATCATCTTGGAAGAGAGTCGCAGCAACCATGATGTACATGAACTGGGGTGTTTCATACACCTCTCCAGTACTACGACATTGTACAAGGTATTTATCAGAGACCTGACGCATACCTGCATATGTGAACAAGTAATCACGATCATGATCTAGATAACCATCTAGAACATTGAACTCTTCTTCTGTATACTTGCTCAAGATACCTGCATCGTATACACCCTGATCAATGCATTTTTTCACATGCTGATATAGATTAGGGCGACGGTCTGGATGCTCACCGTATACTTGTTTTCTAAGACTAAACAGTAGCAGTCTTGCTGCCACATATTGATAGTTGGGTGCTTCAAGAGAAATCAAATCATTCGCAGAACGAATAAGAATCTCTTGGATGTCAGAAGTCTTAATGCCATCAAAGATTTGAAGTGATGAATTCATCTCAACTGCCGACTCGGATACACCTGCGAGACCTTCGCAAGCGAGTTCGACCATTTTATGAATCTTATCAAGATCAAGAGGTGTCTTAGCACCATCTCTTTTGATTACATTAGTTTCTGTTGGTGGTGTCATACCTTTTTCCATTCACTGAGTTTAACGTGTGCTTCTAGTCCACTGTAAGTATTGAATTCTACCAGAGATTGAACGTCATGTCCACTACTTGCCATATCATTAAGGTCTTTTTCAACCAAATGTGATGGGAAGATAACAATTTCGTATCCCCTATCAATAGCACTTGACATGCGTTTGATAATCTCTGGATTTCTTTGTTCATTGTCAAAGACGAACACTGCTTCTCTATCTTTCAATAGAGACCAGTCGATGTCTGCTCCTGCCATTGCAATAGCATTGTCGATAAACAGACTATCTAACGGTCCTTCTGTGATGTAAACAGTTTTATTAAAATCTACTCGATCTAAACCATAAACTTTGGTTCTATTATCATCAAGCATGACCGTTATGTAACGTAGTTTATCTGAAGGATTTAACGATCGTCCTTGAAACCCAAACCATTCTCCCTGCGTGTCAATGAAAGGTATGATAACTCTGGGGTGATCTTTATTGACATCTGTGAAAGTAGGTTTTTGGGTATTGACCCATGTACAAAAGGAGTCCACATAGTATAAATCAGAGAAGAATTTCTCTGGAATACCACGACCTTTTAAGTATCCTTTTGCGGGGTGCTCATTATTTAGATCGGCAACAGACTCTAGGTTTCCCTTTTTCTTGAACTTAGGTTTTTTAATTTCAAACTTAGGGGAAGCAACGTTTCTACCCTTTCCTGTAAGTCCACTCTTGTACCTCTCCATGACATATTCGTCGTAGAGATCGTTCGCTTGATCCTTCAAAAAATTACCAAAGGACCTGCCTACACCACAGTTGTGGCATTTGTAAACAAGTCCTGAATTTTTAGTAAAGAAGTACCCTCGTGCCTTGTTGAGATGCTTCTGTGAGTCACCACAATAAGGACAACGGAAGTTGTATGTACCGTCCTTTACCTTTTTAAATTTGTCTAAGCGTGCCGATACAAGATTGGCAAAGTGATAGTCGATCACTTAGGAAAGAATTATTGCTTTTCTATGATACTACTGTTTGTTGTGTTTGTCAACCCTGTTGATCCTCCGAGGAATTTTTGTCCGATTGGACTAACCAAGAAAGATATAATAGACAGAGCACCAAAAATAGACCACATTTTCTTTTCCATGAGTCTAAGACGCTCATCGATTTTTCTGATGTCACGTTCGCACCCCTTTTTTATCTCTGATGTATCACGAGTAAGATCCGCATGTAACCTATCAATCTTTTCAAATAACACACGGTCAATCTGATCTTGATTTTCCAACTTCTCGTTATGGACAGCAAGAAGTTGTCCCATCTTTACAGAATTTTCCTGTAGGGAATCAACTACTCTTTCGAGTCTCTCTAATATTGCGGTGTTTATGTCAGACATTACCTCGTTGCGTCTTGTTCTGCTCCTGCCCTTGCTTGTTTCTTAAGTTGTGCGGTCTTCATCTGAAGTTGTTTTGCTAATTCTTGTTTCTTTAGCATCACTTTCTTCTTTTCTATAGCAATCTTCATCTGTGTTTGTTGTTGTTTCATCTGGGCATCACCTGCCTGTTCATGAACATTAACATTTCTCATATGCTTCATCCGCTTATCCATAAAAAACTTCGCAGCGTTAGCAGGAAGGATTCTTTCTATACTAATGTCTCCTCTATACTGAGGCATCACTGTTAATCTGAGTTTCATCTTGAGTTCAGCAGGACTATTAGCGTAGATAATAGTATCACCGATCCCAGGAACTTTTACTTTGTATTGAAATAGTCTAGATGGTTGTGTTGGATTTTCTTTGGATTCTTTTACTTTTAATTTTTTTCTTTTCTGTACCTTTTTCTTAAAATTTAGAACTGGATCATAACCCGCATTAGGACCTGTCGCAGCAGCACTGCCACTGAAACCTCCTGTACCTGCTGTCATCATTTCTTCGTTCATTAGATCTTGTCCAATTCTGCTTTAAGTGTAGGATCTACGTCAAGATTTGGCATCATCCCTATGGGATATTTATTCAAATAAAGAAGTAGAGTTTTGAGCAAACACCAATATTCCCTTTCAAATTTAAAAAAGAGCAGGGGTGTTGCTGCTTCGCCAAATACATTATAAAGTATGATGAGGTGATTCAAGATCAAAGGGATCCTTAGTGGACCCCCTCTCAAGTATCTTTTCAATAACCGCTTCAAGTATTTGAAGCGTTTTATGTCTTCATCAAAATCCTCTCGTGTAACACAGTGAGGATTTTCATAATGTTTGATGGCGAAAAGAATGTAGTTAGACTCATTCAATTCGTCAAATTTCATTTAGTTATTAACTGCTGAAGGTTAGTGTTGCTGCACCGTTTGAGATGATCTCTTCTGTACCACCTGCTGATGTGATCTTCACTCTGTACTTGTAACCATCAAGAGTGTCTCCACCCAGTGCTGAGTATGCAAGTGTTGCAGTTGTGAAGTCTGCGTATGTGATGCCAGTGTCAAGTCCACCTGCTCCACCAACGATATCAACCCAACGAGTAGTAGCGTTTGCTGTCTGTCTCTGCCATTTGAAAGCAAGAGTTCCAGGTGTACCAGTTGTAGCAGTACCGACTGCGAATGTACCTGCTCCAGAGGAGGAAGTAGAGTTTGCAGGTTGAGAACTGATAGTGACTGCTGATACTGCGTCTGCTACGACTGTATCATCTGTGTCATCACCAGATGCTCCTGATGCTGAATGAACAACTGCTAAACACTCAGTCTTATGTCTGGTGTTACCATTGTGATCGGTGAAGGTACGATACTGCCACCATCCTGGTCCAGTAATACCTCGTGATTTATTTTCTGCAAGTGCTGCTTCAGTAGTGTCAACGAAAACCAACTCATAAGAGTTAGTATCGCCACCTTTGATAACAAATTCTGCTACTGCACGAGGAGGTGTTCTTCGTACTGCGTTTGCTGCAGTAATTGTTGCAGTTGATCCTGCATAATTCTTGTGTAATTCTAATGCGGTTGCACTAGTTCTTTGCTTGACGATATATGCGACACCACCGAGTTCCAATACATCACCTACTTCAACCAAATTGTCGGAGGCGGACGTAAAGTCTCCCGAAGTTGTGACAGTAGCATCAGCGTTGGTAACTCCAACGTTAGTGCCCATTGCCTTGGCGTCAAGTATTCCGTAGATTGCCATGGTACTCCAGTAAAGATCTTTCCTATTCTTTATTTAGGTGTTTATCAACCTCTAGTGACTAGAGACTCTTTTACTTTTTCAAAAAGTTTGTCGTCTGCATCAGTTTTAGTCAGTTTAACTGCCTTGCCGATGATTAGTAAACAGATGTCGATAAGTTTTTCGCCAAGTTCTGCATCCTCAGGAATCTTAGCGACTGCCGAATCAACTACTTTATAAGCGAGTGGTAATAGAAAACCTAACATGATTTAATTTTTAGAAACTACAATATATAGGCTTCTAATCGTAGGTCTTCTTACCATCCTTCATATACCCTGAACCCTTCTTATCGTAAAATCTTACACCCTTCTTTCTGGTGTCAGAATATAATTTATCTTTCTTGTCTTTCATATTTTTTAGAACTTCTTTGTATGATTTACCATATTTCATACGAGCGTCACGTTCTTTGTGCTCTCTATCTTGTTTAAGATGTGTTAGTTCTTCTTTGCGTAACATACCATCTCCTCCTACAGTCATACCTTTAGGCATGGGTTTACACTTTTTATCATCAAAACAATAATACTGCCCCTGAGGGCAGTTATTGGTTAAGTCAACCTTCAAGATCCGAGTCCTCTACCTTTATCGTAGTTGTCTTTACCACCGTAGCGTGCCATGGTGTTGGTGTAAGACTTGACGTCCTTGAAACCTCTCTTCTTTGCATCAGATGCTGTTTGCTTTTTCTGATCTGCTGCTTTCTTGTACTTACCAGTACCTGCAGTAGACTTAGCACCCTTTACTTTTTTGTCTTGTTTGCTGCCACCTTGACCGATGATTGCACCTTTACCATATTGTTTGGCAATCTGTGCTTTTACTACGTCCATGGCAGAAGGTTTTGCTCCTGGGACAGGTTTTCTAGTACCGCCCTTGTCGTAACCTTTCTCCTTCTTTAATCTAGTCGCCTCATTAAATTCTCTGAATCGTATAAGTGAAGTTTCTGGATCGCGCTCTTCTTGATTGCTTTCTTCTGAAACTTCTTCTTGACTGTCATAAGCGTTGGTTGTTTGTGTAGGTGTTTTATTTAGGGGGTTTACTTGTTCAGTACTGATATCAGGACCGTCCTGTACTTCCTCCCCTTTACGTTTTGTCTCACATTTTTTACAGTCACAGTCTTCACCATGATTCATGCCCTTGACCTCCATCATATCCTTTTTCTTAGGATTGACAAGGATCTTAGATTTCTTTTCCGTAAGTGCTTTAAAACTTAACATAGATCACATACCTTGCTGACGCATGAACTCTTTAAATGCAGGAGAGTTAATTCCTCTCTTAGGATCTGCCATTCTCTTCTGTTTAGCACTTCTCTTGTCACTCTTCTCTTGGTCCCTCTCATACTTCTCAGGATTTCTCATTGCACGATAGTTCTCTGCAATAACGTTTTCGATCTCAAAGATTTGGAACAGACCTGACTCATATAGATGAGAGATAGTTTCATAGTCTTCACCAAGTCTCTTAGCAAGTTTGTCACTACCTTTAGATACTAATCTAGAAGTCTTACCAACTGCTTTCTTAAGACCCTTCTTAAGGAGTCTACCTACAGACCTGAGTGCACCACCTGCTGCCCTTCTAGTTTCACCACTGCTGCTGCTACCAGATGAACTACCACCTGAAGAACTGCTGCTGCTATCTGAAGAACTGCTGCTGCCAGAGTCAGACTTCTTACCTTTGACACTAGAGATAAGTTTATCTAACTTGCCACCAGTACCATCATCGTCCTTGGACTTAGCAGGAGTTTTTTCCATCGATGCACGCTTTGCTTTGATGCGTGCTGCTTGGAATTCACCAACTGCTTTACCTGTATTCTTAGCGACAGACTTACCTGCTGCCTTAACACCTTTCTTGAGCATACCACCTGCTTTCTTTGCAGCACTCTTTACTCGATCCATCTTGGAAGGTTTTAACTTGAGTTCAAGTTGCTTATACTTCTCTTCAGATAGAACCTCAACTTCCTCAAGTGCTTCACAGATTTCCAGAAGATCCTGATCGTCCTCTGCTAGTTCACAGATAGACTCAAGCATGAAGTCTACGAGTTCTTCATCAGTTACACTATCAAACTCTTCAAAGTTTTCATACAAATCAAATAGTTCTTCTTCAGAGAAAGCAAATGCTTCCTTCTTCATCTTTGCTTTAGTCTTAGCAAGAATGCGATCCTTTGCTTCGGATGCTGCCTTGTTAGGACCATCATATGCCATGGCACCTTTCTGCATTCTTGGTGCTCGGATCTTATCCTTACCGTCACCTTTGTAGATACCGTATGCACTACCTTCTTCTACTTCCTCTACTTCTTCTTTCTTGTAGAGTGCACTTGCTTCCTTATGCTTACCTGCATTAGTTAATGCCTTGATCTTCTCCATCTTGGCACGCTTTTCCTTCTGCATAGCAGTAGGTTTGCCCTCTTTATAATACTTACCAGTACCAGACTCAGGAGTTGCTCCTTCTTCTACAGAACTGGGTGTAGTTTCTTCGTGCTCAATGACGTTACCATCTTCATCTTTCTGATGATGTTCGTTCTTGAGTTTATTTCCAATAACTTTTCTGCGGTTAGCAAGATAAGAATCTGTTTTATCTTTTTTGCCATCATTATTGATGTCACCATCCTCTTTCCCGACTGGATCGAGTTTCTTTGTTTTCTCCTGCACCTCTTGATAGGCAGCAGACATATCAGGTAGTTCTTTAAAATTCATCTTATTTGGTAACCTTATCCTTTTTATTTATCTTGTTAATAAACTCACCAGGGGTAAGTTTACGCATATAGTTAGCGAGTTTATCAGTTCCCATCTCACCTGCAGGTTTGAAATTAAAGAACTTGATGTCATTTCGTTCCACCATGTCTTTCAACCAAGTACGAAATAGATGGTCAGACTCATCAATAGAGATGACGTAATTGCTACCCCTACTAACAATCTTAGAAATGATCCCTGTGTTAAGGTTTTCAACGAATGTGCCCTCTTTGAATAATTCACCTGAGAAGTATGCTTCTCTCAATCCTTGAGAGTCCAACTTAGGTGCGTACTCAAATATATTATAAGAACAATCGCCAAAATCTTGGTCTTCTTCAACCTTCATTGCAGTTCTTAACGTTCCGTAAAGTGACTGAAGATCCTTATCTTTGATACCCTTTGGTATACCTGACTTAAATGAATCGAAGTCACCCTGTACTGCTGCTGCTCTAAGTTTAGATGCTGACATACCTGACACACCTTCACCATCAGGATCTCTACCACCTGCTGAAGTTACTTTAATCTCATCAAAGGTATAAAGGTCACCATTATACTTGTTTGCTAGTGAGTTGAATTCACTGACCCTATCACCACCCACCACAATATTAACTGAACTATACCCGTCAGCATCGAGTCCACTGAGAACATCAAAAATAGTACGCATGTCAGCATTATCAATAATCGCGTTAGAATGATCAGGGTACGCTTGGCGCATATACTTGATTTTAGTCCCCGCATCGAGGGGGTTCTTCTTAGGATCCTCCGACCTTGAGGGGTATATTCTATACTCTCCTCCACTAGTTTTTGCCTCTCTTGCTACTTTGTCTAGAAGTTTCTCATGTCCAATAGTAGGTGGATTAAATCTTCCAAATGTAATAGATATTGCACCTTGATCGACCGCACCCTCGCCATCTGCAGTTTCTTCTCCTCCTGCTGATTGTTGGGGTCCTGCGTCATTGTCTTTTGTAATTTTTACTAGTTTACCATCCTTCGACATATGGGTTACGTTGCCATTTTGATCGGCATACCGTCCGTAACCAATGTGTTGGAGGTTTAGTTTCTCTGCTGCTTTTGCAGCGAACGATCTTTCTGCTTCAGATAGGAAAGCACTAAACTTTTTCATTCGTCCAATTTTTTTTAAGGTTAAAGTTTGCTTTACTAAAGGTCATTCGGTCTACAAGTTTCACAGGTACTTCGTTTTGTGTAACGAAACCTTCGTGAGCAGTTGGTTGGTCATTCAAATAAGGAGTGACTGTACCACTGACTCGTATATTGCTCATGAGTGACTGTTTCAGTTGGAAGATTTGATCCCACACTCTAAAGGTGTAGATATTCACTTCTTGCTTATATTTATCAGGTAAGGCATTATACATTTCTGCGGAAGGTGGTACCATCTCAAATCGAATCCATAGATTGATGTGCTTGAACATCTGGTCACGAATCTTCTTATCAGCAGGAACCTTTGCCCTGACTAGATTCTTCATGAATTTGAACCAGTCGAACTTAACCTTTCCTTCACAAACAGCACTTGCTTCGTTGTGTCCTAGCATAAAGCAATCAGACTCACCAAAAACATTAACACCAAAACGAGGAGTGGCAGTTGGAGAAACAACATCATAACCAGTGTGAGGGGCAAACACAATATGACCACCAGTTTTGGTAGCAAACCGATACTCAAGAGTGTTAGGAGTATAGGTACGACCCCCAGATACCCCAATATAGTCACCTTGGACAATACCACCAATCCTAGGAAGGTGGCGATAGCATAGACGAAGAATGTTCGCCACTTCCCCCTTGTAGTACGCATCAATGTCCTCGTATGAATAAGCAATCTTGACCTTAACCTTGTTGAATACAGACTTTGTACCAACAAAGAACTTACCATTGTCAGGGTTAGTCCCAAATACAATAGCAGGAGCACCATCCCACTTCACACCAAGAGGCAGATCCTCGTGTAACAGAGCATTGACTGTCCTCAGAGCAGCACGACGACCATACATGATCATGTCTTCTGGATGCTCTAGGTGTTTGTTTGGCATAGGTGTCTTTCGGTACCCTTATTATAGCACAGTCAAGTGCCTTGTGTAGGGGGTGTGTGCCAGTTGTTGAACTGTCTCAACTTCTATAAAGTAACTTGAGCATCATGTACGCTCCTAGTTTACCCTTCTGTTTTGACTTTCTATATTCTGAGTCACTTCTAATAGTCATCGATAGAGTTAATTTCTCACTACCATTTGCCATAACATCGATAAACCATTCTTGGACAGAACCAGACTTAAGGTATGCTTTGACTTTGGTTACCTTAGGTAGAATATCTCTTAAAGGATCTGTAGAAGATGAGTCTGCTTTATTCCCAATTGCTTTTACTAAGATCATAGGTACTTCAACATCTTGTTCTTGCAATCTAAACTCTTCTTTAATCCATGCTTTAGTTGCATTTAGATTGCCATTGATCATCCCAACCAGATGTTCTCTGCAGACCTTATTCATTTCAATATAGAAAGCATCAAACTTTTTAGGATCTGCTTCAAATAGATCAAGAACTTTTTCTACTAGAATTGGATTTGGTTTCTGTCTAGTGGCAGTCAATGTCAACCAGTTATTCTTATCAACTTTGTCTTTACCTTTTACAGGTAATCTTGGGACCTTAGAGTATACTTCTGCCCACAACTTATCTTTTAACTGATCTGTTGCTCTAGGGTATGCCTTCTTCCATGCATCCTTTCTTAAAGTTGTTCCTACATAAGAGTTTAGTTTAGGTTCTTTGGATTTTTTTGTTCCTGCTTTTAAACTAATACCTACTACTTTAGGTGAAATCTTTTGATTTTTATGAACTAAAAAAATATCACCTGCGTGATTAGATGGAACTCCTCTTGGTTTTTCTCTATATCCCCAGACAACCTGTTGGATTGGTCTTGACTTGTGATACTTATACAAGTAATTCAGAATACCTACAGCATTATCCAGTTTTGTTTTTTTCATTGCAGGTCTAATCTGATCTAATTTATTAATATAACCATACGCTGCATCAATATTATTATTGTTTACAAATGTCTTTTTTGCTTTTATTGATCTTAGATCTAAGTTATCAATGTACTCTTCTAAATCAGCAGCGTTACTAAACTTCTTTCCTGTATTAAATGCTAGTGCAGGAAATAACTCTGTAATAGTAGAGTTGATAGTTGTTTGTTCGCCACCCGATAGGAATGCCATTACTCTTTAGATCTCCAAATCATTCTCGTCCCCTGATATTTATGAGGTACGGTCAGTCACGAATATGTTCATAATTAGGTGGTGAGTAATGATCGTTCCAGTGTCTGATGTTACCAGCAATAATAAAGAAGTTGGTAATTACCAACTGAGTAAAAATAATAGTTCTAATGATGCATATGATGTCATCATATCTCTTAGTTTTATTATCATTGAATGATCCTAAAGCATACTTCCAGATCTTCCAAACTTGTTTCAACCTATTTCCAACCTCCTTTTAGAACCCACTCATCATGATATTGATTTTTCCAATTTTTACCAATTCCATAAGATGGTTGAATTACTTGCTCAATGTATCTACGATTCTCTTTTGCGATATTCAAACTTTGAGTTTCAAGAGTTCGGACTCGTCCATCAACTTGGGACGCCCACCATACTGCACCTGCTCCTTGAACTAACAGAAATGATACGATGGCAAATGGAACTTTTAAGTCTTTCATAATTTTTTAAACTCCTTTTTTTTATAGTCATAGTTGGGGTGAGGTTGGGAAGGTACCCAAGGATTCTTGGATACGTTCTTGATGACAATAAATCTATCAGCAGCAAACGTACCTGCGATTTGAATTTCATAATCATCAGTAGTCAACCAGTTGAAGGAACCATCCTTCTTTGTGTGTGCCATCTTCTCATTAATCTGATTAATCAGATCAGGAGTAAGTTGCATAGGTTCTGTATCAGACAGAACCCTTTCATCTGGGTCTAGTTTACCAATCATACGTCACCTTGTTTACGGTTTTCAGAGAAGTGAACATCAAACTCGCCACCTGGGTAACGTGCTTTTAGTTTGTCCACATTCATTTCAATGACCTCCTCAGGAGATACATCTAGTGCTATACATGCCTGTATAAAATACCACATGATATCACCTAGTTCACGTTTCATATGAAATAGATTCTCTTGACTGACTGGTTTACCTTGGAATAGTATCTTCTTTACTATCTCAGTGAACTCACCTGACTCAGCACATAGTCCTAGTGCAGCAGTCAGTGCTCTGTGTGTTTGAAAATCTTTAGAGTATAAGTCTCTTAGACGATCTTGGAAATGACCACCGTACTTACTTTCTTCTGATGTTACAGCGTTAACGAACTTTGTATACTTGTTAAAATCAATCATAGGAGAGTGCATCGAAAGGTTTGGATGAAGTGAAACGTTTGACTAGATTCTTTTCTAGATCTTCTTGACCAGAGTCAACGATATCAGTCTGAGCAGATTCCTCTACATCATACAACCTCATCTTCGCTCTGTCAATACCGATACAGAACCTTTTGTTCATAGTCGGATCATTGTATCTATTCTTCAACTGCTTGACCATGATCTGATTCATTCCCTCAAGTTCCTCAGTCGAGATAAGAGCGAACATAAGATCAGCAGTGGCAGGAAGACCAAAGGACTCACTCGTATCAGTGAGATCAACATCAGTACTCCCAAAACCAGAGCGAGTCGTTTGTGTCGCAGAGACAATGGGGACATTAGTTTCAACAGCAAGTCCCCTGAGTTCTTCAGCAATTGCTTTAACATAGGTATAAGAGTTAACAATAGATCCTTTGTACCTTTCAGAGGCACAAATGTTGAGGTAGTCTACAAATATAATATCAGGTTTAATACTTCTTTTGAGAGCAAGGTCAGAAATCAAAGATCGAAAGTGACCAACATGTGCCGAAGCAGTTGGATATTCTTTAATGATTAACTTACCTTGAGTCTTCTTTCCTAACTGCTGAATCTTCTTTTCAAACATCATACGAGGTAACTCAGAGAGTTTCTGGATGTTGACGTTCATAAGATTAGCATCAATCCTTTCTGCAATCTTTTCTTCTGCCATCTCACAAGTGATGTATAAAACATTCTTACCTCGGAGTAGCATACTTGCTGCAACGTGACACATAAACAAAGACTTACCGACACCTGTGCCTGCAAGTGCAACATTCAAAGATTTGTTTACCAGTCCACCTTTAGTGATCTTATTAAAGAACTCTAAGTCAAAAGGAATCTTATCTTCCTTACGATGGTAGTAATCAAAACGATCAAATGCGTTGTCCATGTAATCATGTCCAACACTTTGATTAAAGGAAACCCCTAATGCATCTGAAAGAATCTGGGGAATGGCACCCTTATCTTTCTTGGGATCTTGACCGTCAGCAATCTTGACACTCTCCATAAGAGATAGGTAGATCGCACGCTCTTGACACCACTTTTCCGTAGTATCAACGATCCAATCGTAGTCTGTGGGATCATCGGAAAGGACATTTAAAGTCTCCAGAACAGTTTTATATTGCTCGTCACTTAGATCATTCCTTTCTTGACACTCAATACTAATGGCATTGAGAGATGGTAAACCGTTATACTGACTGATGTACTCATGGATCTCCAGAAAGATAACCTTGAGAGTCTTCTCAGTAAAGTAGTCTACCTTCAGGAAGGGAAGGACCTTGCGAGCATACTTCTCATTATAGACGAGATTACTAAGAATCGTGAGTTCGAGGGACATTAGAGATAGTGCAAATAGGTGCCAACGATGTACTTGTTGTTGGACTCAGGGGGTAGACCCGCATGTCTGTACTGCCAAGTAGATGGGAACAATAGTATCCTACCACACTTCGGTTCAATTGTACAGTCCAACTTTGGAAAATGTGTTTGACCTCCCATCCCGACACTGTTTAGGTACAAGAAACAAACAAGGAAACGACGTGCGCTGTTGTAGTCTTGTACATCGACATGGTTCTTGAACTGGTCATGCCCATTGTTTTGATAATATTTTAATCGTAATTCTTCAAAGCAATACTTTGATGGAAAGTCTGGACCTAAATCCAGTTCTTCCATATACATTTGTGTAGCATCAATAAAAGCATCCTCTAGTTTGACATGAATATCAGACCATAAAGGATCTTTTGCTCTGAGTCTATTTGTTAGATTCAGTTCCGTGAAGGAAGGTCGCTGCTCTCGATCAATATACTCACCGTTGGATTTTCCAAACGCTTCAAGTATCCTCTGACAAAGATCAGCGTCAACCAATTGATCATACGTTCTAACATAGTCTTTTAAATTAGTTGCCATACCTAAACTCTTTTGCTGCTGCTTCATCTAGTTTGTTCATTATTTCTTCGGTGAAATATTTCTCAGGATTGGCAAGAATAGCAGAAGGATAAACGGAAGATTCCCCAACAACAACGCGATTCCCCTTCCGTTGGAAGACTCCATACTTCTCACCCAACTCCAGTAGTCCGTAATACCTGTCCAGTCCACGGTCGTAATAAAGACGTGTTTCAACTTGCGAGTTCTCCTTGGTTAAACGTGATTTAGCATTCTTACATTTGATAATATTACCAACTACTTCTTTACCATCCTTTTCTTTTTTCTTAGAGAGAAAGATGATACTTGAAGATGCATACTTAAGTCCACTTCCACCACCCATTTCTTTAGTAGGAATGTAGGCACCTACAACATCATAGGTATGGTTAGTAACTAACATAGGAACATTTGCTTTACCCAACTTAAGAGTCAAAACTCGGAAGATAGACTTAACAACTTGTGCTCTTGTCATGTCACGAGTTTCTTTACCTTCCTCACTGTCAGTTACTTCTTTAGAAGTAGATAACATACCAAGAGAATCAAGAACAAACATCATAGGTTTCTTATCATCAAGTCCCATATACTTGTCAATGATCTTGATTGATTGATGTCGAAACTCTTGTACTGTAGTTACAGGTACAATCATCATACGAGTAGAATCAATACCCCTATCTTCAATCATCTGCTTAGAAATAGCAGACTCAGACTCAAAGTAGATCACTCCTGCATCTGGGTTAGACTCAAGAAAATGTTGAACAATGCCAAGGCAAAAGAAAGTTTTGCCAGTGGAAGACTCACCCGCAATAGCAGTGATCTTATTCCCTGGTACACCCCCATAGATGCTTCCGCTAACGAGAGCATTAAAGATATAACTACCAGTGTCAATGAAATTGCTAGTATCTCCTGCTGAAACTCCATCGGAGACAAGACTGGCATAATCATTATCAATTTCACTTGATACATCCTTTAGAAATGAGTTCACTCTTTGACCTCCGTCATAGTTGTAATAAAATTAGAACGTTTCATGGCACGCTCAAACCATTTTGCTTCTGATTCTTCCTCGAAAGATTGCTCTCTCTTATCTGGGATACCAAATGCTTTTTGATATGATACCACATATTTAGTTGTCATGCAAATAAAAACTCCAATGATGCTACTTTTTCATGTTTCCACCCGATAGTGTCCAAGATAACCTTTACAGGTTCAAGGAAAGACTTAGAGAACTGTAGATCATAGTCCACATGATTGTTAAGACCAAACTCTTTGGGGAAAGTGTTTAGGTAACTGATCACGTTTTCATTGATCTTGTTTGGAGTCTTCATGTACACAAACTTGACCTTTTCACCATCTTGTATCAGAGGATACTTGTGAGTCAATTTGTTTTTCTTGTTGTAAAAGTTGTACAACAAAGCACCACGAACATGAATGGGTGTGCCTTTGCTGTAGATAGTGGTCGGGTTCGCCCACTTATTTATTCCGTTGCATCCCCTTGGGAATGAGATGTCTTCAACTGGCAATGAACAGAACTCAGTCTTGAAGTCTTTGATAAACTTCTGTGCTTCTGCTTCACCTTCATTCATGATAATGGTAAAGCATTTACGAATCGCCTCACGACATGCCATAGGAGTAGAAGACTTAACTGCCTCCAGACCCATGATCTTAAGTTTAGGTGTTTCATAACGAACACCCTCACTGTCCCATACGTTGAGAATGTATCGCTTCTTAGCAGTCCATAGACCCTTTTCAGCAATGTTCTCACGCTTCATAATCATTTTCTGCTCGTAAGCGTTGACATATGTGGCGAGCGTTTGGTAAGAATCCGAAATATATTTTTCAAATTCCACCTCACACACCTTGTTAAGGAAAGTAACGACCCTCTTAACATCCGTTTCTCCGCCCTTGAATACACCTTGGACCAGAGGACCAAGATTAAGGTAGATAGAATCAGTATCAGAAGCAATAACATAATCATCTCCATCAGTTTTGAGTACCTTGTTGAGGTACTCGTTCATTTTGTTTTCAATCCATCGAATACTTACTTGCCCAGAGAGAGTAATCGCCTCAGCATTTGCCAGATTGTAGTATCTGAAGTATTGGTTTCCAATGGCACCATAGGCAGAGTTGAGTTGGATCTTTCTTGCCATTTGGATGTTGTTGAACTTTGATATATCTTTTTGTAGTGCCAAGGTCTCTGCAGGTGTCTTGGCATGTTCAAGATGCTGCTTTGCTTGTAGCATCCTTTTCTTGTAAATGGTACGTTCATCATAGATCTTCTGCATGATTTCGGGTAAGAACCCATGGACGTCTTTACGGTATTGAGCACCGTTGGCACAGACACAATAGTCTTTCTCGAAAGTTAGTTCCTCTTTAAGGATTCGATCAACTGTAACCTTTGGATGACGTTGTTCGACGAGGGTCTCTGGGGAAATATTGTACTGCATAATAAGGTGAGGATACAGACTATTAAGGTCAAAACTGACCACCCAATCATAGCATCCAGTCTTCGGTTCTTTAACATAAGCACCTGCATACTTTTCGTTCTTCCTTGCTGCACCTTTTCGAGGTGGCACCACGACCTTTCGATCTGTAAGATAGTTATAGATGATAGTATCCCACATGCGAACCTGAGAATATACATCCTCAAAGTTTGCCTTGGCATCATATGACATAGTGATTGCTAGTTCAAGCAACTTCATCTTGTCTTCCAGTCTGTCGATCAACTCAACGTCTTGGATGTTGTACTCCATAAACTTCTGCCAATCTTTTGTATAGAAGTCTTTGAAGTTTTCATACTCACTATGGTCAACCTTACGTTGTCCTAACTCAACGAAAGCGATATGGTCGAGTCGATAGGACTCTTGGTTACTATAAGTAAACTTACGATAAAGATCAAGATAGTCAAGAATATTGATCCCACTAAGGTCATAAGCATAGTTCTTCCGTCCTTGGACATAAACTTCCCTTTCGTTTGCACGATTCCAAGGTGACAATGATTTTGTCCACTTTGAACCTAATACTCTATTTACACGACGAGCAATGTATGGGACGTCATAAAGATTGACGTTCCATCCTGTCAAGATGTCAGGAGTGTTCTGTGCCCACCAAGTAATAAAGTCAGTAAGCATTTCATTTTCTGTCCAGAAAAACTTTGCCTTGACTCCTTCAGGGGGATCAAACTCACGCATCGCCCAAGTGTAATACTGTTTTGTCACCATGTCTTTGATGGTGATTGATAGCATTTCTTCTGCTGCTTCCTCTACTGAGGGGAAACCATTGTCACATTGAACCTCAATGTCCAATGCAAACATTTTGATTTTTTTGATATCATAGTCTACACCGTCAGGAAACTCACGACGGATATACTGATATACGAATCTTTCATAACCATGCACCTCAAAACTTTCGACCCCATCATAGGTCTTGATAAATTCCCTTGCTTCCCTTGCAGTCTGAAACTGCATAGGTGCTACAGGGCGACCATCAAGGGTCTTGTATTCTTCGGTTGCATTCTTAGATAGAACATACAATGTAGGAGAAAACTGTGTACGAAATTGAACGGGTTCTCCGTTCTCATATCCCCGATAAAGGATCGTGTCTCCTGCGAGTTGAATGTTTGTATAGAATGAACTCATGTATTGTTGTAGATCTCTACAAGTTTGGAACTCGGTTCCAGTATAGTAAAGATTTGCTCAGATGTCAAGAACAAATCTCGTTGATCTGTGTACTTGGGGAAGGGTATGATTTCCTCATCACCAACGACCTCAAAGCATTTTTCAATTAAGATGCTAGGTTCTTCATCTAGTTCAGTTATTTTGCCCAAGAGATACTGGGGACGATCCTTCAGGAGGATCAAACGTAACTCCTGTTGCAGCATTTCCTCTTCCACTTTCTGCCTCCACGATTTTGTTGTATTTTTCCTCTACCTCAGGATAGGTTTCGTATGCGCTGACAACTTCATCAAGTTTCAACATAATACTTCTATCCTTTGATAAAGGTGCCCAAGGTTCAAAGCGAATATTGGGATTTGAGTTTTTGTTGAGACGTTCTTCACCCTCAACTTCCGTAAGCAACTCAGGTTCCTCACGATTCTCCAACCAAACATTATAAGGATAACGTAGTTGAAATGCTACTGCTTTCTCAGGGTCCTCTTTAGTAGTTACCTCGAACAGGTCAGAGATGACATCTTCACCGCTTTTTGTTCTTACGATTCTTACGCTCATAGTTCCTTTGTGAAATAGTTAACATACACTCTTTGATCAGATCCTTTAGGACCTGGTGATCTGCTTGCTTAGTGTTATCAGCAATTGGTCTCACATAACGCATTATATCATCTAAATGATCCTTTGGCAAGTCTAATGTTAGGAGATCCGATTCTCCATCGTAATTATTTGGTTTTAAATTCAAATAGATATTCATTAAAAAAAGAGACCTGCGAAAGGTCTCCGTTTAGTTTCATTATTATGTATGCAGATTATTTGAGACTTTCTACTGCCTCAAGTGCCTTCAATCTCAACTCCTCAGGAAGAGGAACATAACCAAGACTGTCTGCCTTCTGCTGTTGAGTAGGAGTCAGTGCATAACGAAGAGTTTCCTTCACTGCTTCATTCTTATCATACTCAGGGTATGCAAGAATCCAAGTCAAAGAAACGATTGGGTATGAGTTATCACCTGCAGGGTTAGCATCAGCACCACGAAGTTGATCATCAAGAATAATCTTACCAAGACCTGCAGAAGCAGTCTCAGCAGATGCCTTCACAAAGTTACCTGCCTTGTTTTGAAGTGCAGGTTGCTCAAGTGCTTCCTCATTTTGCACATAACCATAGTTAACATAACCAATAGCACCAGGTGTAAGTTTGATAGAAGCAGCAACACCACTGTTACCTTTACCACCAATACCAACTGGCCATTTTACTGACTTACCTGTGCCTACAGTCTTCTTCCACTCAGGAGAGAATGCTGACAAAGAGTTAGTGAAACCCTTAGTAGTACCAGATCCATCAGAACGATGAACAGTTTTAATAACACCACCCTCACAACCGAAGTAAGACCAATCAGCAATCTTACCAAGGAAGACATCAGCAAGTTCCAGTTGTGTCATCTTCAGATCACAACCAGGATTATTATAAGCAGGAACAATAGCACCACCAGTCATAGGAATGTGAACCATACCTTCAGCAGGTTGCTTACTGTCCTTTACAGCACCATCAGAGGCACCGAAGTCCACTGTCTTAGCAATAAACTGACGAACACCTGCACCACTACCAACTGCTTGGTAGTTGACTTTGTTACCAGTTTCTTTTGAGAATGAATTAAACCAGTTGGCATACAACATGGCAGGGAATGATGCACCTGCACCATTGATTCTAAATTCTTCTTTCTTTTCTTCTCCACCCCACCAGAAAGCGTTTGCTCCTGTAGGAATAGCGAGAGCAGCAGTCAAACCTGCTGCGATTAAAGCGAGTGAACGTTTCATTGGTCAATCCCTTAGAATTTGTACTTGGTGCCAACTTCAAACTTCCAATCGCGAGTGTCATCGCTATCTTGGAATTTGTTCTCCCACTTACCATAAGCACCGAACTTGTCAGTGATCTTTACTTTACTACCAACTTCAATAACTTTGAATGTTTCATTATCCCCACTCTCAGGAACGGAAACACCAAAACCACCTTCAATATATGGAGAGAAACGACCTGACTTGGTTGAATAACCGACACGTCCTTGGTGGACTGCCTTACTGTAGTCTTCATCAGTCCCTTTGAACTCGTGTTTGGACTCAACGTATGGACCTGCCATGACGGGGGCGGAGATCGCCAAACCGAGCAGGGCAACTGCGAATGCTTTCATTTGTTTTTTGTGTAAATTTACAAGGTATTCTGGTATATCAGAACACCTATGTAATATAGCACAGTTGCCCATAGTTTTGGGTAAAGGTCAGTTTAAGGTTTTCAAGAGATAGTGTATGACTTGAGTTTTTGATGTTCAGGTATAACTTTCTTTAACTCGATTGTTAGCAAACCATTATTAAACGCAACTTCACCGATCTCTACATCGTCGGATAAGTTGAACCCTCGTGTGAAAGATCTACCTGCCACACCTTTGTGTAGATATTGTTCTTGATCTGGTGCTTCTTCTTGGCATTTTGATTTGACAATCATAATGTTAGATTCAGTAGTAACTTCAATATCTTCTTTCTTCCATCCTGCTAGTGCTAGTTCAATACGCCATTTAACATTTGATTCTTTGACGATATTGTATGGAGGGTATGCTCCACCTGGAGATCCTGCTCCGTATGAATGCAGTCTGTAGAACAAATCATCTAGTCCTACACTGTAGCGGTTTGCTGCATCAAAAATTGCATTAACGTCCTTCGAGGACCATTTTTGTAAGTTTGTCATAGTGCTCCTTATTAAGCGAGTGTGAATGTGTGACCCGAAGCATCACAGTTATATTTAACTACATTCCAGTCCCTAACTGATAGTGTACAGTCCGAACCCTTTTGTAGGAAATACCTAACCTATATAGTGGTAGATCTCAATCATGAGTAAAAATGAAGAAAATTTTACCTCTGGTTATGTTACTCATGGCAGGAATTCCTGCTCATGCGGGTGGAATAGTTAGTAAACATCAGTCTAGTTTACAACATACGGTGGAAGCAGGGTACAAATCTTACAATAGAGTTGGTAATGCTTTCTCAATCTCTGGTACGAATGTAGTCACAACACATACACCAACAGGTGGTAGTGCTGTAGATGGTGGTATTGGCATTAACTCCTATAGTGCTACTACGGGTGTTGGAACAGTTGGAGCAATTACTGGTGTTCAAAATGGATGCACAGGATCAAGTTCAGGAAGTGACCTAGCATGTTCAGGATCATTCAATTTCAGTCAGTCATTCACACAAGGTGATGTTGGAGGATCAGGTGCTGATGAAGCAACGTTTGGTAATCAAGTTCACTACACTGCAGGTAGTGTATCAGCGTCTGCTAATGCACCAGGTACTGTTACCAACGGACACGCTGTTACTCTAACAGGTACAGGTCTAGCAGGTACTACAACTACTGGTCAATTTGTTAGTGAAATCTCTGTCTTTGACTAAAGTTTAGTGGAGAAAGATTACCATGCAGAACCTTTCATATATATTAGCAAGGAGGACATATGTCCTAGGTGCGGTTATTACTTTGGTAAGTACTACGCCTGCGATTGCTGTCCCCGTGGTGCCAAATTTCCAACAGGGATCAATGACTTCTCACACGGAAACGACATCAAAAGTGACAGAAACCATCAATTCGATGGACTACAATACTGGGTATCAATTTTCGGTAACTGGTTCAGGCGTATCTGCAAGTGGTAATCTATCCCCTACCACTGAGAAATCAAACGTAATTATTGAAGGAGTGACTTCGACATGGACAGGAATAGGAACGAAACCAACGTTCACACAGACAACACCAGGGGCAGCGTTTCAGTTCACAGAGACCTATCAATCCCCAGGTCTTTCAAATCACACGGTAATCCAGAGGACTACCGAGGTTACAAGCGTAACAGATACCACAAGTATCTTCTCCCAGTAGCAACATCCCTTGCTATGACTGGGTTTATGCCTTCTGTTAACGCAGAGACTGTTGGTGGTGTAAGTGCAACTGCTGCTCCCGTTGCGAATAGTTCAGGCTCAGTGACCAATCAAGCTATTCAGGTTTTACAAGGTCCATATATAACTAACACTTATGGTAATGGCATTCAATGTCAAGGACCGACTATGAATGTCACGCCATACATTACAGGTAGTGCATCAGCACAAAAACCAAACGAACAATACTGGGATTCTCCAGTCTACAATATGTTAGACGCAGATGATAATGGAGTGCCCGATAATCCAGGAGAGATTTTATATTTTGTTCCAACAAGAACAGGACAGAAAGATAATTATAATTTAAGTATAGGTGTGTCTGCTACATGGTCTAACCCCATGGATAAGAAACTGCAGAAACTATGTAAAGAAGCAGCAGCATCAAACATCGCATTGATGAATCAGATGAATGCTAATAAACGCTTGGATTTTGAGATCGCGAGATTGAAAAATTGCGGTTCATTAATGAAAGAGGGTATATCCTTCCATCCAAAGTCACCTTATTATTCTGTGTGTGCTGACGTGGTAGTACAAGGTGTTAATACTATTAAACCCCACGTTCATAAGATTACACCTAACGAGGTTTCTTCGGATGCTTCACTTTTAAAGGAGGTAACCCTCTCTTTTGACGGATCGCGTTTGCCTTAACTTCAATTCTAGTAGGTTGACGAGGTTCTTTACCTAGTAACTTTTGAACCTTTTTAATAATTTGCTTGACTATAGGTTTAACAACTCTCAATAATAATGGTGTTGCTGCAGCAGCAGCGGTAGCTACTACAGCAATTGATGCAGTAGTGCTAACTTGATTTGCAGTTGGTAGAAATTTTTCAACTGCAGTTGTATCTTCATATAATATTACACAGATTTTACCATCTTCACTTAGTTCGTGACCAATAACTCTTTCATCTCCACTTGCTGTTAGGTCACCAACTCTAGGTTGATTAGGTCCAGGGCACTCAGTAGGTGGAGGTTTGACTGGAGGTATATCAGTATCAGTTTCTACATCATCTGGAGGAGGTGCTACAGGTGGAACTGGTGCCTGCATTTCATACTGTAACTGTTCTGGTGAGTAATCAATAGGATTGAATGAAGGTAAACCTGCATCACAAAATATCTTCGCACCTTTAGGATCGTCACCTACAATATTATCATTCTTATCACTACTTTCATGTGCCTCAACACATCCAGGAATGTCAATGATGGGTACACCAATCTGTTGAGTGACAGGAGGATATATCGGAATCGCCATAGGGGGATCCGATGTTAACCATTTCGGTATATCACTGATGAAATTGTTTCGGATATTGATGGTTCTAATTGAACCACCGTCAATCCTAATCGTTGGTATCTCCGACATCTTCAGTTACCTCACATGCATCATTAAGATCATTAACCATATTACCACCTATCTCTGAACCTTGTTCTCCACCGAACATAGCAATCCAACCTGCTGCTAACCAACCAACAAATGGGATTCCAGTGACAGCAGGAGCAACAGCAGCACCTACACTAGTACCGACAAGACGTCCCGTTTGCTTGCCACCACCGACCGCCTCGATACACGCGACAGACTTTTTTGAGATTCCTGATTTACCTCCTGCACTACCATCTTGCCATGAGCGAGCATTAGATACAGGTCCACCTTGATTGGTTGATCCGTCCATGACATACTCTTCAACAACTTGTGTCTTGGTTTTCCCGAATCCGAGAAACCCAGAAGGTTTCACAATGTCCTTAGTGATGTGCATCGTCTTAGGATCATTGGCACTGTAACTGATCTTATACCCATCTTCGTCTGCAGTAGCAACATAAGAAGTATAAGGTCCTACAGGCATGTTTAACTCAGGTAGTTTGGAACCATTTCTAGTTGCAAGCATACCAATCATACCGATATGAGAAGCAGCAAACAAACTACCGATTATACCGATTGATATCCATTTAGTGTTCATGGCATTGAAGGCAATTTAACATCTGGGATAGCAGGTCCTGTTGTCTCAGGCATGATACCTTCGACTACATTAGGGAGTGCTGAAGAGATTCCTGCACCTAAAGAACCTAACGCTTTCTCTTTTAGATCTTCGATGATGGCATCTTTCTGTGTATACACATACACAGCACCACCAACAGCGGAAATAGAAACAGTGAATGATGCGAGGGCAAGAACGTTAATAATTTTTTGCATGATGATTACTTAGTATCAGAAGGGACAATTTTTACAGGACCTTGTTCGATCCTTATAGTTTGAGCAGGAGCAGTCTCTGATGCCTTAGCGATAAGAAACTCCATATCTTTTTTAGATATGTTTGCACTACCACCACCATCACCATTCTTTTTCTTACCTCCCGCTTGGACACCGAAGGTAGCTACGACTCCTGTGAAGACCGAAGCTATGAAAGTTGGATCCATGTCCTGTTTAGGAATTTTCAATGCAGGTGGTAGATCAACATACGCTAATGTTAAGATTCCACCAGACCAAATCAAAATTCCAAGTCGCACAAAGGTAGAAAGGATAGCAAGTTGCTCCTCTTTATCCTCTGCTGCTTCTTTAAGTTTACCTAAGATACCCTTCTTAGGGTCTTCTTTTTTAACTGCATCTGCCATGATAATTATTCTATTGTATTATTATCTATAACATAAAGATTTCCACTTATTGAGATGCGGTGATCATCTGTAGTATAAAACGGATTAACACCGTGATTAAGGCGTGCAGGGAAGAATGCTATCTTCCATTCCCAAGTTTTATCTATGTAAAGGTATTCTGTATCTAGTCCACCTAGTGCTGTGTTGTACTGGAACATGAATGCTGCAGTCTCATTTCCATTTGTCTTATATCTCCTTCTCTCTTCTTCTAGGTCGTATGGAACTTGTACCCAAATCACAAACGAAAATAACCCACTGTGTATATGCAGAGGGTTGAAGTCGTATTTACTTTGAAAGTTTACCCAAAGTCTTTGTAGTTTAAAGTCACACTCATTGATTTCTCTCATCGTCTCTGCTACACCCATAGCAGGTTGGAAACCAAACTGCTTGATATATTCGTATGAAAGGCAGCGAGTGAACCCACTTATCTCCTTAGATAGGGGTAAAGTCCACTCTTCTTCTATATGCCCTCTCAGAATGCCTCTAGCGTCCGTCTCAGGGGTCTTAGAGACTGTGTTGATGCTATGCTGTAATTCTTCAACTACTGCAGGGGGAACCTCTGCTAGTAGGTATCCAGGACTTTTAAACCACTGGACATGATAATTAAAGTCGCTCATTCTGTAGTGCGTTTCTTTCCGATATTGTATTTAGACTCTAGTGTCCAGTCCCCCTTTTCTTTGTATGCAATAACTTTGATTTGACTTAGTGGTGCTACACCTTTAATGCTGTCTTCCTTTACAATCTCGACTAGACCCCAATCAGATAATAGTTTGATTATTCTGTTTCGTCTTTGTACATCGTTGTCTGATAAGTTTGCTTTCTTTCCGTCTAATGCAAATAGTTCTTTAAAATGTACGATATAGTATTGTCCTTTTTTATGTAGAATGTGGCAGGACTGATACAGTTTCTTTTCCTTACGGGAGGCAACTCCAATACGGGTAAGTGTTTCGCGAACTTTCAAGAAATCGTCAGGTTCCTTGAGGTTCACTTCAATCATATTCTCTTTAGTCCATTGGACTTCATTACCTTCACTCATCTTTTCTTACCCCCTTTGTTCAGTTTGTCTTTAATGTAGTCTAGATGATTAGGAGATAGGATACGCAATGCTTGTTTTGCCTTTTCATTACTATAACCATAGTATTCCTTGACAAGTTCAAGATCATTCACCTTTTCCTTCTTTCCCCAAGGAGAGAATCTCTTTCGGGGTCGTACTATATGTATAAAAAAATCATACTGCATACGATTAGGTAAGTTTGGATACATATTCATCTCGTTAGCATATAGAACTGTGTCCATATGATGAGACATGCATTTATTAATAATGAAAGCAGGGTACTTCTTTTCCCATGTAGGATCTTCACCGTCCATCAAGTCCTCTTTGTTGAGATTGATAGAGTTTAGATAATCCTTTAGAGGATATCTGTCATCGTATTTCATGATAATAAAGTTGAAAGATTGCTATCTCTTGTGTTCCAGAACTCAGGGAAGGTTAGAAACAATTTAGGATGGTATAAACATCTTACCATATTTTGTCCCCAATCAACATACCCCTTCGGTGCTTTCTTATAATTCTGAGTAATAACTGTCCCTCTTGATTGTATAAAAGTACCATCCTTTTTCAAAGGGATTTGATCTACGGGAGTCTCAAATATAAGTTGGCGATATGGAGTTGACAATACATGAATGAATGAATCAAAGTCATCAGGACTTGATTGACGATGACGTAATCTTACATCCTTTGATATACCACCTGATTGAAACTGAAACTTCTGTGTCATCAATCCATAGTCAGTTTCCCAGAAAACAACTTTCTTAACTTGAACTTTGTCCCACCTATTACTTCTATTGATAAGCAAGTCAATTCCCATATCAATCTCAGGTTCTGCTACATTCCATCTGTTCTCTGCACAGTAAGACTTTACCAAATCTTCGCATACTTTTCCTGCGTAGTTGGTAAGGTTCTTCTCATCAGACCTTCGGCAATGTTCTATTTCCTCTTCCAAGAGTGGAGGGGTGATAGCATATTGAATCTGGTCTAAAGGTAGGTGTGAAACATCTTTGTGTATAGATCTTCGATTGTATGGTGCTTTGTTCATTTTAATAATTTAATAGGATTAGTTCTTTTCTTTTTTCTTGATCCTTCATGTAATCACCTACCGATCTCATTGTATATGTGTGATCGTATTCTTGTGCCTTCCAACCTTGGAAACGTTCTTTGATTAGATTGTCTGAGTTGTAAGAGATCATTTGATCTACCTTATACTTGTCACAAGTTTTATGGAATGTTTCATGAGAGAATCCACTATGCATTCTACCCTTCTTACCATACAGGTTGTCTTTGATAGAGTATGGAGGATCCAGATACAAGAATACAGTATCATCATCCGTCATCAATTTCTCATACGACAAGTTAGTGATGTGCCACTTTTGGATGAGTTGGGAATAGAAAGGGAGTTTTTCGATTCCTCGCATTGAAAAGTTTTGGTCGGACGCTTGGGAAGAAAAGGATGAGGACTCAGAGAGACCAGAAAAAGAGCACTTGTTAACAACATAAAAACTAATGGCACGATAAAAGGGTTCACTGTCAGAGAGTTCTCGGTTGAGGTATTCTCGTGCTTCAATGAAGATTCCTCGTGCTGATTGCTGATCGGAGTATCTTGATTTGAGTTGTTTGAGTTCATTAGTTAGTTTGTCTCCAGAGATCTGCAACTGTTTCCAAAATGTATATAATGGTTCATACAAATCATTAACCCAAATACTAATGTTAGGGTATTGTTGTGTAACGTACAATGCAACAGAACCACCACCCAAGAATGGTTCGCGATACTCTGTGTACTCACTTAGATTAGGAAAGTATGGTGCCATCTTTTTAACAGCACGAGATTTTCCACCAGGATATCTAAGAGGTGTTTTTAAAGATGTTGCTACAGTCATTACAACCATTCAATGTAACCAGGATCTCCAGTAGGAGGTGGTGGAACTAAAGGTGCATAGTATCCTCTGGGTTTTGGTTGAGGAATAATAACAGCATCAATAGAATTGAATAACCTATTCAAACTCCTTGAATACATTCTGTAACCTGCTCCAACATAAACTTGTCCTGCAACAACTGCAACAGTAGCAGTGCCCCAGAACAGATAGTAGAATCTACTTTTCACTTGATGTCGTACTTTGTCTCGTTTAGTCGTCATGATCGTCAAATGGGTCGTCTAGTCCTTCGTTTGCAAAAAATCCTCGGTAGACACCATAGAAGGTAAAAAGTGCTACGATAACTCCTACACTGATAGCAAGAGTAATGTTTGGATCTGCATTGTAATGTGGGATGATTGCATTACACTTAGTCCAAGTTCCAGGTAGGGTATACACTGGTGGGCATGATGCGATTAGGTCGCGTATAGCGAGCATTTCTCCTGGTCCCATTAGTTAAAATTACACTCCATCATAAGTTGAGTTAGACATGCTAACAGATTAATTTCTTGATCTGCTACGAATGCAGATTTGTATTGATAGTCTGCAATAATTAGAACTGCTGCTGCAGTGCTAGGACCATCCATAATAGATGATAGATTATCGTAGATCTGTCTTAGGATAGCAGCAGGATCTGAATCTAGATTCTGTTGTACCCATTTCTTTACATCATTAAACTTCTTGGTTTTCATAGCACCAACAAGAGTATCGATCTTGGCATCACCTAGGATTGCTAGGATACCAGTGTCAATACTTCCTGATGAAGCATACCTTTGAAGTTCATTGAGAGTACGTCGGAAGTCTGGGTAGTATTTTTGTACAACCTCAGCAACAACTTTGTCGGAGAATGAAACCTTCTCGGAAGTAAGAATGTCACGACATCTTTCAAAGAATGATGCAGCAAGTTCTTGTTTGATCTTACCACGAGCATTGAAGTCGATAACAGTTGTTCGACTATGCAGGGGTTCGATTATCTTGTTCTTGAAGTTACAGGTAAAGATAAAACGACAGTTCTTTTGAAACTCTTCGATCGATGCCCTAAGGAGTAGTTGTACGTCGGGTGTCGTATTGTCTGCTTCATCAATGATAAGAATCTTGTGCTTGCTAGAAGAAGTAAGAGACACAGTAGCAGCAAAGGATTTTGCCTGATTGCGTACAGTGTCCAAGAATCGACCTTCATCAGATCCATTGATGACATAAGAGTCTGCTCCTAGTTCATTACAAAGTGCTTTCGCAATAGTTGTCTTACCTACACCTGCTGTGCCAGAGAGAAGAAGATTAGGAATCTCCCCCTGCTCTACAAAGTTAGTGAAGGTGTCTTTCACATTCTGGGGTAGAATACACTCGTCAATAATTTTAGGACGGTATTTCTCAACCCAGAGAAAATCATCATTCATTAGGTTCAAGTGCGATATAGTACTTGATGCCAGTTCCTTGGAATTTGGCAACGTTTTTACTACTAACAGATACATCATATGCACCTGCAAGAAGTTTCAAGTTCTCAACTCGGAAGCAATAACAGAATGTTTGATCTGTGTTTCCAACCTTAACTGAGAAGTTATTAGAAGTTTCGTTCTTCTTGTCAGTAACACAGAGATTCATCTCCTCACCATCACCAAACAAACAAAGGTCTGGGAGTTGATAGATTGCTGCTGCCTTATTGAGTTGCTTATGGGTTTCAGAATCTAGGTGAAAGTGAACATCCATGTCAGGAAGTTTGATCTCTTCCTCAGGTGCCTGAGTAATGATTTCAGGATCAGCATAGAAGAACCGTGTCTTAGAGCGACCAACTTCATCACTAACGACTACGAAACTTTTGCTATTGGTGTCAATCTTTGGTTGATCAAAAAGAGAGAGACCGTTAACAAAAAGACCCAAATCATAAATGCTGATCTCAGATTCAAACTGTTCTTGAACTTCAGCAATAGCAAGAATGTTCTTGTTAATGCTCAGAGTAGAAATCGTATTACCTGGTTTGATAACGATTGATTTGTTGATCGCACAAAAGTTTTTAAGGACTTCAATTGTTTGGGGAGTGATTACTGTCATTGAGGATAGGTTTCGATTTCTTTGTCTTTTTGATTAAAATGGTAAAGGAGTACAGCGTAGTGCATGACCTTCAAGAGATCCATTTGTGCAGATCCCTTTTTGTCATACCGTGAAGCGTACTTAAGAATATTACTACGACAGAATGCCTCAGCGTCCCCACATGCTTGAATCAAATCGAGAGTCTGAATACTGTCATTACCTGAAGAGTAATGTTGACCATACGTCGAACTGATGTATGATCGTAGTTCTTCAAGTATCGTATCTTCTTGATACTTCATAATATAGAAGAGGATTTAGTCCTCTTCATTATACTCTGTTTCTTCTCCTGCGTCAACCTTTGTATAAAGGTCAAGGAATGATTGCTTAGTGTCATTGTCGAAACGGTTCACACAATGAGTAACTGCTTGAAGACGATCACCGAAGATGGAGTATGCCTTAGCAATGTGCACAAGTCTACGAGTAGTGATAACTTCATCAACACCACCATCATAGAATGTCTTACGGATAACACCTGCCCACTTGACAAGATTCTCAGTAAAGTTTTTATCACATCCATTAGCAACAAGAATCTTAGTCTCGATAGCAGAAGAAGGATACTCTTGCTCGATAGTGATAGGGAAACGCTCAAGGAATGCTTCATTCAATACATTAGTACCGACGAACCTACCATCATCACTGCCCTTACCTTTTGTGTTAGCAGTAGCGATAACTGTGAATCCTTTAGCAGGACGAACATACTTACCGATCTTCTTCAGATACACACCCTTCCCTTCAAGAACGGATTGTAGGCAGAGGATCTTGTTACTAGCAAGGTCAATCTCGTCGAGTAGCAGGACTGCACCCCTTTCGAGTGCTTCGATGACAGGTCCGTTATGCCAAACAGTTGACCCATCAACAAGACGGAAACCGCCAATAAGATCGTCTTCATCAGTCTCAATAGTAATGTTTACACGAATCAATTCGCGACCAAGGTCTGCACAAACTTGCTCAACGGACATTGTTTTACCGTTGCCAGAAAGACCTGTAATGAATGCAGGATAAAAGAGTTTAGACTTGATAATCTTTTTAATCGGTGTGTAAGTACCAAACTGGACATAGGAAGCATCTTTATCAGGGATGTAGGTTGGTTCTACTGCAGGTTGTGCAGCAGGTGCTTCGTAAATTTTTTCGATCTCTTGAGTAGTAAGATTCCATTTACCGATACCTGTCTTGTATTCTTTGAGTCTCCTGCAAGCAGTCTCATATCCAACTTTGAGGACCTTCGCAGCAGAACGAATATCAGAACAACCAACATCAGTACCAACCTTATTGGTAAGATAGTCAACGAGTTGTTCAGTAGTAACTGGGTTTGGAGCGAAAGTCATTGTATTAAAAGGATTGTTTGTTTGTTATGTACTTATTATAGCAGGTACAACTGCTGTGTGCAATGGGTGTGTGCCACTTATTCAAGTGTCACGCGATCTGTTCGATGAACTTGTTCAAGATAGTCTTGTTACCCATCTTAGAACCCATGTGCTTTTTGAATGCACGTTGTAGTTCTGCCTTGGTAGCAACTTCACCTTTTTGAGAAACCGCAAGATCTTCAGATTCAGCACCAAGATTTCTATCAGGGATGTAGAAAGACTCAGAGAATCCTGCTTGCTTTGAGATAGAGAAGAACTTTTCCTTCTTCCACTTCTTGTCCATGTCAGCAGGTACAGTGTCCACGTTGTTACGAACTGCACGACCGAGTTCACTCTTACTGCAGATACGAATACCAATCCAGTTGTAATCAGTAATCTCTCTGTGGAAACCTACAATCTCCTTAGTTGTAGTGTAAGGACTGTTGCTGATCTTCTTAGTGAAACCAGTCTTAGGGTCACGAAGGTAAAATACCTTACCCATTTGATGACAAAGAGAAGATCTCTTCATGTATGGTTCGTAGTGCTCAGAACCTGGTTCATACCACTCATTGAATGCCATTGGATTTGCTTCACCATCAGTAAGACAAACAACATTTACTTTTTGAATGTTCTCTTCTCTCTTCATCTGGTCAACAATTTGACGAGTGCAAAGAACTGCTTCAGCAAGTGGAGTACCGCCAAGACCATACTTGCTATGTGCCTGAACATTGTATCCACCCATGGACCATACCTGACACCAGACCAAGAACATAGACTTGTCAAGAGACTGTTTGTTCTGCTTTGAGTTGAAGAACTCAAGAAGTTTGAAAGACTGATGAATGTTTAGATCACCCTGTTTGCCATGGTTTTCTTCACGAGAGTGGTGATATGAATCTTGGAATGCAAGAACTCTGAATGGGATACCTGCTTTTCTGCAGAACCAAACAAGATTGTAAGTTTGCTTCAATGTATCCAAAAGGATATTAGACATAGAACCAGACCAGTCAATGTGCATTACAAGACCATGATTCTTACCATCAGGAACAACTGTGATCTTCTTGAAGATGTCATCAGTCAACTTGTACTTGTACAGTGAGTTGGTATCGATAACACCAGTGCGAGAAGTAGACTGACGCTTGTAATCATCAGCAGACTTTTTCATCTCGAACTGCTTTACAAGATAGTTAACAGATTTTGCTGCATTCTTTTTGTATGATTCGTAACCGTTACGCATTAACTGTACCTGCTCACCAACATATTGTTTGTACTCGCCTGCTTCTTTTTCAGTGCGATTAGAATAAGAACCCTCTAGTTCTGGACGCTCTGCCAAGATATAGTGCTTGTTAAGATCTTCTTGAACTTCTTTGTGACCAATAACAACCTCACTAAGATCTACAGTTGGAAGACTTAGATAAACCCACTCTTTAGCATTGTCATCGATAAGAGTCTCTAGTGCTTGATTGAATGCTTCTTGAGTGATACTTTCAGTCTCATCATACTCTTCCTGACCAAATGAGTTTACACCATTAGTAGTGATCACTGCATTCTCATTACCATAACCGTCTGAGTCAGACTGACTTGGTTGAGATTCTGCAGATTGGTCTGCACCATCTCCTTCTTGGGTTGGTTCATTCTGTGATGATTGAGGAGTTACTTCACCTTCACCTTGTCCACCCATTTCTGGTGATGCTTCTGGTGATGGTAGAGGCATGTCCATTTTGTTATCTTCAATATCTTCTGCACGACCGAATAGATCTTCTGCAAGTTGTAGAACATCATCAAATGTTTTAGTATTAGCAGCACGATCTACATACACTTGCTCCTCTTCTGTGAACTGAATCTCAGGATTGCCTTTGTAGAAAAGATTGATACGATCGATGAAAGGAAGTTTGGTGATATCTTCTTCATTCACACCAAAGAAATCATCTTTCCATAGTTCAGTATATCCTTGGAAGAAAGATTTACGAAGACCAGGGTAGGTCACCTTCATCATCTTCTCGATACGAATGTCCTCAAGAACATTTACGAAACCTTTGTTGACACCATCAAGACCTTGGTTAGGAGTGTATAGAGCATGTCCAACCTCATGACCAACTAGAAGGTCATAGACAGTGTTAGATGCAGTCTTCCAGATAGGCAGACAAAGAACACGCTTCTCAACATCAAAATATGCTGTAGTCACTTTACGGTGCTCTACAGTAAGGTTCTCAGTTGCGAGTAGTTTTGCGAGTGTGCCTTTGACTTCTGGATTGATCATGTATCTCCTTTGTATATACCTATTATAGCAGACTGATCAAGCATGTGCCACTTGTTGTGCCACTTATTCAACTGTCACATGACCGAAGTTACACTCATCACCTGTGCACCAGGGTTTCTTGCAAGTGCTACTTTCTTCGCATCTTCGTAATCAATAGCAATCACTTCTTCAGTGAATACAGTTCCTGCTTTATACAGTGTTACTTTACATACCATTAGGAATCATCCGACATTTTACTGAAATCATTAATCTTTTCAAACTTTAAAGTCCTTAGAAACTTATCAACTAAGATCTCACCTTTATGTGAGATGACAAATAGGTTAGTTGAATGTCCTAGTGCTCTCAAAATTTGAAGTAACTCGTTAGTTGCACCTGCATCAAGAGAAGAATCGAATACTTCATCAAGAATCAATAGATTAGTTGCTACACTATTTTTCATTCTAGCAACTTCTCTCCATGTAAACAGTAGTGCTAGATCAATCTTCTGCTTTTCACCTTCTGAGAAAGAAGAATATGTAAACTCATCCCTAAATCTGCTCTTCAATGTCTCGTTAAACTCTTCATCAAGAGTAAAATTAACAAAGAAGTCCATGTTGTTAAGGTATTTATTAATTAGTTTGTTAAAAACTGGCACATACTTCTTAATGATTTGACTTTTGATGCCCCCATCACGCAATAAATGTGATACAACTTGGAACTCATCCAGTTTCTTACTAATTTTTGCACACCCTTCTTGAGTTTCTGCAAGTTCTTTCTGCAAGACCTTAAGTTCTTTCTCTTCCTTATCAATAGATGGACGATTCTCTCTCAGATTAAACAACTCATCCTGAATCTTAAGAGTTTCCATTTCAACTCTTACAATATCACGTTCACTTTGACTAATTTCACTTCTCTTTTCATGGCATTGCATAGACATATCATCTGCTTCAGCAATAGACCTGAATAGATCATCAATACCATTCTTAATTTTATCTAGTTCCTTTAATTGTATTTTAGATTTGCCTTGTAGAACACCAACTCTTGCCTGCCTAAAATCATTTTCAATAAGTTGATTGCATGTAGGACACTCTTCATGAGATTCCAAGAACTTAATATCTTTCCTTGCCAATTTTAGTTCTGCAGTGATATCTGCTTTGTCGCTTTTAAGATCTGACATTGAACTTCTCTTATCTTCAACATCAACTAACTTAACTTCGAGTTCAGATAGTTCTTTCTTTTTAGTTTCTCTTTCTTTTTCAAGACCTTCAATCATTACTCGATTGTCTTTGATCTTTTTTTCTCTTTCATCCTGACGAGACTTATTGATCTCGGTCAAGTTATCTAATAATTTCTGTTGTGATGATACTTGTTGTTCTGCTACAGTCAACAGGTGATCACATTCTTTGCTTGATGCCATGGTTGCTCGGACTCTATCCCTAAGCAACAGATTCATTTGTGAAAAGATCTTGATGTCCAGTAGATCTTCAATAACTTCTCTCCTATGAGGTCCTTTGAGTTGCATAAAAGGTACAAAGGTTGATGAACCTAAGATGACAACTTGTGTGAAAGACTTATAGTTAAGTTTAAGAACTGATTGCTCAAGATATTTCTGCGTATCTTTTGCTGCAGCATCTTGATCAACTAGTTTATTATTCCTGTACAGTTCAAAGACGTTAGGTTTTGCACCCCTGAATACTCTATAATCATCCTTACCAATAGAGAATGTCACCTCTACTTTGAGTCCCTTTTCATTGATACTGTTTACTAGTTGTCCCCTAGTAATCTGTCTAAAGGGTTTGTTGAACAAAGCAAAACAAAGGGCATCGAGCATAGTCGATTTCCCACTGCCATTACTGCCCACGATTAATGTAGAAGGACTTCCATCTAAATCGATTTCGGTCCATTGGTCACCTGTCGAAAGAAAGTTCTTCCAACGAAGTGTTTCAAAGGTAATCATTCTTTAATAATAGGTACGATCAGTTCGTTAGATTTAATGATTGTAAACTTATAGTTGTAGTTAACACAGTTCATGGCAATGATATCAGGATCAACTTCCATGAGTTCAAGTTCTTTGTGGTAATCAGTTGCTTCTAATAGAATAGCATACCGTTCAGCATCGTCTTCGTTTTCAAAGACAGTTACAGTTTTCTGCTTTTCCTTATTAGTGCAAGCATAGACACCACCAGTACCAACTTCGGTTAAAACAAACATTAAAGTTCAGACGCTTCGACGTATAAAGATCTCATTACAGATTTGATATTAGTCTTATTGACTTTTAGTTCTATCTCATCTATGTATGATTCGAGTAACGTCATAGTGTCCTCTGTTTCAAGGGTAGTATCCGAACACTCTAGTTCAGCACTAAGGTCTTCGACAATCTTAAGATCTCCAAGACCGATGTTTTGTAGTTGTTTGACTGTGTAATCAAACTTTTGGTAATCGCCTTTTTCTTCAACGATTAGTTTTACAAAACCTCCTTCGAGTTCTGCCGACTCTGGGATACTAACTCCATTATTATAATACAATTTATGAAAAGTGTCAAAGGGATTCCTATAAAAAGTAGTCTTAAGAGTATCCGTATCAAAAACGTGAAACCCCCTTTTGCATCCGTAGTCATTCCAATATAGTTGATAAGGGTTGCCTAGGTAACTGATATTACCTTTAGTAGATTTCTGATGATAGTGTCCAGTGAACACACGTTTGAACTTATCAAACAAAGTTTTATCCATGCCACTTTCCATGACATGTCCTGGGTGTGCCTCAAAACCATTCAGTTCTAAGTGACCCATACATACTTTCGCATCAGTTGATGCTACAATATTAAAGACTTCATCGCGATTGTCATCACAAATCCATGGAAGCATGAGGATCTTCAGACCGTCATACTCCAGTTCAGTTGGTTGTTCAACAACTTTAAAATCATAGTCACCTAAGATTTGAGTTGCAGCATTCACCCGCAAAGTATTCTTGTAGTAAATGTCATGATTACCAACAAGCATAGTCATCCTACATCCTAGTTGGTCAATAGGATCAAACCACATTTTCTTTGCCTCGTCCAGAGACATAAAATTGATAGATCTACGTTTATCAAACGTATCTCCTAGACAAATAATATCTTTAATACCCGATGCTTTGATAAAAGGAATCACCACCTTACCATAAAACTTTTTATAGTGATTGATAAAGTGTTGATTGTCTCCTCTGACACCGAAATGCTGATCAGTTATCAGGAGTATTTTCATAATGAAATCATTGACGACGAGTCTTAACTTGGATATTAGACTTGATACTATTATAGTCGGTTGTTGCTGATCCGTCAACTGTGAATACATCCGAGTATCCATACTTGTCAATGATCTTATCTTTGATGTCCATCTGCCGTTTCTCTTTAGCAATCCTTCTCAGGAATGCGTAGTATACGATCTGTGTGAAGTATGCAAAAGGGTTCTTGGATTTTTCAGGATTAAAGTTGTCGATATATTGAATACAATTTTCAATACCATCACAAATCATATCGTCCTTGTACATATAGTTGATAAAGTTAGGACGGAATGACAGATGATTTGCTATCTTAAGAAAGCAACCGCCAATATAATCGTTGACACGAGGTTTATCCAGTCCCTTTTCTTTAGCAACATCAACACGTCGTTTGTATTCGACGATTGCATCTAGGAACTTTTTGTTATCAACGTAGTGTTGTTTTTTCTTGGCGACTCGCTTCATGTGTGTTTAAGTGCTGTTGTTATTATAGCATACTTGACAAGGATGTCAATTCCGAGTACAATAACACTGTAAGGGTTCAAGGGTTATCAGTAGCTTTAAATATATCTTCTAATTTTTTTCTATAGTCATCAGTGTTACCAACGTATCCGATAGATTTATCTGGTTTGATGTGGTACCCTGCCTTGAACGACGTTGGTTTGACTCCATTTTCAGTCATGAGGTAACCTTCATACAAAAGTTGAACCTCTCTGCTCATGGTGGCGATGCATACTACATCTTTTTCTTTCACTACAAAGAATTCCTCATCGGAGAGTTGTTGCCATTTGACAAATCCAACTCCACGCACCATCTTGGTTTCACTCATAGGTTTTGTCATTACATGAACCATTACTGGATCTTGTAAAAAGATAAGTGATTCATTTTGATCGACTGTGATGACAGCGCGAGATAGTACTTCCTCTCCATTGGTCATTTTAAAAATACCAAAGAAATCTTCGTCGTGTTTTACATGGTTAATCATAGGCTTTTAGTTTTACGTCTATAATTTCATAATTAAATTTTTCTTCATTGTATACTTTCACTCGTTCTAATAGATGATTTAAAGTATAGTTATTTCCACGATCAGTAGAAATATCATCCGCAATATCATACAAAGTCGCTTGTGATTTGTTTTCTCCTTTCCTTAATACTCGCCCAATGGACTGTAAGTTCCTGACTCTTGATTTTGAAGGAGAAGCAAAAATTACATTATGCAAGTTTTTGATATTAATCCCTGTAGAGAACGTTCCGTAACTGGCAATGATGATAGCATCGTCAGACACTTCAGTAAGTTGTCGAATCACTTCTCGATCTTCAACATCTACACCACCGTGCACGAAATGTACTGGACGTTCCACATGACTATTTATCAAGTTAAACAAAGGTTCCCCATGACGCTCTACATAGTTAAAGAGGATCAATGTGTTCCCTTTTAGATCTGTAGCAAGGTTACGAATGAATCTATTTCGTCCTTCATGCTCTACAAGATAACTCATCTCATCCTGATATCCCTCGAAGAGTTGTTCTTCGTGCTTCAATAATACAATTTTAACTTTTAGTTTTGCAATATATCCTTGCTTCATTAACTCATTAGTTCTTGTTACTTGTGTACATCTACCAAACAATCCTTCTAGAGTCAACTGATTTACATTTGCACCATCAAGTGTCCCTGTAAATCCATACCTATACTTACAGTTATGCAACTTACCCATAAGAGAAGTAAGAGATTTAGCTTTGAATTGGTGCGCCTCGTCACCGATCACGACATCAAATTTGCTAAACCATTGACTAGGTTCCTTGTAAATACTCTGCCAAGTGGTGATTACTACTTCATGGTTCGTGTATTTTTCTTGCCCCGCGTATATTTTGTGGCAATAGTCAGACGCTTTCCATCCATAGGATTCAAAGTCTTTGTACATTTGCTCAACAAGAGACGTCGTAGGAACTACGATAAGAATTCTTCTGTCTAATTTTTCATGATACCTAACCAATGAATAAATCATCAAGGATTTCCCACTGGCAGTTGGCGACAATAGGAGTCGTCTGTTGTATCTCAGGCATTCGTATACTGCTTGATATTGGTAGTCGCGTACCTTTACAGGAAGATTCAACGATTTCATATAACCTGCAACTGCCTCAGGAGTCACAAACTTATTCACATCTTCAGGATGACCAAAATTCTCATCGGTCTCCGTCTCATACTCGTATCCCTTTTTCTTTGCGTAGTCAACCAAATAATCATAGAGACCACAATAGATCTCCCCTGTAGCAGGAGAGAATAATCTTATCTTTCCATCCCATCCTTTCCACCTTCTTTGCTTCTGCATAAACTTTGCAGACTCAACCTCAAAGGTAAAGAAATCCGATAACTCGTAATTTATATGAGGTTCTGCTTGAACCTTAAGATAGACTTCATTCTTCTTCTTGATCTTAAGATCCATTGACATAGTGTTCAAGTCACTACACTATGTATCAGAGTATTAAGAACCTTCTTTCCACTTAGTCCATTCAATAGCATTCTTAATTTGAAAATTTCTGGTATTGATTTGCTTCAGAACATTTTCCAAGAAATATAATACTTGATCGATATAATCAATCTTATAACGTAACTTGCGGATCTCTTCATCTGCATCGATGAACATCCAAATCTCTTCTTTAGTAGTAAGTTTTAAATCAAATGGCATCTCTTTGTAGATTTGAGATGATGCTTTTCCTTTATAGTATAACCATTTATCTTTCTTTAATGCATTTAACGTACCCTCTTTCTCCTTCTTCATAAGAGAGTATGTATTATAAAATTCCAAATACCTTTGATGCAACTGTGGAATCTTGATTGACTCTTCACAATACAAATCAGTATCGATCTGACAATCTGTCTTCCACAGTTCCTGCAGTTTTTCCAGATTCATTATGTTCCTTGCTCTTTATTGTTTTGAAACCATTCTTTCATTGATGTCTGGACACCACTTTCTTTACTAGGAGGTTCTTTAATCCCCTTCATCTTGTTGTAGTCGTTGTGCATCGCTTGGAGTAACCATGCCTGAGACAGTTGGTTCGGTCCTTCTTTCAACAATCGGATTTGTGATTGAGATAGACCATCCTTCATCTCCAAATACTCCTGTCTCCACTGTGTGTGGGGTGAGTTCTGTGTCATTTGCCTCCCATTGGGAATGTATCAGGTCAACTTGGCGATCAACGTCGTCAAGGACCATTTGTATTTTACCATCAATCCACCATTTATGCAACCATTCTATAAAAATTGATGCAATGAGGGACATGGATGGGTTTTGTTTCTTTGCCCATCGCTTAGATTTAGTATACCAATTGTCATTTCCACCCCAATGATGTTCAAACTCGAACTTCATCGTCTAGTACGTTGGTTAGTATTTCTGATCTCGTAAAGAAGATACTTAAAAGTAACACTTGCTGTAAGATAATCTGTATCTGTATTCGTAACGTTGAAGTCCAGAGTTGATAGACTGACTGGAAACATCTCTTCAAACACTACATCAAAGTTTGCGATATTATTATTGTTCAATACTTGTAATGTGCCATCAGATACTTTAGATCCTCTGTCATTAAATGTTCTATCACTGTTTGCCTGCATCCATGAAGTTCTTTCTCCGTAATTATCAGGAGTACCTAATGCACGCAACCAGTTATGAATCTCCATATAATTTCTTAGATCTTCATCAACGATAAACTCTAGAGTTAAGTCTCCATATTCAATGTTACCTTCGATAGGAACACGGACTAATCCTCTAGTAGGTACTTGGATGTCACCAACATTAAGTTCTGGGATACTTGCTCGCTGACATAAAAACGAAACCTTCTTTGCTTTCTCCAAAAGGAATACAAATCCAATTGGAGATAGAAAGTTCTTGTTCGTTAATTGTTCTTGATACCAGTTTTGTGCAGACATGTTATGCGTTTATATTTTCTAACCATGATGTAGAAATGTATTTCTCACCAGACAAAGGAGGATTGCCTCTGTGTACATGAGTAAAACCTGCTGGCCAGATAAGAAACTGACCTCGTTTGGGTTTATACCTCAAAGACTGATATAAAAATTCAGTTTCACCACCTTCAGCAATATCATTAAGATACATCATAGTGGCAAGGATCCGACGATTACATCCTAAAGAACCATCTTCTGAATGCCAACTATGATATCCTTGCTGTGGTAAAGTCTTTTGTACATTCAGATATACTTGTTGATATCTATAATGTAGAAGATGTTCAAACTGATCAATGTATTCTTCAAGGCATCTACCAGTAACTTCATTATATTCCCGCATCCACTGATAACCGCAGTTGTGATCCAACATAAAGTCTTCAGTGGCAAGACATGTATCTTTACGAGCATGTGCTTTGCGTTCTCTACCAAATAAACCTTTACGTTTAAATGTAGATCCCACTTTGTTTTGGTATTCCCAATAATCAATCAAGGGTTGGGTATTGTATTCGGTATCGAATATACCGATGAACCCATCATATCTGATGTCAGTGATCATAATAAGTCATTCTCTTTTATTATTTAGTATCTTTCTTCTGGAGCATTTCTAACTGATCTAATGAGTATATTATGAAATCAATTTTATAGGAATGCTTGACATTCCTTTTTTTTATGTTAAGATACTAGTACTAATTAAATTTTATTATGGCCAACAAAAAAGCACAAAGAGCATCCGTGAAAATAAAGGATCTTGTTACATCTATCAAAGCGATAGAAACTCTTCAAGCAGGAAGAGAAAGAGGTGAGTTTAAATTTGCAGCAGAAACTTATAATGTATTTGATGAAGTTCTTGATAATTTTAAATGTGCAATTGCAAACGTAAGGGGCAAAAAAAGAAATCCTCTTTCTATGGAAATTATTACTGATCCAGAAATTCAATCTTTTAATGCACAGCAGTTTAGAGCACCAGAAGTACAATCTTGACGATCTCTTTTTTTATTTAGTCTCTTTCTTCTGGAGCATTTCTAACTGATCTAATGCTTCACTTGACCAGTATACTTTTGGTTCATCATCTAAGAGTACTTTGTGTGCTGTACCATGTCCATCATAGTCATCAGTATCATAGTATCCTCCCCTAGTACCAAACCATAGAGTGGCAGTTACAAATGGAATGCAACTGAATAGTAGGATCGTTGCTAACATTACTTACCCCCAAGTCCTCCAAATGGTCTTTCTCGTTGCCTCTCGTCTAGAACTTCATTAATAAGTTGTTTAAGTTCAACCCTCAATGCATCAGATAAAAGATTCATTTCGTTTACTTTCATAGGTGGAATAGCATCTCTTTGTGCTTCTATGTCCGATAAATCAATAGCACCAAGTTGTGCTGACATTGCTTGTGTGTTCATTAGTCGCGTTGTCTCCAATCATCTGAACGTTCTTGATGAAACCAGTCTACTACTTCTTCTGGATTAAAGAAACCCCTACGGTGGTTGCCTGAATCGGGGTCACCAATATTCAGACCGTTAAGAAAAGAATCGTCTGGATTCGTATTCATACGTCTTGCTGTACTCAGCATACCTCTTGCGGACGTATTTGATTTTGCTAGTTTCTGTGCCCATATCATATCGTCTATACTTACTTCCGTTCCTGCTGCGATAGATTTACATATGCCTTCTAGTCGAAGGCGATAAGCGGTAGATAACATGTATTAAAATTTAAGGTATTAAAAAAGGACTGCTAATGAGTCCTATTAATTTTATTTATAATATAGAGGGAGGTTGGAATCCTGTATACCAACAAAGAATGGGCATTACTACAGAGTAAAAACATTCTTGCCTGAGACCCGATTGGTAAATCGATTCTACTTTCGTAGCAGCACCACCTGTGTCTCATCACCTTAACTAGCTATATGCCAGTAAGTTTATTCAGTCACTCCCGACGTAACCGTCGTTACTCTTAAATTATAGCATAAAAAAAGAGGGTGTCAAGCACCCTCTCAAAAGATAAGCAATATTGCCTATTACATAAGGTTTGCAACCTGTACTCTTCTGTAGTACTTGTTAGCGTTAGCAGTAAGTGCACCAGAACCTTGAGTAAGTCCGCCAGAGAATGGGTTAGAAACCATACCGTAACGAGTCTTGAAACCAATTTTTGGTTGGAAGGTGTTAGGGTTGATTGCTCTAACTTGCTGTAACGGAACGTAAGGACAGTAGAATAGTCCTGCGTCGTAAGGTGAAGTACCTTTGTATCCTGCAACGTAGAAGTGCTTGTCAGCAACGTTAGCAGAGTAAGGATCAACGTAAACCTTGATGCGTCCGTTAAGAGTACCAACGAGAGTAGAAGAAGTATCGTCTACACCTGTAAGTGCGTTGTTACCTTGTAAACCTGGAGCGTAATCAAGAACGCCTGCCATACCTAGAGCAGAAGCAACGTCTGCAGAGCAGATCAAGATGTTGCCCTTCCCGCGACGAGTTTGCTGACCGATAGCGTTAGCATCTCTTTCGATCTGGAAAAGAAGTCCTTTGAACTTCTCAACTGACCAACGACCATTAGAGTCAACGTCAAGGTCGAAGATACCTGCAGTAGAAGTGTTGTTCTGTGCACCTGCAACAGCGTTCGTAAAGATAGTACGAACAACTTCTCTGTTGATCTCAGCAAGAATCTCAGTAGAGAGAATATTGCTAAGTTCTTGCTCGGCATCAAGACCGTGAATTGCTTTCAAGTCTTGAGCAAGTTCGATGCTGTACTCTGCCTTTAAAGCTCTTGCCTTAGCAGTAACAGTCACCTTCTCGATGGAGAAACCCATCTCTCTGAACGCAGTGTTAGATGCACTGTCGTCTAATGCTTCAGATGTAGCAGTTGACATGCCTGCAGCATCACCAGTCTGTTCGTAAGTTCCAGGAGAACCGTCGTTAAGAACAGCAGGGTTGTTGCCTTCAGCGTCGTTGTTTGCAGAACCAGATGCGCCAGGATCGTAAGAACCGCCTGCACCACCAGAGAAACCTGCGTTTGGTTCGTTGAAGAATGCTTCATCGTAACCAGATGCGTTAGGATCTCTTTCTGCACCGTAGTTAGTTCTCATCGCAAAGATAAGTCCAGTAGGACCTGTCATTGGTTGAACGCCTGCGATGTCGTAAGCGATTAGAGAAGGCATTGATCTACGGATCAATGAGATAAGTACTGGGTCGAAACCTGCAACAGGACCTGTAGCGGTACTGCCACCAGTATAACCAGTAGTTTGTAAAGTCTCAGAAAGGATTTGACCTTCTTCGATTTGTGCTTTTTCTTGGTTTTCTAAGAGTTGTGCGACTACGCCTTTCTTATAAGAGTCACCGATCTCTGGGAGAGCGTCGTGATTAAGAACGGGTGCCCACTTCTCTTGTAGTTTTTGAACTGTCATTAGTTTTTTCTAATAGAGTAAGTAGTTTAAATTATTTGGACCAACGAGCGATTGCATCAACGTACTTCGACATTGTGCCACTTGTTGTTGATTCTACCAAAGGTGCTGATGCTTCTTCGGTGGGTTCCTTCGCAGATTCTGCGATCTCAGCCTTCCTAGTGAAGTATGATTCCTTGATAGTTTCGATCTTCTTACGAAAATCTTCTTCATTCTCAAACTCAACACCCTCTGCTAATGATGCTAACTTCTCCTTTTGGGTTTCTGCTAGACCAACAGCACTCTCGTTCACGATTTCCATTTTAATAAACTCACCGATGCGCTTGTTTAAAGCAACATTAGTGTCGACTGTTTCGTTGAGTTTCTTTTCCATATCATCAAGCTCTCCAACCATACCGTCAAGTAGATTGAATTTTTCCTCAGGCACACTAAAGTTGTGCTCTAAGAAAAGACTTTTTAGACCATTGAAGAATGATTCACTCATCTCACTCTTAATACCGTGCTCGATCTGGAGATTATTCTCTTTCATCCAGTTCTCAGCAGCATAAGATAAGTAGTCATCAACCTTCTCGGCCAATTCTGTTTTGATTTTTTCGACTTCTTCAGTCAGAGACTCTTCAAATGCCTCTTGCAACGCTTTAACTTCAGCATTAACCTTTTCAGTTACAACTGCCTCGAAGATCGTTACTGCCCTGTTTCTGAACTCTTCTGAGAGTTCTTCACCAGCGACAAGAGCGTCAACATCTTGAGTAAAGTCGTACTTGGTTTCAGCGATTGTTTCTTCGCCATCTTCGGTTTCCTCCATTTTTGCGGATGCGTCAGAAGGTTTCGTGCTCGGAACAGGTGCTTTACCTACTGGTGCTGCTGCAGATTTACCTGCGTTCTTAGTTCCTTTTGCGCCTTCTTCTGAATCAGTGTTAACGTCAATTACCTTAGATGCACCACCTTTCGATGTATCGATAGGGTCACCAGGTTTTGCCTTGTCGTTAACCGCTGTTTTGGATTGGGTAGCACCTTCGGTCACTTCATCCATGTTATCAAGATTTTTTTCGAGGGTCTCAGCCATTTGTTTAAACTCCGTTATGCTTTAGCGTTGTCTGTATTTATTTATAAATCACAAACTCTTTAGAAATGACTCAAACGCGGAAACTTTGCGTTCTTGTAGATTTAAAAGGGTTGCATGATCGATTTCTGTTTTTAATTGAGCAACAGCAGACTCTTTTAGGATTCCATTATCCCAAACCCACTCCTTTCCTTCCATAATACCATCGACAAATGCGTCGGGTGCTGAAGGATCAGCGACGATATCAGCAGCAGTTGCTAACATGAAGTCGTCCATAACAACGTTGCAGTTATCTTCCTTGCGGATAGATCCCATGCCTCTCGATGAAACACCGAGTTTTACGCCTTCGTCTAGCAGTGACTTGGCGACTTTTCCCATAGGGGTGTCAAGTAACTTCGCCTTTCCGATGAAGTTGTTTCCATCTTCTCTCAATGAGAGAATTTTATGTGATACCCTATCTAGGTTGATAGATGGACCATCAGGATGACCTAGTTCTCCAAGGGCACGCCCTTTTTGAATGTAGTTCTCATCATATTTAGCGACTTCTTTAGTAAGAGTCTTGAGAGGGTACATTCTGTTGTTGCGGTTTTTTAGTTCCGCTTGCAAAAAGACACCTTCAATGAAGTAATTCTTCTTGCCTTCTTTCTCTTCGCAAAGAAAGTCGACTTGGTTAATTTCTTCAGCTATTAGTCTCATCGGATTCTTCCTCAGTTTCGGGTTGTGTTTCGTCTGTTACCTCAGGGGTTTCGACGTTTCCTTGTGTAGGTTCTGGGATTTCTTCTGCATTATCAGGAAGTTCATCGGAAATTTTATCCGCAGCATCCTGTGCAGTATCATCAAGTTCAAAACCCATACTCTTTGCAAAATCAACTTTACGTTGTTGAACTGCATCGTATGCAGCAGCAGATAAGGCATCGTTTACCGAATCAACTGCTTTCGCTTTTTCGTCACCAAAGATTTGGTTGACAATGGTTTGTGCGATTTCGCTAGGCATAATAACTCCTACTGTATTTATTTAGCAACTTAGAACTCTCCTCTGCGAGCATCACTTGGATCTACTTGCGGAAGTTCGTCCTGTTGTTGTTCTTCTGGGGCAGCATTAGGATCCATAGATGGATCCATTTCCGCTGCAGGATCAGGTATAACACCAGACTCAAGTTCAGATTTAATCTGTTTGTCAATTTCCTTTTGTTCCTGTACTGTTTGTTTGAGGACTTGTGTTCGTAAGTACTCCACTGAGAAGTATTTACCAACATAAGGATCCATTACGTTAACTTGATTCATTCTCTCATTACGGATCTCAATCTCCTTGAGTTCTGTAAAGTAGTTATCAGCAATATAATCGTATTGGATATGCTCCTTCATTGTTTCCCATTCTTCAATGGAAATAATTCCCTTTAGAATGAGTTGAGTTTTTAAAAGATCATGGAATAGTTCACTAAATCTCTTGCGGAGACGTGCAATGAACTTCTGGAATTTAACTTCATCTCTTGTGATTTCAGCAGCACGACCAATATTAAATGTCGCTTCTGACTCTAATCTAGAGTTAGGAACGTTTAGTGCCTTATAAAGTTTCTTCTGGAAGTACTTAACGTCTTCTAGTTCTCCAAGGTTTTGTCCACCTGGGAGAGTAGTGATCTCAGTTCCTCTTCCACCTTCTCTTCTGGGTAACCAGAAGTCTTCCATCATGGACATGAACTTCTTGTCGTCCTTGATCTCACCAGTGTTTGCATCGTACACTAACTTGTTACGGTACCTACCCATAACTTCACGAAGGTATTGCTCCGCTTTGTTCTTAGGTAAGTTACCAACATCAATATAGAAGATACGACGTTCTGGTGCTCTACTCAAACGGTAGATAACCAAAGAGTCTTCGATCATACGCAGTTGGTTAACTGCCTTGATCGCTTTGTGTAGGTGCGATAGCACCATATTTTTATTGAGATCCTGGATACCAGAATGACAATAAGTGATTGAATCAGGTGCAATTTTCATGCCTTGATTCGTTGTATTCCTTAATCCTTTAGGATTATAGAGATAGTAAGTATGGGACTGTTGTGTAAGTTGAGTGTTAAGGTCGGCACTACGAACTGCACTTGGATCTTTCGATTCAAATTCAGTTATTTTACGAATCTTACGAGGGTCGATATACCTTAATTCTGTAAGTCCGCTACGAGGATTCTTAGGGTCAATGACCTTATGATAGAATAATCTACCGTCAACATACCAACGACGGAAGATCTCATAAGATCTATTATCAAAGTCTAGAAGACGGAGAATCTCATCGAACTCCTCTCTTATTAACTTCTTAATCTTTTCTGATTGCTTAAGGTTGCTTAGTTCAACCTCAACTGGTACATCATCAAAGTTACCGCAGATGGTTTCGTTAACGACATCATCTACTGCGCTGTCACATTCTGGTTGGAGAACCATCTCACGATAACGAGAGATAAGTTCATATTCATTACGAATAGTCCCATCAAAATCAACAGAGTATCCATAGTGACCGCCACCGACAATCGGTTGCGTACCATCCATACTATCCTTCTGAACAAAAGAAGGTCCCTTAGGAACCTTCTTTGCTCTCTGGAGTGAAAATCCGAAGAGTTGAGACATTTTATACTATAGTATTGTTGTTCCTGTATTATTTAGGAACTTTCTAAAACCTTATTTTCTAGTCTGTCTACCACCCTCAGTCTTCTCACCCTTGTAAACTGGTTTCCAGTACTGGACTTGAAGTTCTACGGTAAACTCGGAGATAGCGTCATTGCTTCCGTAATCAAGATCGATTGCAGCAACGTTAGTTGGGAAAGTATCATAGAAACGATACTCTGCAAGAACCTTAGGATCTGCCTCTGCATCTGCTGAATCTTTTAGATCACCAAACCTATCATACTGAATAACTCTCATGTCCTTGAAATAGGATCCAACGTCTGATCCTGCAGTAGTAACGTTTTGAGTATACTCTTGAACACCCTGTGCCCAACTCTCAAATGCGTTACGAAGAACGAAGTCCTTATCGTTCATGATGGTGATGGTCCAAGGTTCAAATGTACGGTCACCTGCAATCTTGAGTACGCGACCTCTGTAAGGAACTTCGACAATACCCAACTGTGTTGCGGGTAAGTTCGCTGCTCTTACGGTAAACTCACCGAGTTTTGCTGCCTCTTGTCCTCCTGCGACTACCGATGGGAAGTCAATGACGCATTTGAACAGGTTAGGTCTAGAAAAATCACCGCTGACTCTAGATTTAAATGATTGAATTCCTGCCATGGTAGGTTAATATAAAACGCTTTGTCCTATTATTTAGAACAAAGCGTTTTTTCAGAGGTTTTTATTTAAACTTAACTTGCGACTTCTTGGAAAGAAACTCCAGTTCTAGTAGCAACGAAAGTCAGAGTAATGTAGTTGATAGTCCTTGTTGGTTTCACAAAGATTTCAGCGTTGAACTCACCTCTGTCAACAGACTCAGGTGGGTTGTTCTCGCTGTCACACTTAACTAAGAAGTCAGTTACACCACGACGACCTTGAACATCTCTCAAGTATGGTTCAACAATGTTGAGGAAGAGTCCTCTTTGTTGCTCATCGTTCTGTTCAAAGAGTTGTGACTTAGCAGCACCAGAGATAACTCTCTCAATAGTGAGGAAGAGACGTCTAACATTGATTCTATCGAATGCAGAAGCAAATGCCTGTGCGGTCTTGTCACCGTAAAGAACGATACCCTGACCTGGGAAGGAAACGATTGGGTTAACTCTTGCAGAGTAAAGTCTGTCACGCTGAGTCTTGTTAGGAGTGAATGCAAGTTTGATAGCATTTCTAACTTGACCACGAGCGAAACCTGCAGGTGAGAACCATGGTTCTGCAACTTCAGTTGTTTGTAAGCAAAGACCTGCAACGTCACCGTTACAAGGAACGTATCTGTATACGTCGTTGTACTTATCGTAAATGTACTTATAACCAGAGTCAAATACCATGTAAGAAGAACTAGGTAGTTGATCAAAGAAGTTAATGATATTAGCAGTTTGAGTTGCTGCGCTACTGACGCCAATCACGTTTGCTCTACGAGGAGAAACGAATAGCATACAGTCTCTTCTTTCTTCAATAATAGTGACTAGAGAAGCAACCTTAGAGACAGCAGCAGAATCAGTTGCGCCAGAAGGACCTGCTAAGATGAAGTCGATGACTTGTGATTCTGGGTCATCCACCAATCCATATGCAGTTGCAAGACCAGCAGAAGTAATAGTATACTCACCACCAGAAAGTGCATAGTCAGCACCGCTTCCGAGGCGATAGTAGAAAGTGGCGTTTTCATCAGATCCAAGAGTAACCGTACCTGCAGGATAATCTACAGTACCTACAGTTGAGCGAAGTAAGTTGAACTGTCTTGAAGCAGCACTTTGTCCCCAGTTACCTGCAGAAGCAGAAGCAGTAGCAGCAAACAGTGTAGTTTCGTGCTCACCCCAGAAGATGTAAGCAGATTTCTGCTTAATAACTTCAACGTAGTAATTGGTCTCTCCAAGAGAAGACTTACCATCAGATGCTTTAGAAACAGCGATGTATCTCTCAAGAACAGTACCTGCGTTACCAGTGATCTTACCATCAACGTCAGTTACCAAGATGTGAATTTCATCTCTGAATCCACCGTTTGCACTAGTGAAAGAAGAAGTTCCAGGTCTAGGAGCAACTTCAACCCATTTCTGACCTGGAAGATACTCACGCTCATCATACTCAACTCTTACTAAAGTGACTGCAACAGCAGTAGAGTTAGTATCAGCGATACTATCAGCAGCAGCAAAGTCTACTGAACTTTTGTCTTTTGCGATATAAACACGTCTTTCGATACCAGAAGTTTCGATTACTGCAGTGTTAGAACCCTGAGTAATAGTCTGACCATCAGCAATGATACCAGTAACACCACCAGAAGGAAGACCGATTTCAATCTTTTTGTTGCCTGCATCGTATGCAAGTACATTAACTGTTTGTGCAGAACCAGAAATACTGATTGAAGTTGTTGTTCCAGGAACGAATGTACCTACAATAGATCCAACTGTAAGAACGATGCTATATTTGAAAACTTTACCTGCTGCACCAGTAGCAGAAACGCTAAGTGCTTCACCAGAAACGAACTCATGATCGTTACCTGATCCAGGAGCAGGAACAACAGCGATCTGGTCAGCACCAGAGTCTGTCATAAAGATACCGATTGAGTTTCCTTTAGTACCAGGAGTTCTCGCTGCCCAATTCCAGTTGTTACTTGCAGTCTCGTATGTTGTCTCGTAGTCTTGTAAATTCTTAATCTTTGGTGCAGTGCCTGTATCAACAGCATTCTTCAAAGTATCGCTGTCAGCACGGATGGTTTTAAGAACTCCACCGTATGATAAAAATTGTGCTGCAGTGTACCAGTACTCGTAGTTATAGTCATTTGGTTCACCAAACTGTGCTACAAGTTCTCTTTCCGAACCGATTTCCAACACTGATTCGACAGGACCCAACTCAAAAGGTGCTGCAATCACACCAACGTTCGCGGTGGATAATGTTGTAATAGTTGTCAGATCTCTTTCCTGGACTACGACTCCAGGTGAGGATTGATTAGCTGCCATTGTTTAAAACTCCTAGATTTAGTGCCCTGCACTTGTTGTCTAGGATTATTTATAAAAATGAAATGCTACCTATAGTCCCACATGTATGATTTATCTCCATATTCCGCGACTTTCCAGACATCGCCCTGAGCGTCTGCGAAGTACTCATCATCCATACCATCGGAAACGAACCCAAAAGGTGCCATATCTTGTTCGATTGCGTCTCGTTGATCTTCATAGATCCGCGCACGCACATCATTATCATGCATCTCTTTGAAGTATGGTTGTGTTGCCATCCATGAGAATATAACCAGACACATTGCTAGGTCATCGTTACACCCATCTTCCGCTTGGAATGATGAACCTTTTGCGATAAAGGTAGTTAGTTCTGCAATAGTATCGTAGTCTGGAATCGTTAATTTATCATCTTCAATTAATGCTTTAAGGTTAGAACATCCAACTTGCTTTGTAGCACTTGACATCTTGATACCTAGTTGAGTCTTCTTACCAGAGAACCCTTGACCTAATTGTTGTCCTGCTCTACCACGCATCGATGCCATCAGTAGATTCTCATACTCCAGATCATACTGAATAATATCCGCAACCTGTCCACCAATATCATTTACTTCACATAGGATGTATGCATTGTTAAAATTCTTTGCTACGTCCACCACAACATTTGGTAAGACGATAGGTTTGATCTCGTTGTTCTTATATCTAGCAACCATTTTGTATGGCATTTGTGAGGTATCAAATACTGCGAATGCTGAGTAATCATGTCCTACACCACGAGACACGTCAACAGTTAGTATGTAATCATGATCTTCTTGCACAGATTCAAACAGTGCGAGACCTCTATTCTCCTTAATCGGATCATGGTATGCCATAGTCCTGAGTTTACTAGGACTGATTAATGTATCAACAGAGCCCAGGAATTCACATTCAAACTCAACTTTAAACTGTGCTTCTGATGTGTTCTTGATTGTTTGTTCTTTCCAGACTTCATCTCTGCCTGGAACTTGTGACCAATGGACTTCTGTTGGTAGATATTCATTCTGCCCACGTTCCGCATCATGCCACAACTTGTAGAACATGTTCATCCCGTGAGGGGTAGAAATGATAATAACCTTTGTGGACTTACCAGAAGATATAGTAGGATAGACAGAACTGAAAAACTGGTCAGCAATATGATTCGGAACAAACGCGAATTCGTCCAGAAAAATAACGTTAAAGGACATACCGCGAACAGCAGAAGCACTAGTACTTGCAGCCAAAATCTTACTACCGTTCTCCAGTTCGAGGGATCCTTTGTTCCACCCCAGTATACCTTGTTGCAACCATTTAGGAAGATTCTCGTAAGATAACTGTAAGCGTCCCAACATCTCTCTTGCAGTTGCTGCCTTGTTTGCGAGGATTGCGACATTTACGTTGTCATTGAATAGTACATACCATAGTAGATATGCTGTAACGATTGTAGATTTACCAGACTGTCTTGGAAGTTTGGCAATATTAAATCTGTTCTCATGGAACTTAGTTACCATGTCTTCTTGGAAGTCATACATTGTAAATGGTATGACACCCTCATCAAGAGAAACAATCTTGATATATTTTCTAATGAAATGAACAGGATCTTGAGCGCACTTCAAATACTCAGCAATCTGTTTCTTCGTAAAGTTCGTAGAAACGTTTGCCTTTTTTAGATTAGGATTACCTAAGTAGATTTCCTGTTTAACTGCCATTAGTCTTCTTCTACACTCAATTGATGGTATTGGTGTTCCAATAAACCTTTATATAAAATATCTCGCATCACAAACATTGCTTCTTGCTCTCTAGCGTCACCGCCTGGCCAAGTCTTAAGAGAGTGTTCTACACAACTGTGTAGTAGTCTAAGATCTTGATGATATAGTTTTAGATGATAATCATGATCATCTATCTCATCGAAATCTGGATGGTCGTCTATCATTGATCGGATTTTTTGTTAAAGTATTTGTTAATAACGTCAATCTGGTCTTGATACTTAGCAATCATGTCAAGTTCTTGTTCGATTGCTTCAACGATGTTAGAGTGCTCACCAATACCTACTGGATGAGTAAGGTATACTTCCACATTTGCTTTATGCTTTTGGATGTCTCCTTGTGCATGGGCAATAAGTGCACGAATTAACTGCTCTCTCATAACTTTGGGTTATCAAATAGTACCTGCTCTATATAGGTGTCCGCCCAAACATCATCAAACCATTGACTTAACACTGCTTTAGTTTTGGTATTCTTTCTTTGTTGACTAACATAGTATGCTTGATCATCATATCGTTTCATGATATCAATCCATTCAAAGTCTCCATCAGATTCCCGAACCATTTGAGTGTATATCTGTATGTATTCTTTACAGCAGGCATAAAAGTTGTATCTATCATCACTTGTCTTCAATCTTTGGAACTTACAGTAGGGTGAAAACACATCTCCCCATTCTGGTAAATGCCTGACATTACTAAATTTATAGCGATTACTTGCCTTAGCAATCTCCTCGTACATATCTTCTGTGCCACGAACAGGAGAGATATCTACAATAGCAGCAGTTATATTACCACCTGCACTTACAATATCACATCCGAAGATAGGTAGATTGAAGTTTGGATCTGGCCAAAAGACTGCATGAAGTATCTCTACTTTAGGTGTGATTGCTCTTTCTAAATGTATTCTTCTCAGTCCTCTACAATTCCACATACGATTGTAAATGGAGACACCATCTCTATGAACCTCTGAGTATTCAGTGGCAAACTCTTCATTACAATCAGGTAGACCTATAGTTGCTGCTCTAATAAGAATATCTAGATCAGAGCATAGTCCCTCTCTGTCTTCTAATTTCCCTAAGGTCATCAAAGTTCTTTTGTTTTGTGCCACCATCATACTCCCAAGCATAACCTTCATCAATCATTGCCTCATTGAGAGACATTTGTGCATCACCAATATATAACCATCCTAGGAGTCTGCCATATTTACCGACACCTCCTTTAAGTTCTGTTCTAATTGAAAGTTCTTCGTCTCCTTCTATTGCCCCCTCAAGTTTCTCCTTAAGCCAGTTAGTTGCGTCGATACCCAACGCTTTTTCTTCGAGATCTCGTGTCCTTTTTTCAGGTGTATCAACTCCTGCAATTCTAACTCTTTCTTTCTTGTATAAGTCAAACCCAAGATCAATGGTGACGTCAATAGTATCACCGTCAAGAACACGGTTTATCTCCGTCACTCGGAAGTTGTAACAACTCTTCCTGCTTGGGGGTATCATTGCTCCCATCGTTCTGTAACTCCTTAAAGGACATGCTTAGTATATAGTAGATGTACCAAGATACCCCAATGAGGAGTATGATAAGCATAATAATTACGGACCAAACGGGATCACTTTGATGCTCAAGGGGTTTTAATATCATCCTCTTTGATGCAATATTCTGCCATGTGACTATTTTTAAAAGATGGGATGTCTTCCTTTGCTTGTCTTAAAGCATTGAAAGCATCTTCGGCATACTCACAAATTTCAAATTGATGCTGTTGGTTGTCATGCCAACCTACTGTGTAGTGGTGCATAACTCTCCTTGATATAGTGTATTATTTATTTTGGTTTGTGGTCTTGCATACCAGTATGGTTACCATCTCCTGGCAAAGCACCAGTAGAAATATAGGTAACAGCATCTACAGATCCCTGCAGTCTCTGCAAGTCCTTTTCAAGTTTGACATACTCATCAAACCACCCTTGCAATTCATCCTTTCTTGCAGTCAGTTGTTGGATACGTTTATCGAAACGTGCCAGTAACTGTTCTGGGTTTTCAGTTTCTTTAGGTCTGATTTTCATAGTAAAATAGTTTTATTTTAAAGTTACGTCGTATACGCTAGTGGGACTAGAGTAACCATGACAGTTCCAATAATACCAAATAAAATTGCTGCTGAGACGACTGTATGTCTTTCCATAGTTTAGCATATAATGGTGTAACTATGTATAATTGTAACAGAGTATTATTACTCAGTCAAGTTCGGATTTCCTGTCATGTTCTTGCATCAATCCTGCAATCATTCCACGACGAAATTCCCATGTCTGTCCGCTTGTAGAACCTTTGCATGGGTTGATACATCTTTCATCACCATGATCATTGCATACTAGTCCTGCTAGATCATGAGGGCATCCTTCTTTCCCAGTTGACCAAAAGAGTTGTCCACCCATCCATTTGGCATTACAGTGGGGACACTCCTGTGCAGTAAAAGAGTCCATAATTTGATATGCGTTGTTGTAGTATTATTTATCGTTTATAGCAGAATTGCCCCTATGAGCAAACCTTTAGCAAATGCTATACAAAGCATCTGGTAATCTGTCAAGTTAAACTTGTTTTGTAATTTCTTTGCGAGATTCCTATCCCAGGAAACTACCTTGTCAAAGATTTTTTGAGTCTTGTCTGGTAATCCCATTAACAATTCCAAGCACGCAGTGACTTAGATAGTCTATCATCACCTGTGTTATTAGATGGTTTCTGTCTCTTTCTCATGCCTTTCATTCTAGCGCAGAAGGATGCCCTCCTGGGATTTCCAACCTTTTTGCTTGGTGCTTTAAGGTCAGATCCTGGATTTTCCTTTTCGTAAGACTTTCGTCCTTTTTCGTTAAGTCCTCCTTCGGAGTTCTTTCCTGATTTTTTTGTCCATGCTGCTCCTTCTTCGACATTAGATGTCTCCTCTTTTTTTACGCAGCGGTTGTATGTTTTACCGAAAAGTTTTAAAGATGTTCCTTCATGGGTAAACTTCATACCCTTAGTCGCTTTATCCTTAAGTGCTTGACGCTTCTTAGGATCCATGTTCTTTTCATAGTCTGCTAATTTAGAAGCAAAATCTTTGTTATCTGATTTCTTGATAACTTTTCTATCTTCTTTATCTGGTCCTGTATATTCTTTTGCTTCATTCTTAGGGCGACAGTCAGGTACTAACTTACCACCTTTCATTTTCATACCAACTTTTTTGTGTGTCTTCCAACATTCTGATTGAAACTCAGAGAAAGATTTAAGTCCTTCAAACTCTTCTTTCTTACTCTTGTTTCCCCAATTCTTTGCACCAACTTTTCGGCATTTGACAAGTGCACCGCTTGCATAAGCACTTGGCCAAACTGAATAACGAGATTTTACTTTAGTGTAACAGGCATCCTTTTCGCCTTCGTGTATTTGTGTAGATTCTGTTTTCACGTTAATCGCTTTTCCTTTTCTATTTGGGTTAGGATCTTGTTTTTGTTTACGACGAAACGCTGAGTCTTCTTCATCTTTATTTAGGTTCTTTTTCATTTTACTGGAACCGCACTTTGGTTTTGTGGTCTGTCCAGGTTGTTTGGCACAGGGTTTACCTGCGTATTTACCACCGAGTTGAACCCAACCAGGCTTCCCATCACTAGAGCGACTCTTAGAAAACCAGTCACGCAGAGAACTATCACCACTTTTGTTCGCTTCGAGAATCCCTTTCTCGAACTTGTCGATCCAGTGTTCAGACATGCCTCCTTCACCACCTTCAGAAGACCCATTGGTGATACCTGATTCTTCTGCTGCTGCTTCTGTTTCTTCTTTAGTTGCATCTTTTACTGCGTATCTATCCCACATCCTACCACCATAGGCACACTGATTGCGTGTTTCTTTTTTACTGCATAGTCTGCAGTATCTTTTTTCTCCTTTAGTGGCAGGTGCACATTTCATGATTAGTTATAATGCATTGCAGGTTTGTTAGTTTTTCCAAGTTTTCCACTTCTAACTTTAGTTCCAGAAGTTTCTCCTTGACCAGAAGGATTCTTTCCTGCCTTTGATTTACCTAAAGCGAAAGACTTATATTCTTTACCCTTCTTAGATTCAGTATCATGCAGTCTTGCAGGTTTGTCCTTATCTTTAGTGATTACAGATTCCTGACCATGCTTTCTACCGAGACGACGCATGACTTTGCCGAAACGACGCTTCGACATTCCTTTGCCAGGACTTGTTTGGTATGAAACCTCACGTCCTGTGCCTTCGCCTGAGGAATATTTATACTCACCGACACCCTTTTTGTAACCGATGCCTTTCTTTTTAAGGTCTTTCTCAAGTCCTTTTCTACTCTCTCTGTTTTTCTTTTCATCGGTTCCTCTGTCAGCAGAAATGTTTCCAGTCTGTTTTGTCTTAGACTTGGTTAGCATTCTAGTAGTGGGATTGCCTTCTACAATGTTAATAAAATCTTTGTAATACATAACTTTCAATTGTTCTTTTTGTGCAAGTTTGTTTGCAGTTGCGTACATTACTTCTTTGTCACGTTTTCCGTAGAGTTTTTTGAACCTATGTTGGTTCTTTTTCATCCCACGAACAATACGTTCTGCCTCTTGATTAACCGTTGCCACGTTAACCTCCGACTACTTGGATTTCCTCAACGATGATTGCGCCAGAACCTGCAGTGATTCCAACTGCACGCTTGACTATTGCTTGCTTACCAGAGTATGCAAAACTGTAATCAGCAGGCGCACTAGATGAATCAACATCAGTACTAATGCTATTAGGAGTTACAGCAGTAACTTTCTTACCTACTGTTCCTGCAGATAGGAAGTTTGAGTTGATTGCAGGAGATGTTCCATCATCTTCTACAGCGATGAAATCATCAACAGAGAATGGATGAGTATTTGTCATCTCACCAAGGTTAACTCCAAGTTGATAATCAGCAGTACTATCATCTACTGCTTTAGTAATTCTTGCTTGACCAGGTTTTGCTCCTGACTTAAGGAGGATTGCTTCATTCTGTACCAGTGTGATAGCAGGTCCACCGTTAAATGATACTGTAGATGCTGCTGCTGTTGCAAGCACTCTATAATATCCTGTTTGTACTACTTGATATTCTGTTGCTGATCCAGAGATAGCGTTAGTACTTAATACTTTTAATACAGGCATTGTCGTGTCGTGTTATTTCGTGTCCTTTTTATTTATCTCTTTTTGCTGCTTTAACATTTTCTGTAACTCAGCAGTGCTACCAACGAACAAAGCATTAGTAGTATTATGTGTAATCTTAGTTTCATCAGCATCAAGTTCTTTCATCTTTTTCTGAAGATCAATTAACTTGTCTGCTACATCTCCCACATTCTTGATGAGTTGCCCTGCCACCTCATAAGCACGAGGATGATCTGACGCTCGTGCCACATCAAGTATTCCATCTACTGCCTCCTGTCCTTTCATTACAAGATTATGTAGTTGAGCGCGACTAATTTCATAGTCCTGCTTTACATCTTGAGAATCTGTTTTCTTAAGAGTTGGTTTTACATTTTCTACATGTTTCTGTAGTTCAGAGGGTTCTGCTCCGAACGTTTCATTCAAACCACTGAAGGGATCTGCCATTAAATTGCCTCATCATTACCACTTACGAAGTTTCGTTTCTTATTATCTGTAAACTCAGATTTCATTTCACCGAAACCAAAGTCGTCGTCACTATCTAGGAGATCCGCATCTGCTGTATTGACTAAGAATACACTAGAACCAGAAGTGTGTGCTGCAGCAGCAGTTCCTTCATGTGCTCTAATTACTGTGAGATTGTTACCATCTTTCTTGCTAACTCTCATAAGTTCAGTATCAACATAGATGTGATCGAACTTAGCGATACCACTAGCATCAGCAACTGCTATTAGATTATCATTTGTATCTGTAGCAGAAGAAAGAGTAGTAGCAACAACTCCATCTCTATCCTGTAAGGATATAGGTGTTGCTTGGTAACGTACCTCTCTTGGTGCTTTTGTTGTATCGGTACTTGAATAGTATTCGAGAGTGGACTTTTTGATAGTCGATGCTGATGTAACAGGTCCGTATAAGTATGTCTTTGCAGTAAATTGTAAAGTATAAATGATTGCTCTACGGGTAGAGAAGTCTCCCTCATATGAATCTTCATAATCAATATCGTTTAACACAACAGGGATATCTCTGATCTCACTCATTTCGGGCAGTAACTTAACTGCAAGATTATAATGAGGTTGAAATACTGGTAGAATTTGTTCGATAATTTGCAATCCATCTTCCTGATTCTTAGAGATGATTGCTAATTCAAACCCAATATTATATGGGACAGGCATAAAAGTATTTTTATTCTTTGATGCTGTACTTGCAATTTTAATTTTCTGTGTTGGTGCTACCTTTCTAGAAGAATCGTAGGTGATACCAGTGATCTCAAAACCAATACGGGGTAGAGTAATTGACACCCGTTTGTTTGTAGGATCGGGTACTTGGTCTAGACGTGCTAAGAACTTATCTTTTGGTCCATATGCCAAAGGCACCTTCATCACTTCATCTTGACGACGAAGTTCGATATTGTTGAATAGCGTACCAAACGCAACAATAGTCTTTCTGAATATTTCGTGGTATGAATAATTTCCTAACATTAGATTGTAGTATCAGTTGTTGATCCGACTGAACCAAATGGATTTGATTCGGTAAAGTCGATGATGTCATTATCTAAAGTCTCAAAGTCGTTGTTCTGGTCGAACTCTGAGTTGACATTTTGAATCGTATTATATGTAGCAGTTGTCCAAGATGCACTAGAAGTGCCACCAGTGACCGTCTCAGGGACCTGGAAGGTGCCTGATCTGTTGATTACGATTAATGTCCTAGTAGCAGCATCAAAGGACTTAACCTCTGCAGTTACATTTGATGTTCCACCAGTGATAGTCTCACCTGCTGTAAATGTACCAGAACCTCCTGCTACAAGACCAACTGTAATCGCATTTGCGAATGCAGTTTCTACAGCATCGAGATCTGCAATACCAGTATTGATTTCCTCGTCGCTGTACTCGAAGAGTTCACACTGACATTCCCAAACATATCCTTTTCCTAATTGATAGAAAGGTTTTTCTGCTTCTACAAACTGGATTGAGAATAGGTGTTTAGTTACTGGAAACCAAATTAAGTCCCCTTCGTTCGGTCGTCCTTCGACGTTAAGGACCGTACTGTCGTCCACAGCAGTTTTAAATTTTTCACGGGAGAATATAAAAGTTGTCTTGTCTTCGATACGGATTCCAAATTTGCTAAGTAACTCACCTTGTCCTTCCCATCCTTCAACATTATTGACGTATGCTCTAATAGGTTTCGCGCTTTCAAATTTTGAATCCGAGTCTTCTCCAAAGACCGAATCGCGGTTGACAAGCGTTCTCGGAACATAGTAAATGTTTTGCCCATAAATCTCAATAGTTTCTACAATAAGGTTTTCGATAAACTTTTGCTCTTGAGCAGAACCATTGATGTTTAGTCTTGCACTGTTGCTATAGTCTGATTGTACATAATCCTGTGCGGGAGTGTTGGAAATTGCCATTACGGTTTACCCTACCAAGTCTAAAGGTGGAAGTTCATAAGTTGTACGAAGTGTTTCTTCAAGATCTGTCTTGAACTTACTTGCATCATCTAAGATCTGTCTACCATTTAAGGTGACACCGCCTAGCATTTGAATACCATCATACTTACTTAGGTTTCTTCCCCACTGCTGTTGGAATAATGCTTCCACATAATCCTTCAACCAGTTGTCATTAAACATGCTTGTGAATGTAACTGGATCTTGTCTGAGACTGCATTCAACTAATAAGAAGTCACCTGCTGTCATGTCTCCCCAATCCATATCAAGATATAATCTACCTTGATGTTCATTAAATCTTACTCTACGATCTCTTTGTGAGTTAGTTACCCAGTCAAGAGTTTCAAGATACTGTGAAGTTAAGAAGTAATGTAGAATGTGACCATGCGTCATAGCATAGATGTCATTCAAAAAGATTTGATACTTAATGTTAAAGATATTTCCAGGAACGATACTTGATGCACCGATCTGAGAATATACATGGTTCACTCCTAAAGTTCCAGGTGGTAGATCGACATAATTATCTTGCTCATACCATGCCGAAGAACCTGCTTGTGTATTTCCTTGTGCTGCAGTCTTAATCGCATCAGTAACCTCAATTTTCATAAAGGTTTTATAACTACCATTGTAGTGATACTCTTGGTAATAATCAATTGCTTCTTCGATTAGATCATCAAGTTGTTCAGTCGCAACGTTGATGTCTATCGTAGGATATCCTAATCTACGAAGAGCATAGTTCTTTAATTCGGTTTTACTTGCGGGTCTAGTAGCAGACATTTTTTATTAACTGAATGAGGATATTGTCAAAGTAGTAACATCATTAGCACTGACGACTTCTCCTTTTTTGTAGAATCCGTCAACATTATCAAGTGTTACTGAGGTAGAACCGATAGCGGTTATAACTCCAGTAGTACCAGAGGTTGCTCCAGTAACTGTTGCTCCAACTTCCATCGTTGTGATGTCAGTAAGAGTTAATGTTGCATTAGTTGCAACGGTAGCAATATTAACTGTTGCACCATTACCATGAATTGCTGTAGCATCAAAGGTGAGAGCAGCACCGCCACCACCACCAAGTTGTGCATCAGCAACTGTGACAGTCTCATTGACAATGAATCCAGATCCATCATCTGTGACGGTAACAGAATCAACAGTTCCACCAGTGCCAATCACAACGGTAAATGTTGCGCTAGCACCAGATGCTTGAGTAGAATAATCAGATGTGCCTAAGGTATAAGTGCCAGGAGTTCTTGCTGCATCAGTTGCACCAAAGTTACCTACAGTCTTAATTCCAGAAGCATTAGCATTAACAATAGTTATGGTTTCACCTGCAGCAAAATCAGTTCCACCATTATTAACTGTTACGTTAGTAATAGCACCACCAGATGCTGTAATGTCAGCAGTCATAGAAGAACCAGATCCTCCAGTAACTGCGACTCCAGTTGCAGATGTGTAACCTGTTCCACCAGATAATGTTGCTAAGTTTAATGTAAGAACCTTACCTGCATTAGCATTGGTGATTGTAACGGTGTCTGAGATTAGATATCCAGAACCACCTGCGTTTACTGCAGCAGCAGTAATGTTTCCATCAGAATCAACTGTAGTATTAACAGTCAAACTAGATCCAGTTCCACCAGAAGTTGCGACTCCTGTTGCTCCTGTGAATCCCCCGCCACCACCAACACTGACTCCTGTTGTAACAACTGCACCAGGTGTTGGATCTCCACTAAGTCCTAGTGTAAGTGTAGTTGATGTAGCAAGGTTGTTTAACATTGCTCTTAGTTGTTCAAATGCACTGTCAAGTTTTGTTTGAACTTTTGCTTCTGTATAATATTGATTAGTTCCTTCTGAAAGGTTAGTAGTAGACTTACTAGATAGGTCTAAGTTTGCACCAGTCTGTAAGTTAACTCTTGCATCAGCACGAGCATTTGTATAGTAAAGGTTAGATCCTTCAGTAAGATTCGCAGTAGTCTTAGTTGCTAATTGGGTATCGAACCTAGCATTAGTATAGAAGAGATTAGATCCTTCAGTGATATTAGCAGTGTTGATATCTGCTTGAGTGACAGAAAGTTCACCACTACCAGACAATTCGATACCTGTTCCGTAGGTAAAGTGTGTCCTTGACCGAGCAGCAGTGGTGAACAGGTTGCTTGATCCTTCAGTTACATTGTCTGTATCGATATCTGCTTGAGTTACTGATAGAGTTCCAGAACTATGAGTAATACCAGTTCCGTATGTAAAGTGAGTTCTAGTTCTTGCAGCAGTAGTAAAGAGATTGCTTGATCCTTCAGTTATTGTATCAGTATTGATATCGGACTGAGTGACCGAGAGTGTATATGTATTAGCAGTGTCATCATAAACTTTAGTAATACCAGTGCTTGCTGTAATAAGAGCATTGACTCTATCGTCAACTCTTTCGTCAGTGTAATATAGATTAGATCCTTCTGTTAGATCTCCAGTATCATGGTTTGAGATATCTGAAACTTGTCCAGTAAGGTTTGCAGTGATAGTTCCTGCAGCAAAGTTACCAGATGCGTCTCTGATTACAAGGTTGTTAGAAGAGTTGGTAGATGCAGAAGCAACGTTAATTGTAGTGTTACCTGCAACACCATCGGCATTAGTAAGTGTAATACCAGAGGATGCTGTAACAGCAAGTGTTCTCTGTGCATAGGTTCCAGTTCCTGTCCTTACGACATAACCAGTTCCAGACATAGCAGCAAGACCAGTGCTATCAGCATCAACGAATGTTGTTGTGATTGTTGGAGCAGCACTACCATCTACAGATACAGAACCTTGAACAACACCATTAAGGGTGAATGTTCTAGCAGTCTTCCATGCATCAGCAGTAGATGCGTTACCTAAGAAACCTGCACCAGATCCTGTAGCACTAGCAGCAGTGATTTGATTAGCAGCAAAGTCACCAGATGAGTCACGATTTACAACTGTAGAGACTGTTGCAGCAGTCGCAGTTGTCATACCATCGAGTAAGTCTGCGTTAAGATTATTAATTTTGTCAGTTGTAGGAATGACAAGAGCAGGACCAGATGATACCTGAGAGATAATCTGACCATCTACTGTTGCTGTACCATCAACATTTAAGTTATTATCAATGTCAACAGATGTACCTGCACCTGTAACATGAATAGAACCAATTCTTAATGCACCGTCAGTACCACTGAATACTTCAGAAGAGTTACTTGCACTAGTTAAGAGTGCGAATTCTGAGGAGGATCTGTCAAAACCGAAGAAACCGAGTTTAGCAGAACCATCAAAGTAACGGAATTCAACACCACGATCTTTACCATCGTTAGATGCAGGTGCAGTGTCGCCACCAACAGTGATGATAGGATCATCGATTGTAGTAACAGTGCTGTTAATAGTAGAAGTTGTACCGTTAACGGTGAGGTTTCCAGTAACAACAAGATCAGATTGTAATGCGGTATCACCTGCAACAGTTAGTTGACCTTGAGAAACTACATCACCATTGTCTGTATCAACAGTAAACTTGTCTACACCAGAACCGTTCTGAACTTTAAAGAACTTATTATCTGCTGTAACCGTTACGTTATCATGAGTTACTAATCCTCCAGAGATATCAGCACTACTATTAAGGTCAAGTGCACCTGTTAATTCTGTTCCACCATAGACTCTTAATCCTTCACCGATAGCAAGGTTCTTACCGATACCTGCACCACCAGTTAAACGGAATGCACCATCAGCAGCATAACTTCCAGTCAGAGTTTGCTGAGTGTTTCTAGTAATTGAAGTGACATTAGTAATACCAACAGTATTATTAATTTGAGTAGCACCACCAATCGTTGTTTCACCTGCAATAACAGTGTTACCGTTATCAGTATCAACTGTGAACTTATCAACTGCAGATCCATTTTGAATCTTGAAGTTTTCATTAGATGCATTGACAATTAAAGAGTCAATGATCTGTGTTTCACCTTGAACTGTTAGTGTACCATCAGTTGCAATGTTACCTGTGGAAGATGCAACAGTCATCTTATCAGTTGAACCTGATCTGACTGCAAAGTTTGCATCAACATCTACGGTTCCGTTGAACTCAGATGTGCTTGTAACTACAAGTGTACCACCAAGTGTTGTATTGTTATCAACGTTAAGAGTACTATTTAATTCTGTGTGACCATCAGCAGTCAGTGTACCTTCAATGTTAGTATTACCAGTTACGTTATCAACAAAGAACTTATCAGTCGTTCCGTTTCTAACTGCAAAATCAGCATCAACATCGAGAGTGCCATTGAAGTTTACATTATCTTCAACAAGTAATGTACCTTGAATAGTTGTGTTACCACTTGCACCAATAACGCTAAACTTCTCAGTATCACTATTTTCTTTTTTACCAACTGAGAACTTCTCTCCTGACCCTGTAGCACCAACGTACAGGGATTTCATAATACCTGCACCACCGTGTGCTTTTAAGGTGGAGAAGTTATGAGATGCGTAGGAAGGAGATGCCTGATAAGTATCACCGAAACGACCTCTGTATCTAACTCTCAACCAGTTCAATCTAGATTCAGTCTCTGTCGCACTATCCTTAATCTCAAGAGGACCGTTAACGTGTAACGTACCATCGATCAGAGCAGAACCTGCAACGTATGCACCACCATCAACTCTTAATGAACCATAATCATTTGATTGGATCTCCCAAGCACCAGATGTTCCGTTCTTGGCAGCAGTAATATCATTTGTGCTTTCTGAGTGAATGTTACCTGATATTGCAACGTCACCGTTTGCATCAATATTATTAGAGAAGGTTGCAATACTTGTAACACCCAGTGTACCTGCAACTGTAGTATTACCAGAAGCAGCAACAACATTGAACTTGTTAGTGTTAACGTTGAAGTTACCTGTAACATCAGTTACACCGCCAATAGATGCGTTACCAGTTGTAGATTGGAACTCAATCTTTGTAGTTCCAGATCCATTATTAATTTGTAGTGTTTTAGAAGCACCTTGGAATACAATATTATCATCAAATCTAGATGTACTGTTTGCCCTGAATGTCCCGTCAACATCTAGTAATCCACCAATATTAACATCGTCTCCAATACCTGCACCACCTGCAACTACCAAGTCTCCAGTAGTGTTGGATGTTGAGTTTGTATTTGTTGTAAGTTTTAAGTTACCTGCAACTAGACCACTCGCTGTCCCGCTAAAGACCTCTGAGGTATTAGTGGCGTCGTGGAGGAATGAGAATCCTCCGACGTGTCCTCCGAGATCTGTGTACGAATCATCGTAACCAAAGAATCCCAATCTTGCCTGAGAGTCGAAATATCTGAACTCAACTCCACGATCTTTATTGTCATCACTAGCAGGAGCAGTGTCACCACCGAGAGTAATGATGGGATCATCAACTGTCGTAACCGTTGAATTAACTGTTGTAGTTGTTCCATCTACTTGTAAATCTCCATGAACTCTGACTAATCCAGTGATTGCTCTATCATCACCTGGATCGAGGTGCATGGTAGCATTAGAAGTTGCAATATAATTATCTTGGAATCTTGAATCTTCAACGTGTACTTTACCAGTAGCAGCAGATGCATCGATGTCAACAACATCTTCTGCAGTAACAGTTAATGTACTTGTACCAGATCCTGCATTAGTAGAAGCAATAGTTAAGTTTCTAGCAGAAGAAGTATTCTGTGTCAGTTCAATATTGAGGTTTCCATCCCCAGTCTTATCAATTTGTTGAGCAGTTGCTCCATCAAGAAGAATGTCAGGATCAGATATAACGGTACGGACATTGATATCAACTTCGCCAGCTCCGCTGTCCCCCGTATTATTTGCGCCAAACAGTAGGTTACCACTAGTATCATTAACCTTAACATAATTTAGATAGTTAAATCCTCTGTAACCAGATGTTGCTGTAAGTTCTTGATCTAGTTCAAAATTTTCTACGGTATTGCCATCAGCAAAACCGATTCTATTGTTTTGTAATTGATTATTATCTACACCTACTGCAGCGATTGTAACGTGCCCATTGGCATCGACGTCAAAGTCTTCCTGTGCAAAGGACGCAAGTCCCTTCTGTTCAGTCGCCTCGGCAGCGAGATATCTCCACCCGCCTGAATCACCACTAGTATGAGTAGGAGCACCTGAACCTGCAGCAATACCAGTGATTGCTTGGTATACCTTAGAGGCATTCTGAATGATATCATATCTAACGTAAGTAGTACCTGCAGCATAGTTATTGTACTTACTACCTTCAGTCGCAGTAGCGATTGGTACATTCGTAGCACTAGTTAGACGACCTCTGTCGTCCACTGTAAATTTCGTAGCGTTTACAGTTTGAGTACCGAATGGTTCTGAGTTGGATCCCACACCTGAGACAGATGTTAAAGATTCAGTATTATAATCTCCTGGGACAACTGCTGTTGTAATAATATCGATTGTGGGGTTCCCATTGATACCACCACCATCGTTGATAGAGATTCTACCTGCTGTACCTGTAATAGTTCTGGTTGACATTGCACCACCAGAAGTTCTAGAAATCAAACCTGTAGTGGTAAGACCTGCAACAGCAACAAGGTCTAAGTCATACGGTTGAGCAGAAGATCCTTCTACAGTTCCGTTTAAGTTATAATCTGCAAGAGTTGTTGGGTTTGTAGCATTTGTAACTCTACCTTTAGCATCAATAGTTACTTTTGTATAAGTTCCTGTAGCAGTATCAGTACCATCATAATGTGGTAATGTAGAAATCAGACTGATAGAAGACGTTAAGTTAAGGTTTTGTGAACCGTCAAATACACCAGATGCTTGTACGTCACCAGAGAGTTGAATTTGTCTAGTTGAAGCAAGACGTGCAGCAGTAGAAGAGTTACCAATAAGAGTTGCAGTTACCGTACCTGCAGCGAAGTTACCATCAGCATCACGCTGAACAAGAGTGTTTGCAGTATTAGACGTCGATTCGACAGGTCGTTCGTACCGAAGAGTGTTCCACGCAGTAACTCCATCACCAATCTTAAAACGACCAGTGTCAAGTTCAATGCCAAGTTCACCTTGAGCAAGGGTTGGGTTTGAGTTTGCCCATTCTTGGGCACCCCCTCTTCTTAACTGAATTCTATTTGCCATTTTGTTAGGACAACTCTATACGGTTTATGCTTCCAAGTTATTTATGCTAGTAAAAAGGGGTTCCTATGAACCCCCTGTCATTATTCTTCCGTTTCTGGGTCAGGAGGATGTGACATTGTTTCAGGTTCGTCTCCTACACTGTAGTATTCAAGGGTCTCGATTGCCCCCTGAAGTTTCAGTGCTTGGACTTCATTCTGTTTGATTTTTGCAGAGAGTTCTTGGTTCTCTTTAATAAATCCTGCGTATTGTTCTTTGAACTGTTTAAGCATCTCGTCTTGAGAAACCTTTTCAACAGGTGCTGATGTTGTCATAATTTAATCAGATTTTTGGACTAACGTTAGTAGAAGTGATTTAATCTCACTCATATCCGATTTTAACTCAGAAACTTCATTTTGTAAAGTGTTAAAATCCGCTTTCGTTTTCGCCTCTGCTGCATATGCCTTCATATACTTTGTGTAAGTATCTTCATCAGCACAGTTAAAGAACCCCGATGAGGAGTCCCTAAACCAATTATCATGTCCTTTTACAGGTTGATACATTATACAGCGAGAGAAATTGCTCGGAAGTCTTGGATAACAGGAGTTAAAGACTGATTCGGTGATGTGAACACAATCTTGATTTGATATTGATCAAATGCTAAACCAGACACTTCGTATTCGTACTCTTTAAAGATAGTTTTCTCTGTAGTAGCAGGAATTTGTGCCTGTGCATCAGGGAAGAACTCGAAACCAAATGTCGTGATGTGATCGGTAGAACCAGTTGGACGTACTCTATATAGCACCTTTATGAAAGTGTTTGCAGGGCGATAACCTGTGAACAGAACCTTGATTGCACCTGATGGATTAATAAGGTCAGCAGCACGAGTAATGTATACTGCATCATGTGAATCACCAACACTTAACTTAGCAGTGTTAGGATTAGCAGGATTATTAATCCTGTTCATAACAGTAGTCATTGACATTCTGTCTGTATCAATTAAAGGCGATACATTTGACTTACCACTAGTCATTGTCAGATCCAATCTGAATGACTTAGCACCTGCAAGTTCACTAGATTCGTTAATAGCAGAACATATAAGTTGAGGAGAACCTAATGTATTATCCTCACTCAAGATGATATCAGAGAATACGCCATCATTAGAGAACGATTCTTGTAATCTAGTAGTACCATCATTGATAGATGTACCACTAATGCCATTAATTCTTGCAGTAATTCCTGTTTCAGGTAATAACATTCTCTCAACTTGTGGAACCAAGATGTCATACTGAACGTTCTGTGTAGCAATCGCAAGTGGACCACCAGATCTAATACCAAGTCTAGCAATAGAACTTGTGGAGATCTCGTAAGTATCAAGAGTTGGATTAAGAATACCCTGATGAGTCTTATTGATTTCAATCAGAGGAATACCATCAAGGTTATAACACTCAACTACAGACTCATCAATGTGAGATACTGCAGTTGTACCATCAAGTCCTCTTTCACTTACAGTGATTGTTTGGAAGTCACTTGAGATACCAGTGTATGAAACAACCTCAGTTCCTGCATTACTAATGATTCTTACATATCCTTTATTAGTACTACCGACATTTGCACCATTAATGACTGTATGGAATGCAGAAGCATCATTAACATTCAGAGATGTATCAGTTGCTGAGATAGCAGCAGTCAAGTAAGTAGGAGACACTTCTGATTTAACATCAGAAATGATAACGTTATTTGATGCAGAATACATGGAGTGATTGCTATGTGCAATACGAACTTTTCTTTGGGAAGTAGAGTACGTTGGAGTTGCAGTAGGATAAGCGTCACTAATTGCTGATGCTTCAACAGAGTCACCAGAATAAGTTACGGATGAAACAGTTGCAGTAACAGTAGATGTTCCACCAGTGATAGTTTCAGCAGGTGAAGTAATAAAGTCTGTGGAAATAAACTTCAATTCAAGAGTGTTTGTACCTGTAGTCCAAGTTACAACTTCAGCAGTAGGAGCAGTAGCAGAGTTACCTGTAATTGTCTCACCAACAGTAAAGTCACCAGATGCACCAGTAACTATGAGAGTTGCTGTTGTTTTAGAAGATACGATTCTGTTTGTAATAACACCACCAGTGTTAGATCCTGCAGCAAACGTTCCTGTGATGTCTTTGATTGTCAAGACAACTCCACCAGATGTTACAGTTCTCTTGGCAATAGTACCTTGAGCAAGTGTAGTCTTCTGATAGATTCTAGCACCAATAGTATATGGAAGTGAAGTAGAGTTAAGAACAAGATCAATCTCAGGAATGAATGTCTGGATTGGATCTGGTTGTAACCTTAACTTACCACCGTTACCAATATCAAGAGGAGCATTATTAAGAGTAACAGTAGATAATGAAGTAGTATCAAACTCTGCTCTATTGACTTTGAACTTCAAGTCTTCATACTGGTCAGCAGTCCATGTAGATGCGTTCTGTGATTTGAACAGCACACCTGCATATGGTTGCTCAGAAATAGTTCTGTCACCAGTAATATCAATCTCACCCATTCTAGAGATCCAGATCTGATACTCGTTAGAGTCAGAAAGAAGAACGAAACAATGTTCGATCGACTGTGGAATATAGACAGGTGCCTTAAAGGTAAACTTAGTTGCAACAGCAGCAGTTTCAGATAACTGAACAACACTTGGTTCTAAGGTTACGTCAGAGAAAGGTAGGATACTTGTGGTAGGGTATCCATTTTCCATGGTTCTAATCTGCATGGATACAGGAATATTTGTGTCTTTCTTAAAGAAGTATACTTCGACAGATGTAATAAACACACCACCTTCTTCATCAGAAATAAATGACTGAGCAAGAGGGTCATACCAACCAATCTGCCTAGTCTCAGTTCTGATTGTATTGAAGTTTCTAGTCTGGTTAACAGTGTCACGAACAACTTCAGCATTTCTAACAGCAAGAACGTTCTCACGAACTCTGTTCAATGTACCACTTGCTTCGTATTCTGCTTCAGCAGAAGATGCAACTGCACCTGCAAGACGTGAATCAGTATCAGAAGTAGAAAGTCTAATGGATCTTGTACCAGTTGCCCAACGTGGATTAGTATCTAAAGATGGAGGTGGAATAAAGAATGATGCTTGGAACTTACCAAAACGGTCTGAAACAAGACGACGATCTTTAACAATTGCTCTAGCACCAGAGTTAGCAACTAATACTTCACCAACTTGCACATTACCATAGAACTCACCAACAGCGTTAGATGCTAGTGCATCAGTATCAATGTTCAAGTATGCAGTAGTAGAAGCATATGATGTTGCCATCGCAGTATCATCATATGGGTTGTTTACATATAGATCATCAGGGTTTGCAACTTTTAAAACACAACCACTACTTTGTCCTCTTACAGTCTCACCAGGAATGAAAGGTGTAGAGTTTGTACGAGCATCAGTAGAAGGGTTCTTAATAAGTTCAATCAACTTAGGAGTGAAGTAATCAGATACCTTCTTACCATCGAAGAATGAATAGAAACGAGTTCTGGGTTTCAGTCTTTCAACGTTAACCTTAACGTTTCTGGATCTAATCCAAGGAATAGAAGTAGAAGAAATGACGCTATCACCAAGAGATTGTCTGTCAATTCTAGGAATAACTCTGGATCTAATACCAGATCTAGTTTGTCTAGTAGTGGCAAGGAAAGATGTCGTTCTATTAATACGACGCATACCACGACCAGCCCATACATCAGGTCTAGGAGATCTACCAACGTCCATCTCTAACCAGAAGGAGTTTCTAGTAACTCTAGATCCAATAGTTCTATTTGTAGTCCACTGATCTCTCCATGCGTTCCACTGAATAGGAGCAAAACCATTTTGGTCAACTCTCATTTCAGATGATACAGATTCAAAATCACCTTCAATTTGAGTGACTCTTGCTGGCAATCTTTGTGTATCTAACCAGTCGTCAGATGCAGGAGTTAAATCAATACGTCCAATGTAAGTGAATACGTTGAATGGGTTGATGTTCTCAACTCTAGAAGCATATGGTTGATTAATGATTGTCAACTCACTATATGGTCGAGTGATAATCGGTCCAGTCTGCTGATAGTTTTGAGATAAGGTTGTATTAACCTGTAAAGGAATGTTAGTTGTATAGTGTGAAGGATGGCACTGACCACCTGCAAAGTCTAATGCAGCATTGAAATCTTCATGAGAAGTTTCAGACTTACTATGATCTGAGAAATCGTCTACAATAAATCCATTCTTAAGTCTATCTTTACCATCAGAGTCAATAATCTTAGTGTTGAAAGTATCAGACTCAAGCATGTTGAGTGAAGTATAGTATTCAACTTGATCTAATCTACGTTCAATACCACCGATGTCACGCATGGTATAACGTCTGTTATCCGATCTAGTGATAACAATGTCAGACTCAGGATCAAAACCGTATGGTTTATGAGAGATGGTTGCTAATAGCATACCATCCTTCAGATTATCAGGTTCTTGAGGTAACTCAGAAGACTTACCTTTAATAACTTGGAACTCACCTGCAGGTGTTAAGAATGCTTTATCAATTCTAGGTAGATACCAGTCAAAGTCTGCACGGAAGTCGCTGTTAATTTTAGGAACGTCGAAGATAGTAGCATTCGGAGATCCAGATACATTAAACACTCTTGACTTAAAGTCAAATGTTGAGCAGTTAACAAAGGCAGGAGATGCAACTGTACCAGTACCACTGTAAAGATTCTTACATCCTGGTCTAAAGTCTAAGTAATCTGAGAGGAACCTAGTCTCAAAGAATGGAATATCACCATATGTTGTGTCAAGATATGATTGACCACCGAAGTAATCACCAGTTGCAGAATGTGTATAGTAGTCAATAACCATCAGAAGTTTTCTGATTGGAGTTGCAACACCTTTCTTACGAGTAACTCTAGAAACATCATAGATGAAACCAGTTTGTGCTACTTCTAAGAAGTAATTATCAGTGATAACTTTTGATCCTTCAATAACAGATCCAACACTATCATTGATAATCGCATTAATAGCAGTACCTGCACTGTCAAAACCATCAATGGTTTCACCCGACTGTAATTGACCGCTGAGATAAACAAGACTTAGTTTTAGAGTTCCAGAACTAAATGCAACTACCTTTGCTCTTGCTTTAGAAGTTCTACCAGTAACGATAGTTCCTGTAGCAAAGAAAGTTGGTTCAACCAGAGTTACAGAAGGAAGAACAGGATCATTGTCATCGTTAGATTCATATACAGCATGTAATCTGTAAGCATCTACAAGACCAAGAGAAAGATCCCTATCTTGAATTCTAGTACCGTAAAGGTTTGAATAAGTTAGATTATAATTTTGCTTGTCAAGATTTTCAATTGTCTTAATGGTTTTAATAACAAACATCTGCTGACCAGATTTTGTTTTTCTTTGAGTAACGTTCTTCGAGATAGTTGCAGTAACTTTAATCGAAGTAATGTTAGTTAAGTTATCAATCTGAATAGTTGTTCTATCAGAAGAGGTGAACGTGGTATAACCAATAGTACCAGAACTGACAGTGTTGATAGTGATTTGATCACCGACAGGGTGAGTGCTGTTTGTACCTGCAAGTACAGTAAGGGTATAATTGGCATCGGAGATTGCTTGGAACTGTTCATTCTCAGGAAGAGTAATGGAGATAGAGTTAGAAGCAACTGTTTGAGCATCGAAAGTTCTTCTGACAATCATTGATTCATCAGAAATACTCTTGATGTACTTCTTAGGCATCTCACTTAAGAGATCTGCATTCTGAACATTGTTCAACCTAGAACGTTGTCTGAGTAAGGCAGAGTAAGTTCCTGCAGAAGGAGCAGCACCACCAGGTCCAGGAGTTACATTAACTGTCTGTGCTTGATAGTCAAAGATAGTTGAAATTTGAGAACCAGTTAATGAGGTTGGGTTGATCTTATCAACATCAACATACTGAGTTCCATTAAAGAAGATTCTGTCACCAGGTTTAAGATCTAACGCAAAGTTAGAAGATTGACCAGTGATTTTTTCAGCAGAACCTGTAGCATCATAAGTGAATGTAGTACCTTGAACAACCTGAAGATCATCTAAGATAATATCTGAAGTAAACTCTACAGCATTTGTACTTTCATCTCTAGATACAATCTGTCTAGTATCAGAGAATGCATAAGTATGAGAAACTTCAACAGTATCAACGTTTAAACCATCAACTACGATCATTTCACCAACAGTGAAAGCACCCTCAACTTGATAGCAACTAATATGATCTGTAGCAGAAACACCATCTACAAGATATGCTCTTGCACCAGAGGTTGCACCGATCAGTACAGAACCTGCTTGAATAGTTACAGCAGATGCTAACTCAAGAACATTAAACATCTGAACATCAAAGATGTTGACGTTGTAAGTGTCATCAGCATTACCGAAAGTAGTGTCATCACCATCAGAGGTATGCTCCATACAAGCAAGTCTTGCAAAACCAATAATTTGACCTGCACCGTTTCCAGGAGTTGAAGAGAAAGTATCTCTTAATTCAATAGTTTGATATGCATTACCAAGAGATGAACCTGTGGAGTTAGGGAAACCATAAACATTATTCACAATAATGTTATTACCCATCTCAAATGGGATAATAGTATTCTGTGATGCTGCAGTATCTCTGGGTTTATCTAAGTCAACATAGGTTGGTGATAGAGTCTTAACTCTATATCCTCTAACATATGCAGTTCCAGGTCCGAACTCAACAGCATACATTCTTTCTGCAGTGGTATTACCCTGAGCAGTTGTAGAACCTGTTTCATATACACCGTTGTTAAAACCATCATCAAGGTTTTCTCTAGCAGTGATTTTAAAATCTTTAACAACATAGTCACCAGACTCTTCAAAAGTTCTGGTTGCCATGGATCTTTCTAGTTCATCATATGCACTTCTATCAACAAGTTTTTCAACTTTACTATTGTTGATTCTTAATAGTTCTAGGAAGTCCTTATCAGCATCGTCTGTGAGTAGTTTCTTAACTAATCTTGTAGAGATTCTAAATCTATGAGAACCAGGAGCAGCATAGTTACTTGTTCCAGCAGCGTTATCATTGAGACTAAGGTCATCCTCTGGAGTAATAATGGATTCTTGAATATCAAGTCCGATACGATAGGAGGGGTTACTTCCATACTGATCTAATAGTAAGTACTGGTATGCTACATCAACGAAGAATCCTCTGATGAAGTAAACACCTTCTTGAATATATGCTACGGAACCTTTCTGTAGTGCAGCAGTAGGTAACAACTGAGCAAATGGCGATCCAACTTCAATCAAAGTTGTACCGAAAGTGATCTCAGTGTCAGTAACTAACTGCTCGTTATTTGAGAATGTTTGTTGTGTATTCTGTGTGCCACCAGATTCGATATACTTAACGTAGAGTGTGATATATCCTTTTGTGGAATCTGAAGCAGAAATACTAAATAATACTTTTGCTTTTACACCAGATGTAAGACCAGAGATGATCTTGCCATTCAACTGAGTACGATAGTTTTCGACATCAGCACCCAAGAATGATTCTTGTAACTGGATAGCTTCGACATTTAGATCATAACCTACTTGACCAGGAATGACCATCGATCCATCTTTAAATAGATGCGATCCGACGTTCTCTACCTGATTCTGCAGAATACTCTGCATGGTAGTAAGTTCTCGTGCTTGGATAGGGAACCCAGGACGAAATAGCACTCGATAAAAGTTCTTACTCTTATCGAAATCGTCGTAGTATGGAGTGACGTTTAGATTGGTGTTTTGTGCCATTAGAACTCGATTACGATTTTGATGTCTTCTACTTGGTCGTTAGCACGACTGATTGATCTCCTATTATCTATGTACACAACCTGACCAGTGTTTGAAGCAACTTCGGGTTTTGCATAACCGTTGTTGAACTTCATACCCAGATCATATTCTGTATTGTTGATAGTTCTAGAAGATGAGTTTGGAACAGCAGGGAAATTGACGTCGGGTTGTCCTGCAGCACCAGAGGTTGCACCACTGATAACGTTAGAACCGTCAAACTCATTCTGTGTACCTGTAACTTCTGGGAAGATACCATCAACTGCGTTCTGATAATACTTCAGAAGTTTAGTTGTGGGATTCCAAGAAATTACTCTACCACGAGCAGTAACGTTGGTTCCACCAACAACTCGTGTTTGTGTAACAATTTCATCAGGAACATAGTTACCTTGGAATGTAGGAGAGAAGATAACTGCTTTAGCAGCAGAGATCGTCAAGTCAGAGATAAGTTCAGATGTACCATATTTAAGTGGGTTTGTAATCAAACCGATACGACGATAGTCGTTATCGACAGGGAAGTCACCCGCACCCTCATCATATGAGAGTTTGGCATTAATCATTACCCTAAAGGCACCGATTTCAGTAACAGCAGTATCACCATGCCCACCAGGAGGAGGCAAGATAACGTCAACCTGTCCACCAGTACCAGTACCGATACCAGTGATATTATCAATACTGATTTTACCGAATGTATATCCAGTACCACCAGATGTAACAGTAGCAGAGATAACTTTACCACCGTCAACAACGATTGAAACACGACCACCAGTTCCGTCACCGTTGATCGCTACGTTGTCGTAAGTACCATTGTTGTAACCAGACCCTGCAGCGTTGATAACAACAGTATCGACTTCACCTGCGACTGCATTGGTTTGAACCGCTGCGTTGGTGAAGACGGGCATGTAGTCGTTTGAGAAAAACTTAAGTACGCTTGCAACTGGAATAGTGTACATATACTTCCAACGATACCCGTCGCCAGTAGTGATGATGCTAGTGCTAGTCCCAGTAGGCTCGACAGTAGAAGGTTTGCCATTTGGATCAGAGGGTGATGTACCATTGTAGATACACTTGTATACTTGATACTGAGAGTTTACAACGTAAAAATCAGAATCATAGAGTTTAGTAGCACCTGAAGCAGCAGTCTTACTTGGGGAATAGTCATGACGATACATGTCATAAGTAAAACCCAATCCACCAGTAGTTTGTTCTGGAGAAACCCAGTCGATTCTACGACAAACTTGAACGGTATCTGAAGCGAGGACACGTTTCATTGATACCATGTCGTCATAAGAACCAGAAAACTCTGAGAAAGAGTCCACTGCCTGAGGCGGTGAGTTCTCATTATCCCAGGGTTGCGGTCTTCCAATAAACAGATACAAACGATCTCTCGTCGTACCTGCTACATCGTCACTTTGAGTCGCGTCGGGACCTTCAAGTGCCTTGATGAACTTTTTCGCAGAAAATATTCTAAACTGATCAGTTAATAGGGCTGCCATTTGCGGATACTATTTGTCCTCTTGTTTATTTATCGTAGTTACGAGCGAACAGTTGTAAGATAATCGATACTCTTAATTCTATAAGAGGCACCGCCATTACCATTAAGAACTTCACCACCTAATACTGCTTGTGCTGCAGCGTTCGCTCCTGTAGTGTCACCACTCGCATTTGAGAATGTGACTGTTGGGTGTAGATTGTAGGTGCCATCTACAGTTTGAGGGATTCCATACCCTCCATTACTGATAGTAATAGATGCAACTTGGTCTGCTGCAGTCGTCATAACTACAGTACCAGTTGCCTGTATATCACCTGTGTTCTCGATTGCTATTGTTGGCACTCCAGTATAGTTAGTTCCAGGATTTGCAATGATAAAGTCAACTATACTGCTATTTTGAGAGAACTCATAAAGTAATCCTGCGATACCGATGTTAACATTTCCAGTATTAAAGGGTATAACATTGTTGACTTGTAAAACTCCAGTTGTAGAATTCCAAGAAACAACAGTTGCTCTAACGCCAGAAATAGCACCAGTTACAACTTCATTAGTCTGGAAGTTTTGTGCATTACCACTTGCAACATCTAATGTGATATTTAGGACAGAAGGGTGTGCTACACCGTCAGCAAGTCCACCTGCCTCAACGACAGTTGCGTACTTGAATGGAATGTCAGCATCCTTAATACTGTCACCAACTTGGAATAGAGTTGTGTTAGTACCACCTTGAGTCTCCTCAATACCATAAAGTGAACTGAATATACCACCATCAAGACTAATTTGATTAGCATAGTCAGTAGAAGTATTCACCAGGTCAGGAATACCATCACCTGCTCCTGCATTCTCATCATCATCTTGGAAGTCTTTATCAGTTAATGTTCCGAGAGGAACTGTAAATGTAGGAATACTATTTCCTACAGAATCAATAACGACGTGTGGTAAAATACCTGCACCAGAAGATGCTGCAACACCTGCATCAAACTGTACAATAGCATCCTCAGTCGAAGGTCTACCACCATCAATAAATGCTAGTTCATCAACTTCAAATGTAACTAGAAGTTCTCTAGTAGCAGCGTCGAAATCATATACTTTTGCAATTTTATTATTAGCATTCTCAACACGACGTATAACTCTATCACCAACGTTGAACTTATAGTTAGAAGTTCCATTAGGTAAGTTCTGAATAGTATCTAATACAACTCTCTGATCGTAGTTGAAGTTTACACCACGAGTTAGACCAGTAAATCTACCTGCAGTTTTACTAGTATATGCAATAGTCTCTTTGTTGACAATGATTTGACCAGATCCAGGATATGCATCTGTTGAGTCAACATATATGTTTGTATCATTTGCAGTAACATCTTTGATAAGACCAGTAAGGTAAATTGCACTAGAGTTAAATGCTTGTCTTGCTCTAGTCTTACGCTTAAGATTTACAAGTTTAGTGAAGATAATATTTGGTACAGAAGTATATCCTTCACCTGGGTCGGTAATATTAATACCTGTAATAGCACCCTGTGATAT